CTTTAAAGCCACGCGGAGGCCGTGCCAATACTGCCCGTAGTTATGAGTAGCATTGTCACGAATTGCTGAAGCTGCGTAGTAAGACTCATGAGCATAGGACCCGCCTCGACATACCCTTCTTGATGTCGACCCTCCGTCATAAAAGGGATCGACCCGTGGGCTCGAAGGATAACTATTTTGTGAATCCGCCACCCATTCATACACATTGCCATGCATATCAAAAAAGCCCCAAGGATTAGCGGCGTAGCTTCCCACATCTGTTGTGCTTCCAATATTGTTATTGACACTGTAATTAGCTAGGGTGGAGTCTATGTTATTCCCCCAGGAATATACACTTGTTGTGCCAGCTCGACAGGCATACTCCCACTCTGCTTCTGTTGGCAAGGCAAATTCCCAACCCGAAGGAATACTGCTTGCTAGCTGTGCATTCAAGCGTTGTAAAAACACCTGGACCGCATCCCATGACACACCTTCCACTGGGCGATCCGGGTTACCGCCATATTGACTCGGAGTAGCACTTAAACCATCAGTATTCCCTGTCATTACCTCCTGGTATTGCGCCTGCGTGATTTCATATTTGCTTAACTGAAAACCTTTAGTCAGGGTGACCTCGTGAACAGGTGTAGCCACGCGATTCTGCCCCATTGTAAAGGTTCCTCGTTCTACCGTGATCATTTCTAGGTTTTTAGTCCCCCCGTAATTTGAGCCTAAGTCATTAGTAAATGGAGCGATAACTTCTGCATAATTCGCAGTGATCGATACATTATTATCAGGCATCGTGAACGAATTGTTAGAAATCGTTACACCTCCGCTATTTATCGTCCAGCCGTCAAAAATATATCCACTATCTGGTGCGGCAGAAAGCGTTACTGTAGATCCAACTGTTTTTTGCCCGCCTCCAGAAACAGAACCATTTAAACTTGTAATTAAAACAGCGTAACTTGTATCAAACTCATCATCTACTCCATCGCCATCTGTATCATTTCCACTTGCACGGTCTGAATCGCTTGGAAAGTTATCGCTCTCATTCGCCACTCCATCGCCATCTATATCGTCATCAAACTCATCATCTACTCCATCGCCATCTGTATCATTTCCACTTGCACGGTCTGAATCGCTTGGAAAGTTATCGCTCTCATTCGCCACTCCATCGCCATCTATATCGTCATCAAACTCATCATCTACTCCATCGCCATCTGTATCATTTCCACTTGCACGGTCTGAATCGCTTGGAAAGTTATCGCTCTCATTCGCCACTCCATCGCCATCTATATCGTCATCAAACTCATCATCTACTCCATCGCCATCTGTATCGGTTCCACTTGCACGATTTTCATTGTTTGGAAAGTTGTCGTTCTGATTGGTCACACCATCACCATCACTATCTCCAAGCGGCCCATCTGTGTTGTCGGTATCAAACTCATCATCTACTCCATCGCCATCTGTATCGGTTCCACTTGCGCGGTTCTCATTGTCTGGAAAGTTGTCGTCCTGATTTGCGACTCCATCACCATCACTGTCTGCAAGCGGCCCGTCTGTGTTGTCGGTATCAAACTCATCATCTACTCCATCGCCATCTGTATCGGTTCCACTTGCGCGGTTCTCATTGTCTGGAAAGTTGTCGTCCTGATTTGCGACTCCATCACCATCACTGTCTGCAAGCGGCCCGTCTGTGTTGTCGGTATCAAACTCATCATCTACTCCATCGCCATCTGTATCGGTTCCACTTGCGCGGTTCTCATTGTCTGGAAAGTTGTCGTCCTGATTTGCGACTCCATCACCATCACTGTCTGCAAGCGGCCCGTCTGTGTTGTCGGTATCAAACTCATCATCTACTCCATCGCCATCTGTATCGATCCCACTTGATTCAACATAAGAAGACCTAATTCTTACATTAAGAGAGGGCATTAAAAAAATACCATCTTCATCTACAGAGACATCCCCATACTCCACCACCCAAGAATTAAAGACGTGCCCCTCTGGAGCTTCATCAGCTATAAGGGATATAGATTTACCTACATTAAAAACCCCAGTAAAATTAGACATATAAATTTAGGTCAACTCAATTGCTCGAAGCTGAACCTCCCTCAACCTCAACCCTGTAAAAGTCACTGAGCGCAACCCTCCTCCATGTATCTTGATCAACACAAATATAAAAATGTCCAGTATCGTATGCAGTTTGACCCTCCAACCCCAAGCTTAATCCGCTCTCCGGCAAGTCTGAGTTACCAAAAGTCGAACCTTCTAAGCTTCCTGATATTTGATAAATATCACCACTCATATTATCAATCCTACCCGACAACACATTAAAATCCTGAACAACATTATCGGCCTGTACATGATCAAAAACTCCACTATCTGATTTAAAAACTATTGACATATAAAAATATACACATTTTTCAATTACTAGTGCAATATTATAATTAAAGAATTCTCCGGAACGCCAGTAAGTAAGCGGGTTCTAGCAAAAAATAAAGTTCCCAAAAATAATAATTACATGTAATTTCAAGTATGGCGAAAATATTCCGCACACAAGAGTTAAGCGTAAATGGGGACAATATCCGCATTTCCGCAGATCAAAATGGAAATATCGTATTCAAAGACAAAGATGAAAATGTTGTAACAAGTTCAAATCAAATTACAACTGAAGTCTCCAGTCTTCATGCTCAACGCGATGGCGACTTGAACACAAAGAATACTGAAGTTTCCAGTCTTGCTGCTCAACGCGACAGCGACCTGAACACAAAGAATACTGAAGTTTCCAGTCTTCATGCTCAACGCGTAAGTGATGAGTCAGTAAAAACAGGTGAAATGTCCAGTCTCTCCGCTAAAGATCTTGATCTTGACGGTGATGTTTCAAGTTTAAAAGTTGAAATCAACAGTGCGTTGACAGCTTCAACAGGAGATCTTGATGATGACATTTCCAGTCTTCAAGCTCAACGCGAAAGTGACGAGAACACAAAGAATACTGAAGTTTCCAGTCTTCAAGCTCAACGCGAAAGCGACTTGAACACAAAGAATACTGAAGTTTCCAGTCTTCAAGCTCAACGCGTAAGTGATGAGAACACAAAGAATACTGAAGTTTCCAGTCTTCAAGCTCAACGCGAAAGCGACTTGGGTACAAAGAATACTGAAGTTTCCAGTCTTCATGCTCAACGCGTAAGTGATGAGTCAGTAAAAACAGGTGAAATGTCCAGCCTCTCCGCTAAAGATCTTGATCTTGACGGTGATGTTTCAAGTTTGAAAGTTGAAATCAACAGTGCGTTGACAGCTTCAACAGGAGATCTTGATGATGACATTTCCAGTCTTCAAGCTCAACGCGAAAGTGACGAGAACACAAAGAATACTGAAGTTTCCAGTCTTCAAGCTCAACGCGAAAGCGACTTGAACACAAAGAATACTGAAGTTTCCAGTCTTCAAGCTCAACGCGTAAGTGATGAGAACACAAAGAATACTGAAGTTTCCAGTCTTCAAGCTCAACGCGAAAGCGACTTGGGTACAAAGAATACTGAAGTTTCCAGTCTTCATGCTCAACGCGTAAGTGATGAGTCAGTAAAAACAGGTGAAATGTCCAGCCTCTCCGCTAAAGATCTTGATCTTGACGGTGATGTTTCAAGTTTGAAAGTTGAAATCAACAGTGCGTTGACAGCTTCAACAGGAGATCTTGATGATGACATTTCCAGTCTTCAAGCTCAACGCGAAAGTGACGAGAACACAAAGAATACTGAAGTTTCCAGTCTTGCTGCTCAACGCGAAAGCGACTTGAACACAAAGAATACTGAAGTTTCCAGTCTTCAAGCTCAACGCGAAAGTGACGAGAACACAAAGAATACTGAAGTTTCCAGTCTTCATACTCAACGCGTAAGTGATGAGAACACAAAGAATACTGAAGTTTCCAGTCTTCATGCTCAACGCGTAAGTGATGAGTCAGTAAAAACAGGTGAAATGTCCAGCCTCTCCGCTAAAGATCTTGATCTTGACGGTGATGTTTCAAGTTTGAAAGTTGAAATCAACAGTGCGTTGACAGCTTCAACAGGAGATCTTGATAATGACATTTCTAGCTTGAACGCTAAGATTGAATTGGAAGACGTTAGAGTTATGAGTGAAAGCTTGAGTGTTAATGATGAGTCCATCACTGTAACATTCCCAACTGCTTTCTCGGGTACTCCATCAGTAATAGGAATCATCCAAGGCGACGACGCAGATTCCCCAATTATTGCATGTCAGTTAGTGTCAAAAAGTACAACCGGAGCAACATTCCAATTCTCAGATGGAATTCCTACAACAGGATATACCATCGAGATTATGGCTTCTGTATAATACGAGCAAGATTATCTTATCTTGGGCGACCCCGTTTGGGGTCGCCTTTTTTGTGTAAACATATAAAATGAAAAATTGGAAAAATATATTCTTTAAAAAGAGAAACGATCAAATAGATAAATTTCAAGAAACAAAGTCAACTAGAAGTCAAAATCAAAAAATATTAAAAAAGAAATTTAATAAACTCAAACATAAAGCATTGTACCTTGATGCTGAATACGAAGAAGTAAGTGATATATTCGCTCACGCAAAAAGTGAATTTATTAGCTCTATCTTCAATTACTGCTCTAACAGAAAAATACGCCCACCATTGAGCGATGGTAAGAAGTCAGACGATACAACAAATAATAAACTAGAAACAAGTCAAGAGATGAAAGATCTCTACAGAGAAATTGTAAAGGTTACACATCCAGATAAAACAAAGTCTCTTGAAGAGGATGAAATAGAAGAAAGGACGGAGCTCTACCAAGAAGCAGTTCTAGGTAAGCAAAAAGGTGATTATTGGGGTATTTTTAAAGCTGCATTAGAACTCGGAGTTCCTATAAAAAACTTATCTTTTGAATATTTGGAAGAATTAGAGCAAACAATATTAAAAATAGAGGAAAAGTCTAACATTATGAAAAACGACTTGATGTATAAATGGTTCCATTGCGATAAAGAAGCAAGGGAGAATATTTTTGAACAACTTACAAAAAATCAAGAAAAGTACGAATAATTTGTTAATATATAAGACTATGATACAATTTTACAATGTAAAGAAAAAACAAAAAGTTAAAGTTGACCCAACTAAAATAACAAAGCATGCATATGAAAAAACCGCTAAAAGTGGCAAGCTTACGATTCGATATGCGTTAAAAGCTGTGGACGAAGATGGCACAAAGCTCACCAAGTTCTGCAGTAAAGCAGATTATGACTCAATAAAATAGCGCATAAATATTTTTTTCAACTCGAATGGATAAGCCATAAAATGTAATATAAAAGTGTGCTCGTCGACGAAACGTGGCTCAGTATTAAATTCATTCATAGGAAAGATCTTTCGGTTAAAACCAAAACCGTCACTTTCCTTCAATACATCACACAATATTCCTTGATCGCCGCCACTTGCATATAAACTACTTTTATCGCAATCTGCGTTCATCCATTTTCTTATTATGTTTTTTGTATAAGAATGATTTCTAAAAACAACAACTCCACTATTAAGCATCATACCTTTGGTAATTTTTTTGTTATTCGCGCCAATATCTTCACATGCAATAATCTTTTTTGTACCAGTGCATCTAGAAAGTATATCTTCGAAACGTTTTTGTGGATTGTATATGATTGTATCTGAATCCATCCATACAATGTCTTCGTGATCATCAAAGTGATTGAGAATCGCGCGCGCTTTCGACCAATTTGCACTAGCATCAGCTTGTAGTTTTTCGCGATAAACATAAAATGTATATCCATTTGCCAAACAATAATCTCGCACACTCATCTCAGAACATATCGCATAATCTGCAATTTCAGGAGTATACAAACTAACAATCGCAATCTTCTTTCCGGGATTATAAACTGTAAATTTTTCTTTTGGTATATGTATTTGGTTTAAATATTTACTTATGTATTCAAGGTAATCGCGCCCAACAAGATTAGACCATTCATCTCTCAATCTTAAAAATTCTTTGTGTTTTTGCGGATCAATTTGGGAACTATTTTGTTTCTTTTTATTATCAATTGAAAATTTTTGCCAGAAATTCGCGCCAGAACAATCACTATTCCAGGGCTTATCTTTACCTATAAAATGCAAGACAAAAGATTTGTAACTTGATAAACTTGATTTCTTTAAAGAGTGCCTTCCAAGCTTGCAAAAAGTTTCGTAATTTTGAGATACCAAAATATCCCCCTCAACCGAAACGAACTGTTCGGAGCTTAAACAATTTAAATTATCACTCAATATGGTATAATCACAACGGCAATATATATTAATTATATCTTGATCCCCCCCGGTTAATGGAATTTTTTGATGGTTTGTTTTTTTTATTTCAAAACATTTTTCCGTGAATTTATTTTGTCTTAATAAATCAAGGTTCAATAACATAACTCCAGTATTACCTATGATTTTATCGCCAAACTCAACGGGATTTTTATTTTCTGTTGTAGTGCCTTTTGAGCCATTAAATGTTCTCCATCCATTTTTTATTTCAGGTTTTAATGCTACCCCCGACTTGTTTAATTTAATATCATCAAACAAACTTAAATCAACAAAAGGAATAGTATCTATATCAAAATACAATACCCGACTTACCCCTAAAAGTATCTCAGGTATTTTTAGTTTAAGGTTTGTGGCGCTTGATAAATGATCAATAGATCTCCAACTTTTTTGGGTTTTTACAGCAATCTCTGAATGCAAATATACCTTAAGATTTAAATTGTTTTTATTTTCAATAAATTGTTTTAATGGAATCAATTCGCTTTCTTTACCTGAATAAATTAAATGTATATTTATACTTTTGTCTTTATTTTTTTGACTCAAAGCATTAACTGGATTAACAATGTAATTTATTAAATTTTCATCGCAACAAAAGCATACATCATAAACTTTATCTTGAGCAGGCTTACCTTTATCGGCAATTACTTTTGCAATGTTTTGTTTCAATTGTTTTTTATATTCGTTCCACCAAGATTGTACTCGCTTAGAATGTTCGATTACCCACTCTGAATTTTCAAGAAGTATGTTGATATCATTTGATACGTTGTCCCAAGATGCAGTTTCAATGAGCGGATGCTCGCCAAGTAGATTGCGCCAATAATCATCTTTTTCAATAATTGGAATTGCACCAACCTCAAGCGATTCATACAATCTAAAAGTGTCAACACTCGTATTACCGCGAGGACATGGTACGAAAATTGATTGCTCTAATATTTTTTTATATTCTTGAGTACTCAAAGAATCGCCCGATTGCCAACCCTCGGCTACATGAATATGATATTCGCCATTGCATTTTTTCAACGAATCAATCATTTTTGCGCGATCACCCTGGCTGTGAATCTGGCCCGCGAAACACCAGGTGTACTTTTTCACAATTTAAATCCTTTCATCGGTTAATGAGGTATATTAATATGTTTAATTTTCTCTGCACAATATAATATATCTTTAGGAGAAAACCTTATTTCTGAATTATCACTCAAAGTATATTCATATATTCTATCAATTCTATTAAAACTTTGAAAACTATATACCATCCAAAAAGCTTCGAGAGTACTTTGATCTTTAATATTTAAATCAGCAAAAGAAACAAATTTCTCAAAATCAATAGGATGATGACCCATGAAATGTATCGCAAAATCACCCTTTTTATAATTTTTTGGATATATATTTAAATCATGAGGATTTTGTATTGGAATACTATATTTTTTTAAAACTTCATTAAGATATTGTTGGTCAGCATCTCCGTTTCCAGCTTGCTGTCTCCATGGCTTATCAGTCCCAATAACTCTTCTCTCCCACCACTCCTTAAGTATTTGCCTAGATAAATCAGAATTTTTAAAAAACACAACTCCACTATTCGCTGTTTGATTTGAAAAATAAGCTGGGTCTTTACATATCAGCACGTCCTGATTTTTATCGGTCAAGTAGCCCTGCAAATCAAAAGTTCTATTTGTTATAGCTATATCCATATCCATCCAACCAACATATTCAAAAGAATCAATTTCTCTCAAAATAGACAAAGGCTTCTGAAAAGCTACATGAGTAGACTTATCTAATGTTCCCACCAACCCCCTCCACTCATAATCCATTTTATTGCAGTAGTTAGAGACAGACCGAACACAGCCCTTTCTGTCTTCATAATATTTTTTATCAGCTAATTGTATAATACATATTTTATTTTTCATGATTTAAATCCTTTCTTGTATCCCAATGGAATAAATGTTACATTGTCTGCTATAGCATCTTTTCTATAATATTGCCGAAACACATGTTTAAAATTTTTGTAATGATCAATTTCGGCGTGACAATGTTCGTCGCTCAAATGAACCAATATGCAATTCTTACCCTTAAACTTCTCAAAGTAATCGTTAAATTTCTTAGATCTATCACTCAATACTTCTACATATTTCTTTGGATAAATACTTAAGTTATTCGAGTACATATCGCTATAAATTATAACACTATCCTCAGCAACAACCTGCATTTCTATATCAAATATTTTTTCGTAGTCATTATTATCAAATAATTCGTCAATAAAATCTTGTTCAAATAAATCTTTTTCCAAAATAATAATTTTATTAGTTACTTGATTAACTAAATCCGAAACTTCGCCCTCAAACCCCCTTACATCAGAATTTTTATCTTCTTGAATGCCATTGCCTAACTCATGCCTTTGACAGGACATTAAGGGGTTTAAATGAAAAATTTGTCTAGCCCTTCCTTGCTCAATTAAAGTTTGCTGCATAAAATGATCTACGGCAAGATCCATACCACATTCATATACCTTATCACACAACCTTACAGCAGCTTCTTTACTCAATATATATGAGTTAGTATTCATATGCCAAAAACAACTCGAACTACCAAAAAAACCATTTTCTTTAATTGTGCAAAAATAATCATTATATCGAATTAATACATCCTTGTAACGAGGCTTATTCCAGGGTTGACAGCCACCAAGGTAGATTAAGGAATATTCTGGCGGGACACTATTGCTAAATACTTGATTCCAGAAGCTTATAAAGCCATCTTCAAAAACATTATCATCCTCAAGTATTAAATAATTTGAAGCAGACTTATCCCTTGAAAGTTTCTCCCATAATCTAAAATGACTAATTGCACAGCATATTTCGCCTTTATTTCTAGATTTCCATGTTTTAGGAAACAAAAGTTTACCCTCTTCACCCATCTCCTCACTCATTGAATCCACCGCAGAGAATCTTTGAAATAAAAACCTAGCCTCTTTGTACATCTTATTTAATCTATCTAACCTCCTATCAAGATTTATAGCATAAACATTATCCACCTTTTGTAACCTAGTATTCATGAACTTATCCTCCTCTATACCCACAAAATCCGATAGTTGTCCATTAGCTCTATTCAACAAAAACGGGAAGTTGTGTATTTTCCCTATATTTAATTTATACTTATTTACATGTTTCAGTAAATACTTTTCTGCGTGATAATATTCAGGTTCTTTTTTAATAGAGTAATATCTAGAACAATACACTGCAAGAGATAAGATATTCCTAGCCACAGCAAATCTATCGTTAATTCCGCCGAATTGCCCATAATCTATCTGGGGTAAATTATCATAGTAGGGCGTAAGTAAATCGTAATCTTCACCCAAGCAATTAACATCAAAAGCATGAGTGTGGAACAAATCGCACCTAGATAATATGAATAAATCATATTTGCTAGCATTTTTTTTAAAATTATTCCAGAAATACCCCAATCCATACAATTGCTTCAGGGAGTTTTTTATTGAAACAAAAGAGTCTTCACCCCAGGACTGACCAAACTTTAAGATCTCCGCAGCAAGTGAATCTATGTTTTCACTTAAATTTCTTTCTTCTTGATCAAAGAATACTTCTTTAAAATCAAAGTATTTACCCATAGATTCACAATCTATACCCACAGGTAACTGACATGATTTATCATGCCTTTTATTAGAGAATTCTGAAGCTTTACTTGTAGTTAAAAAATAATCAACATCATATCCCTTTAATTGACCCTCAACATTCTGCTGGAATGCTTCAAACTGTTTTTTATCAAAATTTTTAACTTGTCCAAAAAAAATATAAGCTACCTTATTCATTTTTAAGCAAATCAATATATACAGAGATATTACTTTCTTTATTAGGGCAAAACCCCCTTAGTAAATCACTTGCATCTTTTTTATAATCATTAATTATTAAGGAGTGATTTTGTATCGCGCTCTTCAATTGATTCGCCCCCATATTAACATCAAACTCAGGATAGTAATAACCGACACCCTCCAATACAGGAGAGTTATGAATTAAAGGTAGTCCTAGATACAAAACCTCCAAGTAAGAATAACTTAACTCATTGTAGATTTGGTGCGCAATCACTGTACTACCAAATCTACTCAATGCATCCAATGCTCCCCATCTATTATTAAAGTAACATTTTTCCTCCGCACTGACTATAGAAAATTGATTCATTAATTTCTCAAAGAATTTATTGCGTCTAACTCTCTCGCAGGAAAATACATTAACCGAATCAAGCTCCTTGGGAAACATATTATTAAATCTCTCACATATAGCGATCGGGATAATACAATTTTTTATATGTGATAAATTTGGCTCAAATATACAAATCTTACCGACATCCTTTTTCCTGAAATAAGGGCTGTAAGATTTTTCTGAAAGTTTCTTAACCTTATCTTCAATAAAAAAACTCGACCAAATATAAGGTACGGTATAAACATTTTTCGTGTCATAATAAGTTTTAATATACTCCTTGGAAAAATCATGACAAGGAGAAATCCAAACTTGGTCAATAAAATTACTTTTTTGCAGAGGTTCTCTTTTCGAATCGCTACTACAAATCCCATAATTCACATCATCCATTAACTTATTACCGAAGTGTAAAAGTATTATTTTTAATTTCTTATTCCTCCTTTTTAATTTGCTATACATTTCCGGTAGCAAATCGAAGCCGGCTACAATAATTACATCGAAAATCTCTGAATTATCATTAAGCACGTCATCAAGCATCATACCTTTATGATCCTTATGCAACTCATAACTCGGAGATTTATAGGTTAAATAATAACAATCATTCTTCGCTTGACTCAATAAACTATACAAGAAAACGATATTTTGCTGCATGCCATTTGCCCAAAATGCAATGGACATATCCAAAGTTATTCCTATTTTCATACAAATAAATCTCTGTATTTATCTTTTACTAGTGGATTTTTTGGTGAATATCTATATAAAACTTCTTGTGAGGACTCCCTGTACTCGGCTAGGTTTTTATCGTGATAGGTTAAGGCTTCATGCAAAGCTTCCGCCCCAAGTTGAATCTCGTAATCTGGATAATAATAACCGGCACTCTTTATATATTCAGAATTATGAATAAGAGGAATATTGAAATACAAAGCCTCTAGATATGTATAGTTCAATGCGTTTAATAATTGATGTGATATAATAACGTTTGATTCTTTTGCAAAAATCAAACTAACTTTCTTTCTATCCGCAAATGTTATTTTACCTTTTTTAACAATATCTAGGTTCCACATTAAAGACCTAAAATACTTTTTATCCCTAATAGATGAAGAACAATAAACGATCATCTTTTCAAATAAATTTTCGCTTTTATTCATTAATTCATCTGCTATAAAAATGGAAGGGATACAATTTTTGGTCATGTTAAGATTTGGTTCTAACACTCCGAGAACCTTCTCCCTCTGAGGATCATACTGACATGTCTTACCGTCTTGATTTAATATAGACTCATGGATTTTAATATATTTATCGTCCCAAATATATGGTAATTCGAAAACTTTTTGAGTTTTATAGTATGTTCTAAAATAAGAAAAAGAGAACTTATAATGAGGAGAAACCCAGGCTTCGTCAACTCGATAAGCGTCAATACATGTATTATCCCATTTGGACTGTTCAACATCAGCAAGTAACCTATTACCGTAATGAATATGTATGTTTTTGCAATTAGGGTTTTTACTTTTTAAGTAATCTATGTCAGATTTAGAAACTACCCATCCAGTTTGTAGTAAATAGTCAACATTATCCAAGTCTCTTATTTCATTATGTTTTATCAATAATATATCCGTAGGAGGATCTACACTATCATCAATGTCGTGACTTAATGCAATAATCGGGGTATGCCCTAAGTCTTTTATCAATTCAGCAAGAAAAACAATATTCTGCTGAAGGCCATTACAAAACAATCCTTTATCAAAGCTCGCGGTTAACAATATATTCATACGATGAATTATTACACATTTTTTTTTGTGGTTAATCCCTATGTATGGAAATATCTAAATAATTCCCAGTCTCACCTATAGTATCTGAGAATGACACGTTAAACCCAGTGATTGAAACATTAAATGTGGAATGAGCATAAAAGAAATCTGAGTTATCATCAACCCTCATAGAAACATTTACTTGAGGTGGAAATGAATAAGTGGAGGTATCACCAATATTACTATAGTCATACGATAAAGTATCAACTCCAGAAGGTATATCTAATGACGTCGAAAAGGTTCTTTGAGCAGTGATCGCATCGTCTAGACTCTCTCCGAGTTTCCTAATTTTAACCCAATCTGTATTATTATTGTCTCCAGTTTTTTCATATATATCATTAGTCTCAGAATCTATATAATGAGAACCTACAACACCAGCCGCCTTTGAACTGCTAGATGGAGGCCCAATATCTGAAATTAAAGGCTTCCTTATGCCCAAATTGGCATTAACGAAAGTTTCGAACGCGCCCATAGATTAACTCCTCCTGTTACTGTGAAACAAAAGAGCGGCAGAGTACAAATCTAAACCATGATCAAATGATAAACTTTGAATTTCATTCATTGCATTAAGTTGCTCAATAGAATCCGGGTTATCAATGCAATTAGTTAACTCCTTCAACCAATCATCCTTAGGGGAAGCGAGTATCACTGATTGACACAACTCATCAATCATTGATTTGTCAGTCTTTTTCAACTTTGTCTTGCTGAGTTTTTTGCGCATTTGTTTGTAACCCTCATCTCTCAACCTCTCTGTCGCATATATAGTTTGCTGAAGATTTTTGCGCGAAAATAATTCTTTTGCAGAAGAACTTCTTTCCTGGGGGCTACCAGAAGTACCGATTGGCCTACCAATTTCTTTTTTTGCCTGTGGAACGTTCGTTTCATCAGAATTATCACCCTCAGGCTCAATCATTGGAACCCCTCCAATAATAGGATTATACATACCCTCTTTGCGTTGCTCTATATATTTTTCTTGAGCTAATTCCATTTCCTCAGGTTTTGGATAAGAGCCCTTTTCAAGAACGTCCATTCCTTGCTCAGGCGTAATAATTCCGAGTTCCATCAGTCTAGTGGCAACTCTCTGTAGTTGAACTTCGTCCTTGATATCAGTTTGTTCAAATTTAACAGTTGGATATTTCCTAAAGCCAAGGTTCTGACAAACCATTTTTACTTGAGGTTGCAGGAAGTCGTGTATGAATGCATTGCGCGATTCCTCTAAACGTTCTAAAAATATTTTAGCCTTAACTTGAGTATTACTGTAACGCTCGTCACCAACAATAACATTTTGCAATCCCTCTTTGATATCATTGTTAATCACTTCGTATTTTGCAGGTCCAACAACTTTACCAATATCAGGGATAACAAATTGAGCCTTGGTTGTATAATCACTAACAAGCACACGACCGACACTTTCATTTTTGAAAAGGTTTTGCATTGCCTCCATATTTCTTGGGTTAATACCTCCCTTATCTGGCTCGGCGCCCATTGTAATCAATAATATAACATTCTCAATTGTACGACATATAGCTTGATCAATTTGTTTTAATTCTAATTTAAAGTTAATGTCATCAAGAACAGGGTATCCAAACGGAATAGCAAATGGTTCGTAGTCCTGCTTTTTATAAAATGAGTATACGAGATGCCCGGGGTCCAGCTTTATTCGAATTCCATCGCTATTGTATTTACCATTTTGAATTTTCTCCCTCGTATCATCACTCAAGGCTTCATATACCTGCTGATCGTACTCGGTTTTGGGGTTCTTTAATCTTTCTATATCGTACTCACTTAAAATCTTCTCATATAACCCTGTCTCAAATGAAGATCCTTTTGTTGCGACAATATCATAAGGGTTCAATAAAATATATTTTACAGGTAAATTTCCAGGTTTAAGAGCTAGAGAAGATCCGTATATTTTAGTTAACTTATCAAAATCAGATTTGGAAAACTTACCATCAACACGATACATGAAGATGTTACCACTCCGATAATACTCGCGAAAATATTGATCTTTTAAATTCCACAAGTTAATCCTATCAAACCATTTATATACAAAGTCTCTTGAGTTTTGAGTACCTCCCTCGAGATATATGTTAGAATTTGCAAATTCCGACATTACATCGATTGCATTTCTAAACACAGAAATATTCGCATATGCTTTTTGGCAAAGCTCTATAGTGTCACGAACATTAACTCCGTCACTTCCATACACATATGGTAATATTCCACTAGAAATATTAGAAAATCTATGTTTTTTATTAGATTTATGTGCTACATTTCGTCTTGAAGTAAATTCTTCTGACCCTGATTGCGTTCGACTATAGTTGGCCTGAGATTCAATATAGTAAGGTTCTCCTGAGGATGATGGCCCGACCGTTGAAGAATCAACAAAGTCTCTCAAATCTTTAGGTTCACTCTTGTTAAACTTTTGCCAGTAATCAGAGCGCTTGACGTATTTTCTCTTACTCATTTATTATGGTACACAAAAGTTAAAGTAAAGTCTAACAAAAGTTAAAAGTCAACTTTGAACTTTATTTATTATTTAGAATGTGTATATATAACTTTATGTCGAACGAAAAAAACAAAAGGTGTCTAGTTATGACGAGTAACGGAGAGATTAAAGGGACTATTATAAACCAGTACGAAGAAATCGGTGGTCCAGATGACGGTGCAGTTTTTGCGGTTATTGACTTGGATAATGGGCAAATCATTACAGTTAAAATGAGTGAAATTTTTCAAGGATAAAGGTGTAACTATATATCAACAATGAGCCAGCATACAGAAAGTCCGTCCTTTAGGTATAGTAATGACAATAGAGATCTCTCAGATTCCGTTTTCACAAAGTACCCCTCCCAACAAACGATTTCACCTACATCAACAAAGGGTCAGAGAAATTATTACTCAAATGATAATGGAGGGTATTACGCAAACTCGAACAGGTCAAACCTTTCAGTAGTAGATCCAGGTAATAATACCCAGTATCCAAATCAAAACAAGCCCCAAGAATTAATATTATTCACACAAGCTTTAGCTGGAAGCACTGTTTTAGATGTAGGCACTGCAGACGTTTCAAATTTGAGCATAGGTGACACTGTAATCTTAAGTCAAGGTACAGCCATTGAGGAAGAGGGTGTTATTGCTGGTTTTGCATCAATAATACTTGAAGATCCTCTTCAATTTACTCATCCAATAGGAACGCCGATAATCAAGAAAGTTATTACAGATACCACCGATAATGAATGGTTAACTGAATTTGGAGACAAGGTAATGACTCAATCCGGAGATTCCTTTGTATGGAATCTCGGAGGAAGCTCGACTGTAAACATTGGAGCAATTAAAATAGAGTCAGATAACCTCTTATTGATTGAATCTGGTGGAGTACTACTGTTAGATAATTAATAAAATGGTTTTCGCTATACTAACATTAATATCTGCGCTCAGTATTTCTGTTATTGCGGCATATTTTAGCATTATTGGACTTGCTACGATTTTCCCAGGATCAATTGAAGCGGTTATTGCAATGGGAGCTGCGCTCGAAATTGGTAAAATTGTTGCCGCGATTTGGCTACATAAAAACTGGAAGACAGCTCCAACAACATTAAGAATATATCTTTTCGGAGCAATCGTTGTTTTAATGGGTATAACAAGCATGGGAATCTTTGGTTTTTTATCCAAGTCTCATATCGAACACGAGCAGCATGCCGAAAAAGCTGCGACGCTTGTGGCTCAAGTCGAAACCAAGATTAATCGCGAGAAACAATACATTGCTCGACAAAAAGAACTTATACAACAAAGCGAAGATAAAAACCAAAACCGTAGCGACAAAAGCGCAGAGAACATCGATCTCGAACAAAAGAAAATAGATCAACTTACAGCTCAACTTGAAAAAGATATCGCGCTAGACAGTAAAATGCTCGCGCCAATTCAAGACAGAATCAATCAACTCAACACAGAACTAAACGAAGTACAAAACAAACCTGGTGGATTATTCTCAAACAAAAAGAAAGATATAGAAAACAAAGTTACCGAGCAAGCCGCAGAGCGCGAAGAACTTGCCATAAAGAAAAAAGAAATCGAGAGTCGCATATCAAAATACAGAAACGAAACATCTGCGCTTATATCTGACATTCGTAAACGCATACAAGAATATCAAAACATAGGATTCGAGAAGCCAGAAGATGCAGAAGAAAAAATAGAGAAATACAACTCTAACATCTCGAATTCGCAAGAAAAAATTGACGCATTAGAAGTAGAGAAATTTGACCTAGATGATGGATCTCGCCAGCTTGAAGCTGAAGTTGGTCCCATTAAATACGTTGCCGAATTGGTTGCAGATTTTACGGGTATGGAATTTGATATCGGTAAAGCCGTAAGAATGGTAATAATTATATTGATTTTTGTATTTGACCCATTAGCTGTATTACTAGTTCTTGCTGCACACATAAGCTTGAGCAAGCGATTCCCTAAAGCTATGCAAGATGAAACAATTGTAATTGAAAAGATTGCAGAAATGGAACTGCAAAGTAAAGCTATAGAACAAGAAGAACTTGATCTCGAAGAACGCAAAAAAGATATCGAACAAGATCGTAAAATGATTGAACTCAATGAAAATCAAATTAAAAAATATCAACAAGAAATTTCCAGCAGTAAAGAAACATTACGCCAACTCAAACTTGAAGCACAAAAACAACTCCTTGAACAAGAAGATACGAGTGAAATAACCGCCGAGCTTGAACAGTTAATAAGTCAAAAACAAACGGCAGAAGACGAAATAAAAGAAATAAAAATACAAAAAAATAAAATACTTAGCAAAGCAGATGAAACAATAAAAAGCGCGCGCGAAATAAAACAAGTTTTTGGAAACCACAAAGAAAACAAAGAAAAAATAGAACAGTTAAAATCAGAAATATGTATAAATATAGAACAATTTGAAAAATTAAAAAATCAAATACAAGCCCTTGAATCAACAAATAAAGATCTTGACGCAAATCGAATCAATCTTGAGTCAACCACCGCGAATCTTGAAACACAAAAACAAAATCTAGAAACTCAAACTGCAGAGCTCGAAAGTGAAAAAGCAGAATTGTTAAACAAAAACTCTGATCTTGAAGCGCTTGTATCAAAACTTGAAGCAGAAAACGAAGAGTTGCGAAACACTCCAATTCCCGACCCAAATCCAGAACTTAAAAACAAAATCGCGCAACTCATCGATCAAAAGAATGAACTTCTCGAAGAAAATCTTGTGATCAAAAATCAAAAACTTTTCGCAGTACAAATACATTCTATCGACAACAAACACTTTGAATTGATTGTTCCATCCTCTATCAGCGGAAAACATATGTTTCAAAAAGAAGATGATTATACACAAGATCAAATAAGTAAATTTATCACACTAAGCGAACAAATTGATAAAGCGTGCCCTGATCGTGATAACCAGCAACTTGAAGCAATATATAATAAAAAGATAACCTCTACCATTGACCCAAAAATGAACAATAGAGACTATCGCAAGCATCGCCCCAACTACTCTTTTTTCGCTTGACATTCTGAATAAAATAAGCTACACTGATTGAGTGAAAAAACTCAACAAGCGAGATTTAATTAAAAAACTAGTAGTCGAACCTGACAAACAAAAGCGTATGTTTTGGGCGCGAGAAATGAAGTTGCTCAATGACCTACTTAAAATGTTCCCAAATCAAGATTTTTGGCAACGTATGACAATTGATAAAGTTCCGTCTCTTGCGATGCTTCGGTCTGACTACGGATTGGAAAAAATAAGAAAGAAATACCGCGAGTTCAATTATAAAATTCCTGAAAAAATAGAGATTCCCCTTGGAGAAAAAACGGGAGAAGATAAAATCTTATCGAAAAAACCTAAAACAATACGACAATTTATAGATGAGCAAAACTAAAGAAATACAGACAACAGATCAAATAGCAAAGTTTTTATCTGACAAGGATAATAAAAAATATCACTACAACTTCTTCAAAGGAGAGGAATATAAGATTCCGAGTGGAAGCTTAAATTTAGACATAGCCCTTGGCGGTGGGTTGCCGAGCGGGGCACATAGATTTACGGGAATTAACGAAGGTGGAAAAACAAGTTGCGCTATGGCTTTTGCTAGAAACTTTCAAAAACATTTTGGCAAAAAAGGAATGATCATTTACATCAAAAGCGAAGGTCGTTTTAGTCCAGAAATGATTGAAAGATCAGGCATTGATACAGATCCAGAAAAGTTTTTTTGCTTTGATTGCAACATTTTTGAAAAAGTATTCGAGTTAATTCGAGAACTTGTCTTTCAAAACGAAGATGACAAGAGATACATGTTTATTATCGATAGTGTTGACGCTTTATGTAGGATTGGAGATATCGATAAACCATTCGCAGAAAGCGAACAGGTTGCAGGCGGAGCCTTAATCACTTCAGTATTCTTGAAGAAAATGGTGCTTCCAATCACTAAGATGGGGCACACAATGATTCTAACAAGTCAAGTTAGGGTTGAGGTTGCAACAAACCCATATGCCGCCAGAGGAGGACCAAAAGTAAAACAGGCGGGAGGAAATGCAATCAAACACTATGCAAACTTTATTCTTGAATTTGAAGAAAGATATAATTCCGATTTGATTTTTAAAAACCCAACAGCAACTAAACTTGATGAAAAAGGTGAACCAATAGGTCATTATTGTAAAATTAGATTCCGTAAGACAGTAAACGAAAAAACTGGATCAACCGCAAGGTATCCAATTAAATACGGTCAAAAGGATGGAAAGTCTGTATGGAGGGCTCGAGAAATACTAGATATGCTATATCTATTTAATTTGATTGAAAAAAAGGGAGCATGGATATCTGTATCTGAAGATTTAATAAAAGAACTGTTAGATAAAAAATTCGAAATTAATGAAAAATTTCAAGGGGAGCAGAGACTTATTGATTTTCTAGAGGAAAACGAAAAACTTTCAGACTTTCTTTATGAGGATTTCAAAAAGCTAACCAATGCGCTTTAAGACTTTGATGGGTGCGACTCGCACCGTTAAAAAAGCGAAAAATTATTTAATTGATTGGGACGGGAAGAGTAGAAGTAAAATACAGTACAGCGCGAAACAATTCTTGAAAAAGTATTGGAGTAATCATATTGTGTTTGAAGAATTTCCTGTTGCAGGAACTAGGTTATCTCTAGACTTCTACAATGCTAATAAAAAAATAGCCGTAGAAGTACAAGGTAAACAACACACAAAATATGTTCCATTCTTTCATGGCAAAAATAAAATCAATTACATTAACCAACTCAAGAGAGATCAGGATAAATTAAAATTCTGCGAATTGAACGATATACAACTTGTCGAAATATATGACGGAGACGAAGTTAATGAAAAACTTTTCGAAACTTTTGGTGTTATTTTGTAGTTGGTGTAATATATATTATGAATGATGATTTTATTGATCCCGAAAACTTGGGAAGCTTTCAGTTGCCAGAAAATATGATTAATCAATTGTTTGAATTTACAGGTTCAACAAATGGAGACAGCGGATTTATTCTTTCGTATGTCAATCAAGACGGACTTCCTTCGGTAATTACCAAGGCCACTTCTCCAATTGTAGAGATGGGTTTACGTAAAGCTCTTGAGCAATATCTTGAGCAAATTTCTGCGCAAGAAATAGAACTTAACTTCCCAAAAGATTTTGGCGACGAAGAAACCCCTTGACTTTTAAGAGGGTTTCTGATAAGATGTAAGAATGGTTTATTCTTACGAACTCGAACAACACTTAATTGCAGGCCTGATAAAATACCCAGAGAGTTACCCTCTCATCGCTGCATTCATAGATCAAAATGATTTTTTTGATAAAAATACAATCGTTAATAGAACAATTTTTTGCGTACTAAGGCAAGCTCTTGAATCCGGAGATGCGCTCGACGAAGTACTGCTTGCGCAAAGAGTTCAGTCTTTAAATATATCCTTCGAGGATAATATAAATATAGCAGACTATATTAAAGCTCTCTCAATGAGGCAGATATCAAAAGATGGTGTGGTTAAAGCTGCGCAGGAGCTAAAGAAGATAACTGTTCGCAGAGAAATACATAACTCTTCTCTCGAGGTTGCAAAAAATATGAAGAATATGGCTGCAAGCTCGACCTTTGATGATATTGTTAGCGAAGCAGATAAAATATATAACGACAAAGTAAATCTGTACGAAATTGGGTCAAGCAAGCCTGAGAACTTGTTTGACGACATGGAAGATTTCATTGAAGAAAGAGGAAATAATCCAATTGATCAATTTGGATTAATGGGCCCACACGAACGAGTCAATGAACTATATGGCTCTCTTTTGCGCCCGGGAAATATAACAGTTGTTGTTGCTCGCGCAGGTGTTGGTAAAACCCAATTCTGTATGGACTTTTGTACAAAAGTTTCATCAATAAATAATAATGTTCCAATCCTTCATTTTGATAACGGAGAAATGAGTAAAGAAGAATTGATTGTTCGCCAATGCTCTGCTCTTTCTGGAGTGCCCATGCACCTCTTAGAAACTGGAAGGTGGAGGCAGGCAGGTCAAGAGATTGTTGATAAAGTTAGATCCACATGGGACAAAGTAAAAGACTTTAAATTTTATTATTATAATGTGGCAGGACACAGTATTGAGAGTATGCTTAATATCATCCGAAGATTTTATTACTCAGAAGTTGGAAGAGGAAATCCAATGATCTTTAGTTTCGACTATATTAAAACAACATACGAGCGCCAGAATGGAGCGAGCAGTTGGGAGACAGTGGGGCGCATGGTTGATAAGTTTAAGCAATTGATTCAAAAAGAGCTATGCTTTAACGGATCTCCGACAGTTGCAATGCTAACAAGTGTCCAAAGTAATCGACTTGGTATAACAAATAACAGAAGCTCTGATAATGTAGTTGATGACGAAAGCATAGTTTCTCTCTCTGACCAAATTACACAGTTTTGCTCTCACTTATTTTTGCTTCGACAGAAAACTATGGATGAGATTCAAGAAGAGCCTGATGGCTTTGGAACTCATAAATTAATTTGTTTAAAATATCGCTGGCTTGGACAAGATGTGCATAGGGCATTACAGCCTGTTGAAATGCCCGACGGAAGCAAGCGTAAAAATTACCTCAACCTTCACATGGAAAACTTTAGCATTCAAGAAAGAGGTGATCTTGTTGACATGGTAGAACATATGGACTCGGAGGGAGTTGGTATACTTGAAGACATGCGCGATGAAGTTCCGAATTTGTAAATATGAATCCTGAAAAAATTAAAGATTCTCTCACTAGGTTGGGCTACAAGCTAGCTGATAGAGGAGCTTACTGGCAGACCAATGCTATGTTCCGAAATGGGGACAACAAAACTGCGATTCAAATATACAAAAACACAGGAGTCTGGAAAGATCATGTTCAAAACAGTTCATTTTCTCCCTTCAAGAGATTGGTAGAGATAACATTAGGAACAAATGATAAAAATCAAGTCAAGGACTTTATAGAAGAAGATGATCTCGGAGCAAATTACAACAAATTAACATTCTCAGAAAAATTAGAAATGGAAGAAATATACCCAGAAGCCTGCCTAGACAGGTTGTTACCTCATTATAAATTTTATAACGACAAAGGCATATCAACAGAAACATTAAAATCACTCAAAGGTGGATACGCTACAACAGGAAAATTGAACAATCGATTCATCTTTCCTATCTATAACGAACATAATCAAATCCATGGCTTCTCTGGGCGCGATATGAGTAGCTTGGATGGTCGACCTAAGTGGAAGCATGTGGGGCGCAAGAAAGGGTGGATTTACCCCCTCTACGCGAACGTAGAGACAGTTGATGCAATCAATGATACTCGCACAATCATTTTTCGTGGAAAGTATTGGCGATCTACTCAACTTAAACGAACAAGGCTACAAAAACGTACTTGTAACATTTGGTCTTGATATATCAACCAAGCTAATCTGCGCAACACTATCTCTGAATGTAGATAATCTTGTTATTGGACTGAACAACGACAAAACATCTTCTCGTAATAGGGGGTTAGAAGCAAGCATAAAAAACTATTTAAAATTATTGAACTATTATAATCCTGAAAAAATTAAAATATGTTTGCCCACACAAAAAGACTTTGGAGACATGAACAATGATGATTTTTCGGAGTGGTCAAATAAACTAGAATCAATTGATGTAAAAAAACAACAAACCATGATACTAGACAAGATAAATGAAATATACAAATCCCTACCTAAAACTTTATTAAAAAACAAAAAAATTATAATCAATGAGTAAAATAACAAAATTATCTGCGAGTAGAATCAAAACCGCACAAACATGTAGTTGGACTTATTGGTGCAATTATAAATTAAAACTTCCTGACGCAGGCAATGATGGATCAAGTCGAGGAACAATCTGCCACAACATATTCGAATTGCTTGGCGATCATCATCGCGATGAATTTGACAAGATTGTAGAAGAAGGCACAATTTGGAATACTGAGACTGTTGCTGCACAAGTCAAAAAAGAAGCCGAAGAATTGACGGTAAATGATCCAGAAAATCTTGAACTCATTGATGAAATGATTGTGAATGGATTGAGGTGCGATTTCTTTGGCGACGAAAATGAAAAACCTGTACTCGCAGAATCGGAACGTTTTTTTGATCTTGAAATTGATCGACCAGAAGAAGGAATAAAATATGCAGTGCGCGGATACATCGACAAATTATTCGTATACAAAGACAATTCAGTAATCATACGCGATTTTAAAAGCAGTAAATCGGTATTCAAAGGAAAAGAAATAACTGACAATCTGCAAAATTTAATATACTGTCTCGCGATAAAACACTTGATGCCCGAAACCGAACCTCAAAGTGAGTTTTTGTTTTTACGCTTTGATCTGGAAACAGACCTTCTTGGTAAAACAGGTAAGGGTAGAATGAAGATGGACAAGATTACCGCTGAAGAGCTTGATGGTTTCGAGCATCAACTCACACAATTTCAGGCATATCTTGATAACTTTGACGAAGAAGCAGCAAAAAGCAATCTAGCGGCAAAACAAGAATATCCTCGTGATGGCACGTTTGGTGGTCCTCTTGCTTGCGGCAAAGATGGATACAAGATGTCTCGTGGACAACCTGTACTTGACGATAATGGGGAACCAATCAAAGCATTTATTTGTCCATTCCGTAAACCTCGAGAATATTGGGCTCTTAAAGATGCTGATGGAAACATCAAGAAAACAGCTTTTCCAGAAAACAAACACGAACTTGATCTTGAAGATGGTGACGAAATTGTTAGTATGAAATATGAAGGTTGTCCACATTGGCAAAACAAACAAGTTTTAAATGATTTCCTCGACTAAAGAATACATCGCAGCAGGAATTATTGCGCAGTTTGGAGATCTTGTATTACTTGGTCGGCGCAGCAAAAATTGCCACAGTTTTTCAGGTAACTGGTCTATGCCTTGCGGAATGATTGACTCTGGAGAGCATCCTGAATACGCAGCAAGGAGAGAATTTTTTGAAGAGACTGGTGTTCGCGCAAATAAAGAAATAAAGTTCCTCGATGACTTTGAAATTAAAGAGGGTAAATACCTTGCTTTATACTCAATGCAAATTGATGATCTAATCTTTCCAAGTAATGACGCAATTGATGCGATTGAACATGATGAATGGGGCTTTTTTAAAATAGCAAAAAACTCACTTCCTTTGCCAATGACAAAAGAAACAAGAAATGCAATATCGAAGTTAAAATGATTTCCTTGATTACATCCATGTTTAATTCCGAGAAATTTATCAACTCTTTTATGGAAAATATTCTCGCGCAAACAATTTTCAATCGATGCGAACTGATTCTTATAGATGCAAATAAAAAACCAGAAAAACATTTTGTTCAAAAGTATTTAAAAAATAAAAACATAAAATACAACCATATATCTGATTTTGGACTAAATCGAGATCCTGGAGTTTACGGATGCTGGAATCTTGCGATTAAAAATTCAACAGGTAAATATATTACCAACACAAACATCGATGATCGTCGCGCAATCGATGCAATAGAAAAACAGTTTAATTTACTTGAATCAAAAAAATATATTGATCTTGTATATTATCGCACGCTGGAAACAGACAAAGCAAACGAATCCATGAAATCAAATTCTGCAAGCAAAGAGTTTCCATGTTTAGATTTTTCTTTTAACAATTTATTGAAGGTAAACTCTCCTCATTGCCAACCAATGTGGAAGCGATCACTGCACGATAGGTTTGGATACTTTAATGAAACTTTACGCTTTGCTGCTGATTATGATATGTGGCTTAGGGCTGCAGAAGGCGGAGCAAAAATGCAAAAAATAAATGAAACGCTTGGCTTATACTACAGGAATCCTTGTGGTATATCTTCTAAAGAGGAAACATTAAAAGAAGCCGTAATGCAAGTAAACCAATTAAAAATGCAATACATTCAACATGCATAAAAAAATCATAACATTTTCTTTGTGGGGAGATAATCCAAAATATTGTGTTGGCGCAGTTAAAAATGCAAAATTAAGAGAAAAAATATACCCCGACTGGATATGTAGATTTTATGTTCACAACAAAGTCCCCCTAGAATATATCCAACAATTAAAAAATATAGACAAAACAGAAGTTGCTATAGAAACTCGTCCTGCAGATTGGACTGGCATGTTTTGGAGATTTGAAGCAATTGCTGAGCCTGATGTGCAAATCATGATATCGAGAGATTGTGATAGCAGATTAAATGAACGAGAAATGCATGCAGTGCATGAATTTGAAAACAGCGAATATTCTTTTCACATTATGCGCGACCATCCACATCATGGATTTAATGTTTTAGGGGGAATGTTTGGTATCAAAAAAAATCTCTCAACATTAATGCATGAAATGTGCAACAAATTTAACAAAACCAACTCGTATGGCACAGACTATCAGTTTTTTGATAATTTTATTAGGCAGGTTCCACCAAACACAATACTCACACACGATCCATTTTTCGCAAAAAAAGACTTTCCCAAACCAAGATTTTCTTATGAATTTGTTGGAGAGGTTTTTGACGAGCACGACAATAATAATATAAATCACACAAACTCTTTAATATATAGCATAACATGAAAACACATATCGAAGTAGCCCCACTTTAGATGCATTTTTATCAGACATTGTGTAACTCAGATAATCAATTGAGCTCAGTAGAAATATGGCAAAATTAAATGAACTCTTGATTTATCATCACTTAGGTCTAGGTGATCACATCATATGCAATGCGATTGTGCGCCACTTTCACGAGAAATACGGCCCACTATCTTTATTCGTCAAAAAACACAACCTTGCAAGTGTTCGGGCGCTATACAAAGACATAGAGGTAAATTTAATTCAAGTAAACAACGATCGCGATTGTTATAGTTTTTTTAACGATTTTAATGTTATTAAAATTGGTTTTGAGAAAACCGTCTTTCCGAACTGGGAGAAGTCTTTTTATGATCAACTGGGAAGCGATTACTCGCTGCGTTTTTCTAAGTTTTACATTGAAAGAGATTACGAACGCGAAGCCTTGCTGGAGCAAAAACTTAAACTTCCAAACGAGTTTGCTTTTTGCAACAACTCCTGCAGCTCAGGCAATTTGGATTTTAAATTCAATACTAATCTTAAAAAAATTATGCTAAGCGCTATGACAGACAGTATTTTTGACTGGATCGGGGTGCTAGAAAAAGCTGCTGAATTACATACTTTAGATAGTTCTGTTTTTCAGTTGGCTAAACAATTAAATCTTAAATCCAATAAATATTTTTACAATTCACGGTCTCTTGATGCCACAAGACAAGCATTCAACTTCGATAATCAATCCTGGAAAGTTATTAATTTAAAATGAAAAAATTTGGCACGCCGAAAGGATCTTCTGGTTTAGGTGACACACTTCTTCTGAATGCTGTATGCAAAAACCTAAAAGAAGCTAAGACGATTCAATTAAGACCTGCGCAAAAACGTTTTTCTGTTCTTTTTGATAAGATTGCTGATATAGAAATCACTGAAACAGTTAATGTGTTACCCGACATTGGGTCTGGGCACTATACTTTAACAAAATTAAGAAGCTTTTTTAACCAGCCGGAAAACTTAGATATTAGACCTGTTGTTTTACATTCTGACGAGGAATCTGAAGCTTGGGCTACTAATGTGCTTTCGAAAATTAAAAAGCCTGCAGTAATATTTCAGCCAAACTGCAGTGCATCATGGCAGCACATACGAGGTATACCTCCATTACTCCAACAAAGAATATTAATAGAAACAAGTGATATATATTCCATCATAGATATGAGTAGCGATAAATTTAAAAATATTGATCTATCAAAGTATATCTGTTTATTAAGGAAATGCGGTAGATATATTGGCTGCAATACTGGTGACATGCATTTAGCAATTTCAGTTGGATGTATTTGTGATGTATATGAGCCAGACGTTTGCCTTGAATTTGAGCCAGAAAAATGGCATTATAACCATCCAGCAATTAAATACAAAAAGTTCTAATATGAATGTTTATACCAAGGAGACTTTTATTGAATTACAAAAAAGAACTGGAGCAGGGACAAATCGCTTCTGTTTAAAAATGGATATTCAAAAAGCCAAAGACTTATTATGTGACTGCTCCCAAGTTCTTATCGACAATAAAGTCAATCCAATGCTACTATTTGGTAGTCTCTTAGGCTATTATAGAGATAACGATTTAATCCCACATGATGTAGATATGGATATCGGCGTACTAGACTCTAATAATATTAAAAAAATATATGACTTAATCGAGCAAGGTTGCTTCAAAAAATATGGAATCCTAGGAATAAAAGATAGGGAGTTTTCGCTTTTTAGAGATGGTTTTTATGTTGATATTTATTGTTTTATAAAAGAGGGTTCTAGGTATTTATCAACTTTAGGCTACCCTTTGTATTTTCTTGAAGAAAAGAACTTTCCGTTGCAAAAAATTAACTTCTTAAATGTTGAATTCTCTACAGTTCGTGATATTAATGAATATTTAGTAGACAGGTATGGATCAGACTGGAAAACCCCTAAAGAAAATCATGGATCAAAATTCTAAAAACTCTAAATACTGGACTGGTTTTTATTCGAATAAGCTAGTCACCCTAAAACCTTCTCCGTTTGCCATTTCATGCTTACCTTATATAAAAAAAGGTTCGACTTTAATAGATGTTGGGTGCGGAAATGGGAGGGATTCTTCTTTTTTTGCGAGTTCTGGGGTTAATGTTTTATCTATAGATCAATCTTTTCCTCGTAATTCATTTACCGGAAATTGCTTCTTCCTGAATAGTGATGTGGATAATATGCCAAACATAAAATGTGATTATATTTATGCCAGATTTTTCATTCATGCTATTCCACTAGAGAAAGAAATTAAATTTTTAAATTATATTAAAAACAATTGTAATGAATTTTTTATTGAAGCAAGATCAGATAAGAGTGAATTTGAAGGGGATCATTATAGACGCTTTATAAACTTGCAACAATTAAAAGATAGGCTAGATTCACATGGGTTCAATTATGATATAGAAGAATCTAAGGATTTAGCGGCAACAGACACAGAAAACCCCTTTATCATAAGAGTTTTTGGCAGAAACTATGATTAACTTAAATGTTGATGAAGGTTATGCATTTGACTATCTATCTATACTGGAAGTCAAATTTGAAAACATTAATAACCCTCAAACTTCTGAATCCTTTAAATACTGTAAAAGTTTTTTGAAATCTCAAATCGATTCAAATCTTTTTGATTTAATCTACAATTCAAAAGAATACCTTGAATGTAAAAAAGCAAATCAATTAACTTTTGATGCCGTAGAAAAAGCTAGATACGGAAAAATATCCGCAAAAGAAGTTGACGACTGTAATATGAAAAGGTACAACGCAAAAATAAATCTTCAAAATAAATTTTTCAAAAATGCAGTATCAGAACATAAAACGTAATTTACTTCAGATAAACTTATTTTCCTATCTTCATGATGGAAAAAATATCTTTTTTTGCAAAACTGATTTTTTAGGCTCTGCCTTCTCTCAAATTGAAAAAATTAAAAACAACATCATACTGATCACCGGCAATAGCGATCATCAAGTCAACGACAACATAATAAAGCGAGCGCCCAAAAATATTAAGCATTGGTTTGCACAAAATGCTAATTCTGATAATATTTTCGGAATACCTATGGGCTTAGAAAATTCCATTGAATGTAAAATTAGCAACCACGGATATGTTTGGCCGCATGCTCAACCCAAGCATGATTATATATCAACACTTTGCCCACAAGAGCCATCTGGATATATATATGCAAATTTCTCAATTAGCACGAATTCCCCCATAAGAAAAAAAGTATGTGATCTTTGTGAATCTATTGAATATATCACTACAGACATTTGTTCAGATTACAAAGAAATTAATAAAAAAAGTTTTGCAAATTACATCAAAAGTATTCTAGAGCATAAAATGGTTGTTTGTCCAGAGGGCAATGGAGTGGACTGTCATAGAGTATGGGAAACCTTATTGGTCGGAAGAGTCCCTATAGTTAAAAAATCTACCGCAATGAACCATTTCTCGGAACTACCAATATTATATGTTCAGGACTGGGAACAATTAAAAGACAAAAAATACATCTTTTCAGAGTATCATCGCGTTAAAAATAACAATAAGCAAAAATTACAATTTAAATATTGGGAATCACTTGTATTATCATTAAGAAATAATTTATGAAAAAAATAATAGTAACAGGAGTCACTGGCCAAGATGGAAGTCATATGGTCGATTATCTATTAAAGAATACTGATCATGAAATATATGGTTCAGTGAGAAGGTTGAGCGTTAAAAATCACGAGAATATTCTGCATCTAGAAAATGAGCCGCGATTTCACTTGATTGACATGGATCTAAATGATGCTCACAGCATGCGCGATGTGATACTTGATATTCAACCCGATTACTTTATCAATTTTGCGGCACAATCATTTGTCGCAGGTAGTTGGAATTATCCAATTCAAACATGGGATACAGACGCAGATGCAGTGCTACATATTCTTGAGTCAATTCGTCGATTTGTTCCTGATTGTAAATTTTATAATGCTGGATCAAGCGAAGAGTTTGGTGACGTCGTAACAAACCCTCAAAACGAAGATCATCCATTGCGACCACAAAGCCCTTATGGCGCAGCCAAATGTGCAGCTAGGCACCTTGTACGCGTCTACAGAGAGTCTTATAACCTCTACGCTGTTCAAGGCTGGTTGTTTAATCATGAAGGAAGTCGTCGCGGTCTTGATTTCGTGACTCGTAAAATTTCTCACACAGTAGCAAGAATAAAAATTGCTCTAGAATTAAACAAAACAATCCCCATTTTGAAGCTCGGAAACATTGAAGCTCAACGCGACTGGAGTGACGCAGAAGATTTCATGGAAGGTGTTTGGTTGATGCTCAATCAAAAGGCTCCCAAAAATTATGTATTGGGTAGCGGCGAGATGCACACAGTGCGTGAATTTCTTGAAGAAGCTTTAAAATGCGCAGGTATCGAATTTGAATCGCGAGGTACAGAAGCTGATGAAAAATATTATACTGTTGATGGCGAACTAATTTTTGAAGTTGATCCAAAATTTTATCGACCCGCAGAAGTGCACGAATTGTGCGGTGATCCATCGCTTGCAGAAAACGAAATGGGCTGGGTTCGCAAAACAGATTTTTACGGATTGGTAAAAAAGATGTATCAAAGCGATTATGCTTTGTTGACTCAATGAAGCGCAAATCAATCTTTCTAGCAGGTCACCGCGGAATGGTTGGATCTGCAGTTCTCAATTATTTACAAAGCAATGGTTACGAAAATGTAATCACACGAACTCGTGGTGAACTCGATTTGATTAGTCAATCACAAGTTGATAGTTTTTTCGCGAAAGAGCGTCCAGATGCAGTAATCATTTGCGCGGCAAAGGTTGGCGGCATTCTCGCAAACAATACATATCGCGCAGACTTTATCTATCAAAATCTACAAATAGCAAGCAACCTAATACATGCTTCAAGCAAATATAATGTTGAAAAACTAATCAATCTTGGTAGTTCATGTATATATCCTCGAGATGCAAAAATACCAATTGTAGAAGAAAGCCTCTTAACAGATGTATTAGAAAAAACAAATGAACCATATGCTATCGCAAAAATAGCAGCAATCAAATTGTGCGAAAGTTATTACGAACAATATAACAATAATTTTTATTCGATTATGCCGTGCAACATGTATGGGCCGCGAGATAATTTTGATTTAAAGAGCTCACATGTTTTACCCGCACTAATAAGAAAAGTGCATGAAGCAAAAGAAAGTGGCGCCGAAAATGTGGAAGTTTGGGGAAGTGGTAAACCATTGCGCGAATTTTTATATGTTGACGATCTGGCGCAAGCAATAACATATTGCCTTGAAAATGTTGGCGCGAAAGATGTATACAGCAAAGACATCTCACACATCAATTGTGGATCCGAAGATGAAGTATCTATTCTTGAATTGACACATTTGATACAAAAGGTTGTGGGCTATCAAGGAGAGATCGTCTTTGACTCTAGCAAACCCGACGGAACCTACCGTAAAAAAATGGACAACACTCAATTATCAAACATTGGATTTACCGCAAAAACCTCTCTAGAACAAGGACTCAAAAAAACATACGCCTGGTATCTAGAAAATAAACAAAAATTTGTGTAATTAATATCTATGGAAAACGAATCTCACTCTGCAAAACGTTCTGGACCAAAGAGTTCAGCACAGACCCCTGCTAAAAAATCCGAGCAAAAAAAAGGTTCTGACAAAAATAAACCTGGAAGCGCCGGAGAAAAAGGTAGTAAAATCACCTTTTCTGATCGCGTACTTGAGTCTTTAAAAACTAAAGTAAAAGAACACAATTCTAAATCAAGTAAAAAAGTTACGCTTTCTCAATTAAAGAAAGTATATCGTCGAGGAGCAGGTGCATTTTCTTCTAGTCATCGGCCAGGCAAAAGTCGTGGTCAATGGGCTATGGCGCGAGTCAATATGTTTTTGAAAATGGTTCGCGGTGGAAAAGTTAAAGATAGTTACCGTAAGGCAGATCAAGATGTTGCGAAAGCATCAGCTGGTTTTATTATTGAAGATGGAGTGAGAGATGAAGCTAATCTTTTTGCAGAAGAAGATCTTATTGCCGCCAAGCTTGATATTGACAATCACCAACTACAAGAAGATCCAGAATTTACTGATGACATGTGGGATACAATTTTTATCGATGTCGATGAACTGGGTTTTGAAGAATACACAGATGAAGAAAGTTGGGCTGCAGAGAAAAATAAAGGTAAAAAACTAAACAAACCATTTCGCACACCAGGTGGACCAAAAAAGTTTTCTGTTTATGTTAAAAACGAAAAAGGAAATGTTGTTAAAGTAAACTTTGGCGATCCAAACATGGAAATTAAAAGAGACGACCCAAATCGTCGCAAAAATTTCAGAGCTCGTCATAATTGTTCTAACCCTGGCCCCAAAACAAAAGCTCGTTATTGGAGTTGCAAAATGTGGAGCAAAAAGAGTGTTACTAACATCACAAAAGGTGAAGAAGAAAGCTCTGAAGAAGAAATTCTAGAAGAAACCTCTGCCTCCCCAAAAGATGATGTGGAAAAAATATTCATGGATCATTGTGCAAATTACGATAATGACCTAGTTAACACAGCTGGCATGGATAAAGATAAAACCTATGCAGCTTGTTCTATTCAATATAAAAAAATGAAAAGTTCTCTTTATGAAAAAGGTCAAGCAGGATTAACAGAAGAACAAAAGAAACTTCCAAAACCCCTGCAAGAGGCAATCTTGAAAAAACAAGGTGTAAAGATGGATGAATCTGAATCTGGTTTGTGGGAAAATATCCAAAAAAAGAAAAAACGCATGGGTAAAAATTACAAGCCAGCAAAACCCGGAGATAAAGACTATCCATCAAAAAAAGCAATTAAAAAAGCCCAATCCGCAGATGAAGAAAAAGACTTCAAGCCACACATGATGTACGACCCAAAAACAGGAAAAGCTGTAGAAGTAAAAACATATAAAAAACATCTAGAATTAAAAGATAAGGGTTATACCCACGAAAAGTCTAACCCTCAAAATTAATAAGCTATGGACAATAAAAAGATAACCGAATTACCGTTAGAAGCGTTACCATCGAACGACGATGTACTGGCGATAGTAAGCGACCCAATTGGTACGCCCCAAACACGACAAGTAACAGTGTCAAATTTGTTAGCGCTCACTCCCGACAATTCAACCCCTGTTACACTCGCCACTGTCGCAAGCAATTACTTGTCGTTGAGTGGACAACAACTTACGGCAGGTACAGTTCCAGTTTCATTGGGAGGTACAGGAGCAACAACTGCTGCCACTGCTCGTACAAGTTTAGGTGTTGATGCATCAGGAACCGACAATTCAACCCCTGTTACACTCGCCACTGTCGCAAGCAATTACTTGTCGTTGAGTGGACAACAACTTACGGCAGGTACAGTTCCAGTTTCATTGGGAGGCACAGGAGCAACAACTGCTGCCGCTGCTCGTACAAACCTTGGAATTTCGGGTGCATCTCTAAGTTTTGAAACGGAGGCTGGAGCCACCCGAACCCTTAGCGACAGTGATAGTGGAAAAGTTATCTCATGCACTAATACAAGTGATGTAACGATTACAATCCCTAGTACATTAACTTCTGGCTTTAACTGTAGGATAGTTCAATCGGGTACAGGGCAGGTTGCTGTAACAGCTGGATCAGGAGTAAATCTTTACGGGTACGCTGGTTTAGCAACAGCGGGTAGATATGCCGCAATTAACATTGTACCTGTATCGAGTTCGACTTATGTAATCGAAGGTGAGGCAACATTTCCCCCAGGTGATTTCGATAACAATATTTACGCAGTACGACTTGATGGTGCTACAGAGTATTTAGCGACAGGTAGCACCTTTAATTCTCTCTTTCAAGACAGTTTTAGTATGTCATTTTGGGCTAGGGTTGATGCATCATCGACCGGACTTCGGTTCTTGGCAACTAGTGCAATTTCGGGAGTCAATAGGTTTCAAGTAAACTTCTCAGGGTCAGCAATGTCTGCGTATATTAGTTGCAACTCTGCACAAGATACGCTTACTGCAAGCACAAGTCACACATACACCGATTGGTTTCATGTAGCTGTTGTTGCAGAACAAAGCGGAAGTAATCTGAATTTTAAATTATATGTTAACGCAAGTAACGATGATTCAGGGGTCTTAGCTACAAATTTATCTAACTTCACAACTTCAACAAACCTTCTTTTAGGTGCAAGAACTACAGCTGGAAATTCAGGGTCTTACGGATGGCTTGGAGATATAGACGAAGTTGCATTTTTCAATACTGCTTTATCAGGTCCACAGGTAGCAAATATTTACAAAGGCCAAAATAATGGAGCAACAACAGGAGGAACTAATGGTGTTCCAGGTGATCTGACCACATTCAGTCCCGCACACTGGTGGAGAATGGGCGATAGTGATTCTGCATCAAGCGGTGGAATCGTGACTACTATAACCGACCTAAGAGGTAGCGTTGATTTGTCGGGTCAGAACACCCCTGTTTACCACGACCTAAGTACAGACCCTGATTCAATACACGTAGCTTAATATGAGAAAATATGTAATTATAGATAAATCGGAAGTTAGCTTGGTTGACTTTTCTAAAACATTAATGACATCAGAGAATACGCTATTTTACTCCCTTGATGGCACAAAAACTGTAATTAAGTACGAAGGTGATGAGCCATTCTTTTTGGCAGGAAAAACAGAATACAGTCATAGCGAAATAATAGTAATTCTAGATACTGACTTTTGGCGAGAAAACGAATCATAGAAAACATCATGCCTGCACCACAAAGTTTTAATAAAATATTACTCACAACAAGCAATGAAAGTGAAAAAAATATTACATTGCAAGAAATTAGCGGACAATTATATATAAATGATCATCTTGTTATTACATCTGCAAATATTGGATCGTTGTCAAATATTACAGTTATCGAATCTGATGTAACAACACTACAAACCGACCTAACAACACTGGATACTAGCGTAAGCACTTTACAATCTGAAGTGTCAACATTACAAGCAAGTTCTGGCACCTCAGTTTTAACAAATTCAAGTAGTGTAAGTTTTGACGGAACTAACGATCAAGCTCGAACATTTAGCGCTTTTGAATCAATGTTTCAAAGTAGCTTTAGTATTTCAGGTTGGGGAAAGCTTAATAACACCTCAGGTTTAAAGTTTTGGTTTGGAGTAAATGTTTCTGGGACCAGTCGTTATCAATTATATTTTAGCGGCTCAACATTGTATTCATTTATTCAATCTGGTGGCACTAGTGGAGATACCTTAAATAGTAATTCTAGTAGTGCTTCATTTACAGACTGGTTTCATGTTTGTGTCACATACGAACAAAGCGGCGCAAATCTGATACAAAAAATGTACATAAATGGATCCTTTGTTGACTCAGGAACTACCTCTACTGATTTATCCAATTGGTCAAACACAAGTCAAGACATGTTAATTGGCTCCAGGAACACTACTGGACAGTATGTTTGGAACGGGTTGATGGATGAGCTTGCATTTTTTGACTCAGCATTGTCTTCATCTGATGTGACTGCTATTTATAATAGCGGAAGTCCGACAGACTTAACCAATCTTAACCCCATACATTGGTGGAGAATGGGGGATGACGATAGCTCCACTGGTACTACAATTACTGATCAAGGTAGTGGAAGTGCAGATCTAGCCCTAACGAATGGACCAACATTTTCAACTAATATCCCCGAAGAAGAAGAGGTTTTCTCTAACACTTACAGCTTAAGCCTTGACGGCGCTAATGACTATTTAAGCATAAGCGCTTCTAGTTATTCTATATCTGGCAACAAAAGCTTCTCAGCATGGCTTAAACCTACCTCAGGCTCTTATCACTATCTTTGGGGTTACGGTACAAATTTATATGCTTTGTATTTCGACTCGTCCGCAGTTTCAATAAGAATGTGGCCGTCAGGTCAAGGCGGAGGATCAGGCAGAACTTATCAACGTATGGTTTCGCCCGTCTCGCTTACAAACGGTTCTTGGTACAATATAACCATCACTGGAGACGGAACTACATTAAAGTTATATGTTAACGGGCAATCCGCGGCGAGTACTTACACAGACAATGACGATTGGTATTTTGAAACAGCCTTGAGGGCTGGAGCTTCAGGAACTTCTTTTTCGGGTCTTGTGGATGAATTTGCATTCTTTAATTCTACTTTAAGCAGCTCCGAAGTGAGCGCCATTTATGGAAGCGGTGAACCTTCAAGCCTGAGCGATTACAATCCTCATTTATGGTGGAGAATGGGAGACAATGACGGGGGTACAGGCACTACCGTCACAGATCAAGGTAGTGGCAGCAACGACGCAACACTAACCAACGGACCAACATTTTCAACAACAATACCATCATGAGAAATTACGTTATAATCGATAAATCAGAAGTTGCAAATATCGACTTCTCTAAAGTTAAAGAAACCTCGTTAGAAACCTTGAGATACTCTATAGACGGAACAAAAACATTTGTGAAGTTCGAAGGAGATACTCCTACATTTCTATCAGGCAAACAACAATATACTCACTCACAAATTCTAGAAATTCTTGCTGGAGAAGAGTGGGTAAGCGGAGAGCCAATTTAAAAAATAGAAAACAAATCATATTCTGTATAAGCAGAATTCATAAAAAACCCGCGCTTATATAAAATAAAAAAAATACATATAAAACTGTTTCCCATGGAGTTGATTTTCTTGTAAATATTTCTATGGCAAAAATTCAACAAACCGAGGTTCTATCATTAAACGGAGACAATGTTAGAATACAATCAAGCAAAGAAAATGCATTTGAGATTACAGACAGCGATGGAAACTTGTTGCTCAGTAGAAATTCATTAGAGGAAAGCATTTCAAGCCTTGCTACAGCAATAGAAAAAAACGACTTTATTTCTGTGCAAGAATCTCTTGACGCAGGTATAAGCTCTATAACGATATCTTTTGGAAGAAACTTTTCTTTTACGCCAAAAGTGGTTGCAAACATAATTTCTGAGTCAACAGATCAAATTTTGGCTTGTCAACTTTCAGAAACTACTCTTTCATCAGCAACATTTCATTTTTCAGATGAGATTCCCGCGGAAGGTTCTTACGCTATACAAGTTATAGCGTTAAGTCAAACTCAAGAAACTCAAGTGGCGACAATAGCTTCTTCTTCAGATATAACTTCAAGAACTGGAGATCCAGAAGGTACAGCTTTCTTTGCGTCAGACACTGATGAGCTTTATATTTATATAGGCTCAACTTGGAAAAAATTCGAATCGCAATAACATATATAATATGTCAACAATAGATACAATAACAACCAGACCTACTTCAGGCATGAGCGCCGGAGATATATATTTTGAAACGTCAAGTAATAAAATCATTGTTTGGACAGGTTCCACCTGGACAGAGATTACTTCAGATAATTAATAATTATGAACGCTAGACAATATGTTATTATAAACGCCGCTGATGTTTCATCCGTGAACTTTGATGATGTGCTTGAGACTTCCGCAGATACACTAAGATACAATGTAGCAGGGGATCAGACCTTTGTTAAATACGAAGGAACCCAACCATCATTCTTGAGTGGAAAAACTCCATTAAATCACTCGCAAATGGTTGAAATTCTATCGAGCGAAGAATGGACAACTAAAGATATTTGACACTATGAGTAAAATAACAATAATAAACGACGCAGAACAAGCTGCGCTTGTAACAAATAATGCCGTAACCGCCGGAAAGTTTTATTTAAAAGGTGAAGGTTCCACAAACGCAGGAGACATTGTGATATACAATGGGTCTACATGGAAAAGATTTGCCAATGAAGCTACTCAAGCTAGTGAAATTGAGGAGGAGGCTAGTGAAAATGAATCTAATCAATCTGATGAATCTACTACTACATTTTCTAACGGATATAGCGTAAGCTTTGACGGCGCTAATGACTATTTAAGCATAAGCGCTTCTAGTTATTCTATATCTGGCAATAAAAGTTTCTCAGCATGGCTTAAACCTACCTCAGGCTCTTATCACTATCTTTGGGGTTACGGTACAAATTTATATGCTTTGTATTTCGACTCGTCCGCAGTTTCAATAAGAATGTGGCCGTCAGGTCAAGGCGGAGGATCAGGCAGAACTTATCAACGCATGGTTTCACCTGTATCATTTACAAATGGTTCTTGGTACAACATCACGATTACTGGAGACGGAACTACATTAAAGTTATATGTTAACGGACAATCCGCAGCAAGTACTTACACAGACAATGACGATTGGTATTTTGAAACAGCCTTAAGGGCTGGAGCTACAGGCACTTCTTTTGCGGGTCTCGTGGATGAATTTGCATTCTTTAATTCTACTTTAAGCAGCTCCGAAGTGAGCGCCATTTATGGAAGCGGTGAACCTTCAAGCCTGAGCGATTACAATCCTCATTTATGGTGGAGAATGGGAGAAAATGACGGGGGTACAGGCACTACCGTCACAGATCAAGGTAGTGGCAGCAACGACGCCGCACTTACCAACGGACCTACTTTTTCAACTGACGTACCCTCTTAACATTCATCGAGTGTAAATATTTTTTTGGACTTAATTAACAGCAAAGATCGATCTGTTTTAATACTATCTCATTTCTGGACACCAATAAATATAACCACAGCAAAGGAAGGCGTTCGAAAATTAATATCTTGTGGGTCAAAGCATTTGAAAGAGCCAACGGTTCGAGCATTGAGTGCGAGTGGCGAGCCGTTGTTGTGGGATGAATGGATAGATGCTTCTCGCGCAAGCTACTATCAATCACAGCCATTTTTAACAAGTTGCAGTAGAATATATCCTGTGCCTACCATTTTATTGACCACATCAAAGTGGGTGTTTCAAACAACACAAAAACCAAATCTTAGATATCTACACAAACGATATCGCGGACGCTGTCAAATATGCGGCGACAAGTTTGATATCAAGGATATGACCATTGAACATGTTTACCCAAAAAGCAAAGGTGGCCCAAAAGAAGATCATAACATTACACTTACTTGCCAGCCATGCAATTGCAAAAAAGGAGCAATATATCCATATCAAAATTACCGTGGAGAAGAATTAAAAGGCTACAAACCATTAAGGCATTTTCACGCATTTCAAAAAGGGCGCATCGAATGGCAGCCGTTTCTATTTAAAAATTAGACACAAAAAAGCCCCCCATTTCTGGGAGGCTGTATGAACAATTATACTTAGAGTATAATTAAAAACTCGCAGTCAATGCCGCAGCCACAATACAGTCACTTTCAATTGCATCAGAATTAACCTGATCTGCACTCAAAGATAATACAAGATTCTTGGCAATATTTTTACTTGCGCTAATTCCAACAGAATAATAATCAATATTATCTCCACTGTTTAGATCTGTATTACCAAGTGTTCCTCGAACAGATAAATCAATACTATTAATTGAAATGTCGTGAGATACGCCAGCTTCGAATGTGTATTGACTTTCATCAACATTACGAGCTGCAGAAAGCGTTGGACTTAATAATGTATTGAAATCAGCAGACAATACAACATCAAGATTACTTACTCCATCAAGTTGCTCAAAATGCTCAATTCCGCCATAAACAGAAAGTAGTGAACCGAGACTCTTGCCAATTCCTCCAGACAGAATATAAGCATCTCCATCTGCACCTGTGCTATGTGCGGTTTGTGCGCCGACTGAAACATCAAATCCACCCTTTGTGGTAGCATAAGATGCGGACGTTTGTAGAGAGTCTTCTGCGATTAGAGATCCGCGACGAAACACGTCCGAGCCGTAACCTGTGGATAAAGATCCAGCAGAAGCTGCGTTAATAGAAAATACTGCCAAGGCAGCGAGTGTTAGTAATTTATTTTTCATAATTTGAACTGTAGATTATATAGATTTATTCTAGTTTTGTCAAGTAATTTCTATTCTTTTTGTTTTTTGTTGTTTTCTGGGTATGTTTATGTATAGTATGCCATCTTTGTTTGTGGCTTTGATTTTGTTTGTGTCGAGTTCGTTTTTGAGGGTGAATAGATTGGTCGACTCGCGCGGTTCAAATTGTTGATGTAGATATTTATCTTCTTTTTGTTGCGTCGACTTGCACACCACTTTTAGAACACCATTTTCACAAGATAAATTGATATCCTCTTTTGCGACACCTGGGCATTCTAATTGTATTTCAATTTCCTTTTCTCTAGATACAATGTTCGCGCGACGTTTTGACTCAACTGTGTCAAACAGCGAATCAGTAAACAAATCTTCAAGTAGATTGCTCCATGCGTTAGTATTTTTATTGTATGAATTGTTGATATAGTATGACATTTTGTAATTTATATTTAATTGTTTGAGACTGTGTGTCACAAAAACACTGTGTTTTCGATATTCACACTTATATACTTGCTACTTTCATGCCAAATAAAAAAGCCCCCATCGCTGGGGGCTTGGTAGCTTGCAATTCCTCTTGGAGAATTAAAAGTCGTCTTCCAGAGCGCCGCTTTGTTGGTACTCACGAACTCGGCGCTCAAAAAAGTTGCCCATAGCTTGAACATCAACAACTTCACTAAGCCAAGGAAATGGATTTTTATCGCTAGGAAAGCGATAGTCAAGACCAATACCTTCTAACCTACGATTACCAATATAATGCATATAATCAACAAACATATCCGCATTCAATCCAAGAATGCCTGTTGGTAAAACATCGTGTGCGTATGCAATCTCAAGCTCAACAGCTTTTTTCATATGATCCACAAACTCTTGCTGAATTTCTTCTGTCCAGATTTCTGGATTTTGCTCGATAAGAGTATTGATAAGATATGTACCAAATGCAATGTGAGAGCTTTCATCACGCAGTGTATACTTGATTTGATCAGAAATGCCTTGGAGCTTGTTTTGGCGACCCAATGCAAGAAGCATAGCAAATCCGCTAAAGAAGAACGTTCCTTCGCATACAATCCAGTATGTCAAAAAGTTTCTCAGAAGCTCTTGCTTACCCTCTATTGTTTGCGGGTCAAAATCTTGACGACTGATGTCATTGGTGATACCCATTAGAAAGTCATCCTTTGCTTTGATGCTAGGAATTGTTTCGTATGCGGCAAACACCTCTTCGATATTCAGATCCAAACTGTCACAAATATATACTACCGTAAGATTGTGAAGACTTTCTTCAAATGCTTGACGCAATATGTACTGCCTGCACTCAGCATCTGTAACATATTTAAAGGCAGATAAAAGCAAATTATTACCAACCAAAGACTCAGATCCAGCAAAAAACCCAAGACAACGTTTAACAAGTAATTTTTCATCATTTGTAATTTCATTATTTTTCCATTGTTTAATATCTACCTGCATACTTATTTCAGTAGGCATCCAATTGTTTGCGCAACTTTTTAGAAATAAGTCCCAAGCATATTTGTGTTTGTGTGGCAAGATACGATTCACGCCAGCGATGTTTTCTGTAAGAAGTTCTCCTGTTTTAGTTTCCATGTTTGTATATAACGATAAATTTTTAATTAAAGATTACAATAATACATTATTATTTAAATGAAGTCAATGAAATTCATTTACCCTCTTTATCTTTAATCATTCTTGACTCTAGTTCAAACTTTTTATCCCAATCTATAAATCCATTTTCATCCATCCAAGGAGGGCGCACTTCATTACTTGTACCTGAAAAATAAAAAGATAATCCAACAATAGATATTACTACAAGAGCAATACCGAAACATATCCAAGCCAAATTCTTGATAAAAAAATTCTTTATCTTAGGTTCAGGCTTTAGCCCAGGATCTGGCTTTGGTTGAGGCTTTGGCTGAGGCTTTGGCTGAGGCTTTGGCTGAGGCTTTGGTTGAGGCTTTGGCTGAGGCTTTGGCTGAGGCTTTGGCTGAGGCTTTGGTTGAGGCTTTGGCTCTGGTTCAGGATCTGGAGTATAAATTAACATTCCATCTGCATCAATAATACCATGTCCCCACGAATAATCTTTTCCTTCTACACCTGCGTCGTCAGCATGCTCTTTTAACAAATCTCTAATTTCATCTACTGTATAACTATAACCTTCAGATTTTAATTTTGAAATAAGTAGAGCCACGACTCCAGCAACAAAAGGGCATGCCATAGATGTTCCGCTAAGGCGTGCATAACTTTTTTGTTTATATGTACTGTATATATTTACTCCTGGAGCAGCGATCTCGACTTGTTTACCTCGAGATGAAAAAGAGGCAATAGCTTTATTTTTGTCAAAAGCAGCAACAGCAATACATTCTTCTAATGCAGCAGGATAATTTACCCCAGCAATACCAGAGTTTCCTGCTGCGCAGATAACTACAATATTTGAATCGTAAGCTTTTTTTACAGCCTCTTGTATGCTCGAATTAAGTCTTGGACCTCCCAAAGACATGCTAATAATATCAACTTTTTTCTCTATACAATAGTTAATCGCAGATGCTATACCGGCAGAACTTCCTGAGCCAGAATTACTTAAACCTTTAACGCATAAACACTTAGAGTCAGGTGCTACACCAACCATTCCAGAGGAATTATTCTTTGCGGATATAATACCAACACAATGTGTTTGATGGCCATGTTTATCCTCTGCAGATTCTCCTTCGATAAAGCTTGGTCCCTCAATTGCATTATCTCCAATGTCAGGATGATTTGGAAAACCCGTATCTATCACACCTATAAGTACATTTTTACCTGTTGAAGTTTGCCATATTTTAGGGATATTTAATTGACTTAAACCCCAATCTGTTAATTGGGAAAAGGTTGAGTAAACTTTTTCAACCTTGATGGGGGGTAATTGAAATTCATCTTTCATTACTATATTATAATTCTTATTGACAACTTTCGCAAGTCCCACCATTTTTCATAGCTTCGATACTGCAAGCAGTAGCCTCTGAAGGCTTGGTGGAGTCGGTGTTAGCCTTTTCAACTTTAGACGCCGCACGATTACGAAGGTAGTATGTAGTCTTCAACCCGGCTTCCCAGCAATTCATATATACATCATTCAAATACTTTAATGAGGTAGATTTATTGTAAAGATTAAAACTTACTGCTTGATCAATCCATTTTTGGCGAGCTGCATTACATTCAATAAGTTTAAACATATCGCGGTCAAATGCTGTTTTGTATTTTTCTTTTAATTCAGTTGGAATGTCGCCATTAAGCAAGGATAAATCGCCATCAACACTTTTCACAAGCTCAGCAATTTTACTGTTCCAAAGACCAGCAGCCTTCATATCATCAATAAAGTGTTGGTTTGTTATAAAGAAGTTTCCGCTTTTATTTTCATACACAAAGAGAACCGAGAAATTTGGTTCAATACTTTGCTCGACACCATTGATATAACCAATTGTGGCAGTTGGAGCGATCGCCATAACATTACTATTCCGCATTCCATGCTCGGCAACGTGGCTACGAAGCTCTTTCCATTCAGATGTAAGGGTTTCACCTCCTCCGACACTAGAAGCCTTTCTGTATTCTGTGAGAACGTTATACGAATCTATTGGAAAAATATTTTGGCTCCATAGTGATCCTTGGTATGTTTCATATGAACCTTTTTCTTTTGCAAGGTTCGAGCTTGCAGAAATAGCGTTGTACGAATAAAACTCAAACAAATGATCATTAAATTTCACAGCCTCATCACTGTCTATATTGATGTTCATTTTGTGCAACACATCATGCAATGCCATCATACCCAATCCAATAGGACGATTTCTTAAATTGCTATTGCTTGCTTCTTTCGTAGGATAAAAATTAAGATCAACAACACTATCCAATGCTCGTATAGCAACATGTATTGTATTTTTTAATTTATCATAATCTAAAGTATTGTCATCTTTTAAATGATTGAGTAGATTGACTGATCCAAGATTACAAACCGCAGTTTCACCAATTTTTGTTTTTTCGCCTTTATCATATTCAGACGCTTTGGTGTGAAGTGTGATTTCAGTGCAAAGATTACTGCTGTGCACAATACCTTCGTGTTGATTAGTATAACGAATATTGCATGGATCTTTGAATGTGCACCATGGATGGGATGTTTCAAACAACACCTTTAGCATTTTCTTCCACAATTCTTTTGCAGGAACTACTCGATAGTTTTTAATGATACCTTCTTCTGCTTGATTACATAGTTTATTATAACGAGCGTCAAAATCTTCAGCGAAACAATCGTGCAAAGTTTTCCCATCTTCTCCAACTGTGTCTCGAGGATCAAAATAATACCAAGCATCTTCATTTTGAACTCGGCGCATAAATTCATCAGGAATCCAAGATGCTGTATTCATATCGTGACAGCGTAGACGATCATCGCCTGTATTCCTACGAAGATTAAGAAAGTCTTCAAAATCTAAATGCCAAGGTTCAAGATATGCACATCCAGCACCTGGACGCTTGCCACCTTGATTTACAGCAACCAAAAGATCGTTGTAAATCTTCAACCATGGAACTAATCCGCTAGAGATACCGTTTGTTCCCTTGATGTGAGAACCTGTAGAACGAAATGGAGTAACGTCTAATCCAAGACCGCCTGCATACTTGCTTTTTCGCGCTTCTTGCCAAGCGCCATCAAAAATACCGTCAATACTATCATCAAATGTATTAAGGTAACAACTACTCAACTGAGATCTAGCAGTTCCACTATTAAAAAGAGTTGGAGTAGAAGAAGTATACAAAAATTGACTAAAAAGATCATAATACTTAATCGCCCACTCTTCTTTATTCTCTTCGTTTAGAGCAAGTCCCATGGCAACCCTCATCCAAAAACTTTGTGGAGCTTCCATGATTTTGTCGTCTTCACGAATAAAATAACGATCTGTGAGAATTTGAATACCAAGATACTTAAAAGAGTTGTCTCGACGAATTCGAAGCGCTTCAGATAATTGAGTTAAATCATACTCAAGCATGCGCTCGTTCAGTTTTCCACTTTTAACCAACTTCTTGATTCCTTGAATAAAACTCTTGCGATATTGCAATCGAAAAGCGTCGCTGTCAACACCTTCCTTAAATACTTCTTTATATACTGTGTTGAGTAGAAGTCGAGCTGCGGCATAACTATAATTAGGCTCTTTCTCTATCTTTTCTCGTGCGCTTAATATAAGTGACGTGTCGATTTCTTTGGTTGTAATTTTATCGTACAGCTGAAGTTGTGCATCTAATACAATCTCACTGACCGAAACATCAGACACTCCTTCGCACGCACGCTCTACATTAGCATTAATCTTCTCGACAATAAAATCCTGAAGACGACCATTTCTTTTTTTTACTTTTATATCCATATTATGTTTTAAATAGTAACATTTAGTTGGGGTTATGTCAATTGAAATTATCTGTATGTTTATAACTTTTCAAGCTTGACAATATCATTGCGTTTTGATAAAATAGTTGGCATGTTACCTTTATTTAAAAGCCACTATTCAATCGGCAAGAGTATATTAACTCTGGATGATCCAATTACACATAAAGAAGGCGGATCAGACAGTGTTTTTAGTATTGCTGTAGAAAATAAATTAAAACAAGTGATCCTCGTTGAGGATTCTTTAACAGGATTTCTTCAAGCCAAAAAAAATGCGGATAATTTAAAATTAAAACTTATCTTTGGATTGCGCATTGATATGAGAGAGAATGCAAGTGTCGACCCAAAAGAAGAATCTGTAAAGAGTTCGCACAAAATTATATTGTTTGCACGAGACGCCGAAGGATGCAAATTACTAAATACAATATATAGTGAAGCATTCACCAAACATTACAACTGCGTGGATCAAAAAGTGCTAAAGAAACATTGGAACGATAAACATCTCATTCTAGCAATACCTTTTTATGATAGTTTTATTTATAACAATCTTATGAAGTTCGCAAACTGCACACCAAGTTTTGACTTCACCAAGCCAACATTCTTTATCGAGCAAAACGGCTTACCTTTCGACAATTTCCTAGAACAAAAAGTAAAAAACTACGCCTCTAAAGACAACAATAAAGTGGAATATACAAAAAGTATATACTATAAAAATAAATCAGACGTAACTGCCCTACAAACATATAAATGTATTACTGGTAGAACATTTGGAAACAAAACATTAAGTAAACCAAACTTAGATCACTTCGGCAGCAATGAATTTTGCTTCGAAAGCTGGAAGGAGAATAATGAAAGATAAACTATTACCACTTACGAAAATTTTCGTAGGAAAATCTTCCTGCAAGGGAAGGGGTGTCTTTGCCGCTCAAGACCTTGAGCAAGAAGAATTAATTGAAGAATCGCATTTCATAATTTCTGGTTGCGCAAGTGACCTTCAAGATGAGCAGCTGAAGAGATATGTATTTTCTTTATTTTATAATGAAAAATTCAGTGCAGAAGAAAATGAACGATTAAATTTTCAATCGCTTTTTAAGCTAAGAATTGATGACCAAGATATTCAAAATTCTTTCTTTCAAGAATTGAAAGATCTTGGATATGATGACTCTTCAAAAATTTTCTCAACAGCAGCAGTACTAGGTTATGGTATGATATACAATCACTCATTAAACCCTAATATAGAATGGGATATAGATTATAATGATTTTGTGTTTAAATATAAAACTAACCAAAAAATTTCCAAGGGACAAGAACTTTTTATAAATTATGGCAACCCAGAAAGAAAAGATTTAAAATGAAAGAATCACTACTTAGATTTCAAAAGAACAAAAATTATCTTGTTTTTGATTACGAAACCTGTAATCTCAACTTAACTGCAAACAATAAGCCTTGGCAATTAGCATTTCTTGTGATAAAGAATAATAAAATTGTAGAATCTAAAGATTATTGGCTCAAATGGGACGAGCTTCATGTGTCCCCAGAGGCTGCAAAAATTACAGGATTTACAGAAGCGAAGTATAAAAAGAAAGCAACCTGCCCAAAAGCTGCACTTGATCATTTAGAGAAGTATTTGTATGACGACTCTTATCTTAAGGTTGGACACAATCTACTAGGCTTTGATGTTTACATGCACAATCTACATCGTAAACTTGTTGACTCAAAGGCTCAAGCTGATTATAGTTACACAGAGCACCTTGTTGACACCTTGTGTTTGGCGAAAGCACTCAAGAAGCGAATCAAGTTAGATAAAGATGACGACTTTCTTGCTTGGCAATATCGACTCAACCACTTGATCGAAAGAGGTTTGAGTTGTAATTTAAAACAATGCTGCAAAGATTTCGACATCGACTTTGATGAAAAAAAGTTGCATGACGCTTTGTATGACATTACTGTTAATTTTGAAGTATTTAAAAAAATGATCTGGGAAATAGAAGTATGAGCGAATTCACAAAACAATTTACAAGTTATGAAGATTGCATTCCTCCAGGAGTGCGTCTTCCAAATATTAAAATCGAAGAGAAGTATTATAAAATGCTGGAAACATCTCCAGACATATCCAACTTTGACTTTCTTCGTAAACTATGTCATAAAGGCGTATACGATCGCGGAATCGATAAGTTTGATAATAAAAAAGAATACTTTGATCGTGCAAAATCAGAATTAAAAATATTAGATGAACTAGGATTTATTGATTATATATTATTAAATTGGGATATACTTAATTTTTGTCATGAGAATGATATTCCAACTGGCCCAGGCAGAGGAAGTGCAGCGGGCTCACTTGTACTGTATTTGATTGGAGTAACAAATGTTGATCCTGTAGAATATAATTTGTTTTTTGAGCGATTTGTTTCGAAAAGTCGTGCTCGCAAAACCGAAAAAGATGGAGTCACTTATCTTGACGGAAGCTTGTTGGCAGATGTAGATAACGACATCGCTTATGAGCGTCGTGCCGAAGTTATAGATTATATCGAGCGCAAACATCCTGCTCGTACCGCAAAGATTCTTACACTGAATACTCTTAGTGGCAAATTATGTGTCAAAGAATGTGGTAAAATTGTTGGTGAATTCACCGAGCAGCAAGTTAATGAAGTGAGTGATACTATTCCAAAACGTTTTGGAGTTGTTGTGCCCCTTCAGACTGCTATTGAAGAGAGTGAAAAATTTACCGATTGGGCGGCGCAGAATGGAGAAGTATTTAATATCGCCCTAAAGCTTGAAGGCTTAAACAAAAACACGGGTGTCCACCCAAGTGGTATTGCCATTTCGTTTGACACAATGACTGATATCTGCCCTGTGCAAACATCAAATGATGGTGCATTAGTCACAGGTTATGATATGAATTGGGTGTCTGAACTGATGGTCAAGTTTGATATTCTTGGATTGCGCACGTTAAGCGTGATTTATGATGTATGCAAGAGTCTTGGAATTGATTGTAATGAAATTGATCTTCACAATGCAGAAATATTCAAACCATTACAGGGCCTACGAGCGCCCCATGGCTTGTTTCAGTTAGAATCTGATACAAACTATCGTGTCTGCAAGAAAGTTAAACCACAGAGCCTTGAGCAGCTTAGCGCGGTTATAGCTATTGGTCGCCCAGGAGCTCTTGAGTTCTTAGGGGACTATGCGACTTATATCGAAACAAATGAAGCTCAAGTGATTCATGAATTTTTTACAGACGTTTTAGATTATACAGGAGGAATTCCGCTTTACCAAGAGCAACTTATGCAAATGGCGGTTAAAGTTGGATTTACTCTTGATGAATCAGAACAACTTCGTCGTATAGTAGGAAAGAAAAAGATTGACCAAATGCCTGCGTGGAAAGCCAAGATTGAAGAGAAAGTAAGACAGAAAGGATTGAGTCCAGATGTTGGAACAATACTTTGGAGCGTTGCAGAGGATAGTGCAAACTATTCATTCAACAAATCACACTCTTTAAGTTATTCAGTTCTTTCTGCATGGACTACATATCTTAAATTTAATCATCCACAACAATTCTTTCTTTCGTTATTAAAAATGACAAAGTATGAACCTGCGCCACAGGAAGAAATATCTAAAGTTAGTAAAGAATTATCTCATTTTGGTATAAAATTACTATCTCCAGACTTGGCCAAATCTGGCATGGACTTCTCCATTGAGGGTAAGGATATTCGCTTTGGTTTGAATAGTATAAAAGGCGTTAGTGAAAAATCTTTGCAGTCATTGCGTGATTTTCGTTCGAGTGAAACGCCAACTAAATATGATATTTTTCTTGCTGCAAAGCAAGCGGGATTGAATATTGGTATCTTGAGCGCGTTAATTCAGGCTGGAGCACTAGAAAGTAAAGGGTCTAACAGGTCACTTATGGTTCTTGAAGCTCAAGCATTCAATCAATTAACCGACCGCGAAAAACGAAACTTTATACTTCTCGGCGATAAATATGAATATAAATTATTAAATTGTATTGCAGATGCAAAAAAAGGTGATCTTGTGGGAGATGATGGTAAACCATTAATGAAAGAATCAAGGTTCAAAACATTCAAAAGAAAATATGATGTATATAAATCAATTTATGATAAAAATAAACAATATGAAACATTTGCAAATTGGTATTTTGAAACAGAACTTCTTGGATACAGTCACAGCTCTAATCTCAAAACATGTTTTACAGACAGTTACAATTCATTAAAAGATTCTCGCGATCTGCAACTCATGGATGCAGATGACAAGGGAAAGTTTATTGGTGTGGTGGAAGATTGTATCAAAAGAACCTCACGAAATGGCAACAAATATATGAAATTAAGTATCGCAGACGAGTATGGAAGATATGACGCAATGTTATTAAATTCTCGCCGAGGAAAATTTTATGACAGATATTTTGACTCTGACAAGAAAACTCCTGTAAAAAAGAGTATAATAGTAGCATATGGACGCAAAGGTGAAGATATTGTTTTTCTCGATTCATTAAATATAATGGATGAAAAAATCTACATGAAAATGTCAGACGTTAAGTAATTTAGCGTGTAAATCAATGAAGATGACTCCAAAACCAAACTTTACGCCGCGTGCGCAACAAGCGATCAGTGAAGCAAAAAGAGTAGCCACTAAATTCGGAAATGAATTTATTAGCCTAGAGCATTTGTTTTACGGAATGGTCAATTTGAATGCAGGAATTTTGAGCGAAATATTATTTTTATTACAGATCGATCAGGATCTTCTCAAGGAAGAGATCGAGAAAACATTTTATATTGTAGAAAGCGACAGTACTCAAGCTTTTATACCCGAAGATTTTCATGCAGAATATGATGAACATTTTCATCTTGTATTGAAAGTTGCAGCGAGTATTAGTGACAAACTCGGGCATGAATATGTTGGTGTAGAACACATGTTGCTAGCTTTATTAAAGTATGAACACTCTAGTATTCCCAGCTTTTTTGATCACTTTCATGCAAGTGAAGATGATATCATTGCAGAAGTACGAGAATATTTACATATATCAAAAGAACAAACCCCACCCAAACAAGATCGCATAAAATTCATCAAAAAGAATGCGCAAACAGTAAAAGAATCAAAACAACCAAACCTCGAAAAATTTGCCACCAATTTAAATGAAGCTGCAAAACAAGGAAAATTTGATAATATCATTGGTAAAGAAAGTGAAATATATGATGTGTCAGAAATTCTTTGTCGCAGAACGAAGAATAACCCCGTATTACTTGGAGAGCCTGGAGTTGGTAAAACAGCTATCGTTGAAGGTTTAGCTCAAAACATTGTAAAAGGTACATGCTCAGACTTTCTACTCAACAAAGTTATATACTCTTTAGACTTAGGATCCTTGATTGCTGGCACAAAATATCGTGGTCAATTTGAAGAAAGATTAAAAGGAATAATCGAAGAAGCAAAAAAGAATAAAGATATCATATTGTTTGTAGATGAAATACACACTTTAGTGGGAGCAGGAAGTGCTGAAGGCAGCATGGACGCAGCAAACCTTTTAAAGCCTCTTTTGGCTCGTGGAGAACTGAAATGTATAGGAGCTACAACTCAATCCGAGTACAAAAAAACAATCCTGAAAGATGGAGCATTGGATCGTCGTTTTCAATCAGTAAAAGTTATCGAGCCAAACAAAGAAGAGACGCGACAAATTCTTGAAGGAGTTAAAGATAAATACGAAAGCTTTCATAGCATACATTATCCAGAAGAAACACTAGATTTGATTGTTGATCTGTCTGCAAAATATATATTAGATAAGCAGTTTCCAGATAAAGCTATAGATATTCTCGATCAAGTAGGATCAAAAGTAAAAATTAAAAATATCGAACGCCCGCAAAAAGCAAAAGATATAGAGCAACAATTAGAACTGCTAGCAGTTCAAGAAGCTAACTTGCAGTCTATAGGTCAGTCTTACGATGAAACCGAAGATCAGCAATTAGATTTGCTTGAGCAGTATGACAAAATCATAACTGAATGGGCAAATAAAACAATGAAAAAACGCATTGCAGTTAAACCCAAGGACATATTCGAAGTTTTGAGTTCTCGCACAGGAGTTCCTGTTCAAGACATGAGCAAGAAAGATAGTGAAAAAATGCTTGGGCTACTTAAAAACCTTAATCGTAGAGTTGTTGGTCAAAAGCAAGCTTTGCAAGAAATCTCAGAATCTATACTTCGTTCGAAATCTGGCTTACAGGATCCTAATAAACCTGTAGGAAGCTTCCTTCTTGTTGGCGCAAGTGGAACAGGTAAAACTCATACCGCAAAATGTATTGCAGAATTTATTTATGGTAGCAAAAGCACATTAATTCAAATAGACATGAGTGAATACAGCGAAAAGATTGCTGCTACAAGATTGATTGGTGCTGCTCCAGGTTACGTAGGATACGAAGAAGGCGGAGAGTTAACTGAAAAAGTTCGCCGCAATCCATACAGCGTTGTTTTGTTTGACGAAGTCGAAAAAGCTCATCCAGAAGTGCTCAATATTCTTCTTCAAATTATGGAAGAGGGAGTTGTGACCGATAACAGTGGAAGAAAAATACATTTTAATAATTGCATAATCATATTAACTGGAAACATAGGCAGCGAGAAAGCTGCCAAGCCAAACATTGGCTTCGGTCAGAGTGATAGCGAATCAGTAGCAAAAGACAAACTTTTCACAGAGTTGAAAACATTCTTTCGTCCAGAATTCCTTAATCGCTTGAATGAAGTAATATTATTCAATGACTTTGATATCAAAGAGCTAGCTAAAATAGTGAAGCTTGAAGCGTCTAAAGTGGCAGATAAATTAATAGATAAAAACATAAAAATGTCTATCACACCAAGCGTATCAAAATATATTGCAGAGCAAGCTGCTAAAGAAAAAATGGGAGCTCGTCCAATAAGAAGAATAATACAAAAATTAATTGAAAATCAATTGAGCACATTACTTCTAAGCAAAAAATTGCCTGAAAATTCAACAATCAAGTTCTCTCTAATCAAAGGAGAACTAGAATACAAAATTACGGAAGAAGAGGTTTGATGGGATCGGGAAGTTCGGGATTTTTAACTTCCATAGGATCCTCGAACTTCTCACCTGGATTGTTGTGAAGATCCTTACTAGTGTCATTTTGTTTTTCATTATAGATGCTCATGCATGCGCCAAAACGATCTCCTTGAATAGGATAACGTTTCTTCATGTTTGCATCTAATATGCAACGAGTAACAAATTGATCACCGCTTTCTTGTGCAGAAGGAGTTGGATACCGTTTATCTTGATTAGATAAATAATTATTTTTCTCGGAATCAGATTCCTCTTCTTTTTGTGCAGGAAACATTTTTTCATACTCAGAATACTGTAAAGCTTTATCAATACTTTCGTATGCTTCATTTACATTCTTTCGAACCCAGTCTTCTAGCATCGTGTTATCGTTGACCATCTCATACATCAATCTAGCTTTTTTCCAAATGTGAAACAATTGAGATTTGATGATTTTATTTGGATTAGAATTACTTTCTGAAATTTCGCTCATGATAATGTATTACACTGTTTTAATTATAATATCCGTCGAGATTTGGATTTTGTCCTGTAGCAGGCGCATCAGCGCCGTGTACTTGATTAGGCTTGGCTCCATATAGGTTATATGCATGAACCAAATCTTTCAACCTTTCCTGGGAAGATAAGTATGCTTCATGATAACTTTTCGCAGTAAGATTTTTATTTGATCTTTGGATCATTGAGTCCCCTTCTCTTATAACCTGAAAGTCTGCATTACCATCGCTTCCGTCAATACCCCTTAATACCCTACGATGAGATTTGCGATTATACTCGCTAACATATAATTCTGTTAATATTGATTGTTCCTCAAGATTAAGCCCGCTAGGATTTGCCCCGCTAAATTGAGAATAAATTAAGTTATTTAATTCCCCCAAATGACCCTCAAGCCATCCAGATATTAAGCCAATTTGTGTTTCTCTAGCTGCTCCCTGCGGTTCGTAACCAATTTCTTGGTCGTGAATAAAAACCGCCAAATGACCAAGGTTTGTATCTGGATGTATGTCGTGAGCCATGTTAACCTCTCAAGTAATCGATAACCTCTTTATGCTTCGGATTGTTGGGGTCAAGGTGTAAAGGTTCTCCCATAACTTGAACACTTCCCTTGCCATGTAAACTTGCATCAAATGCTCGTTTAATCTTGTTTTTTAACACTGTTTTATTTCCAGCTGGAAATACTCCAACCTTAACTGCGAATGCTTGAAGATCTGTAAGATTCATATCTTGCAGCATATCAGTAAATACTCTTTTATCGTTGGTTTTAAATGGATTAATTTTTGGAATACCTAGGATTTCTTCAAGCTCGCGTGCCTTAGCGACTTGATCTTCATAACTTTTTCCGTTTGTTTGTTGAAGATTCTCAAGTTGTACTTTCTTCTTTTTTGCGGTTGCTTTTTTAGAAGCAGTAGACTTGCTCGATGTTGTTTTTTTGTTTGCCATAATTTATACCTTTTTCCTTTTAGGATTATACACTAATATATAGTAAATTGATAAAATAAAAAATCCACCCCAGTTTCCTGAGGTGGACCTTTTATAAAACGTTAATTTTTAAATTAAAATTAAACGATAAGACCAAGTAATACGCGATCGTCGATGATCATGCGACCCTCTTCAAGAGAACCGTAATAACCAATCTTGGATTGACGTGTTACGAATTGATCGTCGGATACGAGAGAAAACTCATCTCCGGACTCGGAATCGGTAGCTACTGCACGAATCATGGATTCGCGACTAAGGTCAGCACCAACAAGGATTTGCTCACTAGCACCATCGAATGTTGTTGCGCTAGCGCTCACAGAATAGTGATCACCATAGTCTGTACTACCTGCAGCTGTATCAAAAACAGTATTCCATTTTTGACCATTACCCAATTCATTATACTCTTGAATGGATACGCCATAGAACTCAGGAATGCCAGCGCTATTGAAAATAGCGTCACGCATTGTGTCGGTACCAGCAATTCCGTCTCCAGCAGTTGGTACTCCACCAGCTCCACCAATTGTGTTAATTGGGTTGTAAGCTAAACCACGAATTTCTTCTACGATTTCAGGAGAAACAAGAAGATCTGTGATTCCGCGTCCGCGACGATCAGCAGGTGTTCCGCCAGTCCAAGAAGTATTAATTCTTTTGGCCTTAGTGAACAATTTATTGAGGTCTGAGAGTAAGAAGCGATTAGCTTGTGCAGAACGCATAACGTGTTTTTCGCTATTCGTTACAGCGTTAGCTAAGGCAGTCATTATCATTGTAGCAGAAGTTTTTTCTTGCTTAAGAAGAATTTCTTGTGCCATACGTGTGAATGTCTTACTAACAACGTCAAGTCTGGAACGAGAAGCATAACGCTTATCGAAACTCAATGCACTGTCGAGAGTATAAGTTGTGAACTTAAGCTCGCTTTGTGAAGGAGCAACTTGGTTGGTAGGAAGTCCACCAGGAACTGATTGACTCCATACTTGGATGTAATCTTCGTCAGTAATGTCGTGGTAAAGATCCAAAGGAATACTTGGGCTCTCGTCACTGTTAAACTGAAGACTAGTAAACATGTTGCTTACTGTAGGGGCTGTGTTAACAACTTCTGCCAAAACTGGACCGATAAATTCGGCTAAAGCAGTTTGAGCTTCATATGCAACATCGCGATTCTTCGAAGCCATAGCTTTGATAAGCTCGGCTTGCTCGGGAGTGTTTTGTAAAGTAATTTTCATTTTCTTAAATTTCCTTTCTTAGAAGCTGATTTTGCAGAGAAACTTTGCAGAACTATCGCTAGTATCAGTTCCTGTTGCAATTACTTTTCCTACAACAGCTGTTCCAGCACCACTAGTACCTGCTGCGGCCAATTGTCCAGCTACAGAAGAGATAACAAGGTTATCGTTTAATGAAGGAGCACTTTCAAAAGCTGCTGCAGTTAAAAGAACTAATCCTTTGGTCAAAACAGGAACTGTTTGTCCAGGAAGAACTCCTTGCGCTTCATCAAGCTTTTGTTTGTAGTACAACATTTTTTCACCATTTTCATCAAAAGCAAGAGTTTCACGAAGTGTGATTCCCAGAGCTTTGTCTGCGGTGTCAGCGTCAGCAAGCGCAACAGTCATACCGTTAGAGGGGTATGCGTTAAATCCGACATGTGAACCATTGCTTGCTCCAAGGTAATCTCTAAGATTACCTGAAGTGGAAAGCGTGGATGGTGCATCACCGGGGAGTGCGCCCGCAGCTACTTGAACAACAACACCTGCGTCAAATTCGCCGCTACCGCTAGCAACAAAACTCGAAAGAGTTGCTGAGCTAACGTCAAGCGAGAACAAATTGACAACGTCATGTTCGCTGTAGTCTCGGTATGGTAGTATTCTTTTTGCCATAATTTTTTTCTTTCTATATATTAGTATGAAATTTTAACAGATTCTTTGAAAGTCTTGGAAAGACGATCACGAAGTGAGTCTCCATCCGAAGAGCTTTCATTGTTGTTTACAACAGCAGCTTCTTCAACTTCAAGCGAGTCAAGAGCTTCAGATACTTCGTCAGAAGTTTCTTCTGTAGCTTCTACCTCTTCTTGAATTTCGGATGCTTGTGCAACTTCAACTTCAACTTCTGTTTTTTCTTCTGTCGCAGCTTCAACTGTTTCGAGGCGCTTTGCAACTTCTGCAGCTACGCGATCTTCGAATGCCTTTTGCTCGGCAGCGATAAATTCTTTGTTTTTATGTTTCCAAACCTTAGCAAGCTTTTCTTGATAACCTGCAAAACTTTCTTCAGTTTCGTCAAGGTCAGTAAGTTCAGACGCTACGATTTTAGAATCTTCTTCGTCAAGGTCATAGATTTCGTTCAACATCTCCATGCGAGCATTAAAACGAACTTCAGATTCGCGAGCAGTATTTTCTTGCTCGAGAGCTGAAAGCTTCTCTTGAGTGGATTGCAGTTGCTGTTCTACTTCACCCATTTTCTCTTGAAGAGAATTTTGAGCCTGAACAGCTTCTTCTTTTTCAGCTTTAGCCTTGTCGAGATCAGCAACGTATTGTTCGCCTTTCTCACGGATAGCCTCGATAAACACTTTTGAGATGCTTGCGACGCTCTCTTCAGAGAAATCTTGGTTGCCAAGCTTTTCGTCTAAAGCTGCTCGGAATTCATTTATGATTGTGTCTTTGTCCATAATAGTATTATTATTGGTTTCTTTGTTTAGTACATTTTCTTGTGAGGAATGGGAAGTTTTTTTGCTTTTTGTTATTAATTCGTCGATTGGCTCATTTCTGCTTGATGTTGCAGCCTTGGGTTCACCTTGTTGAGTGACTAAACCTTTTACATCTGCCGCAGGGTTGGAAGTGAAACCTATTCCTAATGGATATATCTCACCAACAATCAAGCGATTAACTTTTCGACCGTCTTTCAATGCCCCTTTTCCTCCCAAAGATTTTAAATAAGGAGAGTACGCTTTAATCTCTTGAGGATCTGAAACAATTGTTGATTCGTGCAAGTCATCTCCACCAACAGATATTACATAATCATTAAAACCAACTTCCCAACTTGTAGAAACAGTTTGATAATAATCGCTTTCTGGGTCGGTTGAGTTCATAACCAAATCAGTAAACTCTTTACTCGCCGTTTTATAGACTACTGCGGCAAGTGCAATATTGTAAGCGCCTTCAGTAATCAAAGCTTCGTCATCACTTATTAATTCAGATGAATCATCATATCTTGAGAATCCGGCAGATACGATATGCCCAACAATTCTATCTCTATCGTGTTCAATGTTAGTTGGTTTATGAATGAAAAAATCTTTGATTGCTACAGCAGCCTCGCTATCAATACCATCTCCATTTTTATTAAATTTATTTACTACTGCTGCATTGAATGCCACTCCAAGCAGGTCAATATTTCTATCAAGATCGATATTTTGAGGAATCAGAGGCTTGAGCGAATCAAGAGATGCCTGGCTGATATTCGAATGCTCGATGTCACTTGATGCGAAAACTACGCTATCAAAAGTCGCGGTGTATTTATATTCTTTAGACATTTAAATAAAATGTACACTCAGTTTATAAACATGGGAGTAAAGCTATAATCAATATTCTCTGTTTTTGCATTCATCATATCATAATAAAGTTTAACCATCCAATTGCCAAGTACAAGAGCGGAATAACTGTCTTTTCTCGCTTTTTCTGGACCAGTTTGACGTTTCAAACTTGGCGGTAAATCGAAATTTTGAGTACCTCCCGCAGATGTTGTTATCTGAACAAGGGAGCACTGCGTCTTGATTAGATTCATCATATCAAACTGATGTTCAACAAAGTCGATCATTTTTGCAGCATTTGTTTGACGCTCTAAACTTTGCGATGTTCTCAGGAATTTTATATCCTGAATAGGTATTTTTTTGTTGCGTTGCTCATTGTATGCATCATCAATCGCGCGGCTAGCAAAGAATATTCTGTGATGATCAAAATTCGCCTGCAATAATTCATTTGCTAATCGTATCCATTGACTGGTAGGTTTTCTTAGGTAACAAATAGTTTTATCATCAAGATTATACTCTCTTTTCCCTTCAATAAGTTTTTCTTGGTAGTGCTCTAGATCATCAAAGTTTGTGTTTAGACATTGTATATTGATTTTGTTTTTCTTGAACAAACTACTTTCATTGCATGCATTGATAAATTGTACGCCTCCATTATAATCGCCGACAATAGAGACAATATTAAAATGAGTTAACAAGTAGTGAAAATAAAATATATGTTGTTTTAAATTTGTTCCGCTGAGCGCATAACTATGAACGACAGTTCCATTTTTTTTGTCGTCATTCAACTTGAGTACCATCATTGCAAAGTCATCACTACTTTCACTTTCTGCCCAACTAGGGTCAAATGCAAGAATATATTTTGCACCCACTTCACCGCAGACCTCTATAGTTGGATTCTCTCCGTCCTTGAGAGTGCAGGATGCCATTTTGGATGTTTTAAAGTATCCACTACTATCATCAGTGAATATCGATCCAAACTCTCGATCAAACTGACTCTGACTCATTGTGGATTTCGCTTGATTTAATAGATTTTGGTCATACAACTGTTTTGGCGCACAATCATAACTAAATTGCATTATTACTCTATGAGCATCACTTTGTTTTTTGCTGCCACTTCGTATCAAATTTTCAAACTGTTCGTATGCTTTGTACATATACTCAAATTTATAACTTGCAGAAGAAAGTGCTATAAGTTTATTATTTTTCCAGACGTGTCGATCATCTTCACGCATCTTTCCTTGTTCAATTAGATCAGTTTCTAAATTATACAATGATTCTCGTTGTGTTGGATTTTCTACGACACTCAAGAATGGTATAATGACCTCATTATAGATCCGCTCAGGCATTAATGCAAACTCATCAATTATGATTCTATGAAAACGAAAACCACGAAGCTTTTCACCGTCACCAAGTGGCAATGCACGAATTCTACTACTGCCAATTTCGAGCAGCCACTCGTCATTACTTTTTGATTTGTGCGTGATGCATTGTGAAAGATATGCAGCTCCAGGTTTGCTGGCAATATCTTCTATTTTTTTGAAGATCATTTTTGCCTGACGAAATGATTTAGAAAGTATTCCAATCTCAACTCCTTGATTTAGTAGTGCATCAAGATACGCATAAATTGCGGTGGTGAATGATTTACTCATACCCCGACTCCACACACCCATGAAGTAATCTGTCTCGAACATAGCCTTGATTGCCATATGTTGAAAGGGAAACAGTTGTACACCGCTCACCAAGTCAGCAGTGAATGTGATATTTTCTCTTAAAAACTCATACAATAATAATTTAGCTTCCTTTTCTTCAATAAAACCTTTAATCTCTCCAAGTTTTTTGTTAAAGTCTTCGTCTCCTCTGCGCGAAAGTTGATTTCCTGTCTCCCAAGCCATTATATTAATTTATTGCTGATGTAATATTGTAAATCAACATTCCATAATTTCTTACCTAACGTTAAAATTTTTGGAATTAGTTGTTGGGACTGTTCCCTGCCACCTGTAAAAATAAACTGGCAATTACCAGAGAAATCGTGCGCTAATACCCTCATGTTGTGATAAATATACTTCATGTTGGATGTGTGTGGCGACCATTTATTACGCTTTTCCATGGTACTCATATCTGTTTCTGTTACCACAAAAAGGTAACTGTCAAAATCTTTCGTACGTTGAAGTTCTGCACGAAATCGATCGAGGTTGTTTTTGCTTAGCGTGGACTTGAAATCCGTTTCGCTTTTTCGATCAACGTATGTATAATCGTAATGATTGCTGCCCACAGCATAGTCTCCAAAGTCTAATTTTAATGATTCTGAACTGTCAAACTCAAGAGGTTGTTGTTCACGGGTGTCGATAAATATTTTAACATCATCTGGTACAGGGTTTTGCCATTCATCTGGCAAGCGCGTGCTAAACAATGGTTTTACTCCAACTAAATCACAAGCTTTGCTATATGAGCCAAAATGCTTTTGATATAAATCAACAGTAGGCATTTCGCTCGTTTTTAGCTCTACATGTGATGGACCAAACTTCAACTCCTTACGCTTAATTCTTCGATCAAGCAATTCAAGAATATATTCTTTTACTTGTTTATCGGGGGTGCTTTTGCACCAATCCAACAACTGTTGTCGGTTAGCGAAATCTCGGTCAAAATATTGTTCTTTATTTTTAAATGGTAAAGGGCTCCCAGTGAGCAAATTATTTCGAGGATAATATTTGGTATAATATTCTGCAAGAGTAATTTTGTGAGAGCGTAAATGCATATGTAAACTTTTCTGGCTCTCAAATTGCGCAGAGCATATCTTACACTGATTCATTTTTCTAAATTACGTCTTCCTTGGATATACCAAGTACTCTAGCTTTCCAGTCAGGCATAGACTCTAAATGATCAGCTTCTTCTCGTGCAGCTTGCTTTTGAAGTTCGGCGATTTTTATCATAACTTCACGCTCTTCTTCTTCTTGAAACAATTGAACAAGCGCAAGAATATTAGCATTTTGTTGTTGCTTTGTGTTGATTCTTTTGGAACGATCACCTTGAAGTTTTTGAATGAGAGATTCCATTCTTTTTTCGCATTGATTGTATTCCTCGCTTTTTGTTTTTAATAGTTCTGCCAATCGAACAGTTAGATCTTGTTGATCTTCTGCCTCATCAAACATTCTATTCAATTTATTGATTGCGCCCTGTATATTTTTTAAATGTATATAATCCATACATACATTGATGTATAAATTAATTTCATCACTTGTTAAATCTGGTTTATCCCAGGTTGCACGCACAAATTCTGCCTCAAATAAATCGCGATCTTCTTGACTGTCATAATTATTTATAACTTGTATAAAGCGGGGAGAAGCAAGAAAGCCACCTAACGACTCAATTCCTTTTCTTTCCGCCATACTCAATTTATTTTCATCAATACGAGTTTGAGCGTAATCATTTATTTTCTTTATGATCTTGCTTGGAGCTTTGGGCGGAGAGTATTTCCTAAAGGTTGCGTCTTCAATCGCAGGAGTTGTTAGGTGTTCATTGCTTTCAACATATGCATGAATAGCGACGTATTCTTGGCCAACCTTTGTTATTCTTGCGTCTGGAAATAATATAGCTGCAACTTGACCGCAGGTCATACCATCACTAATAGAATTATCAATAAAGTCTTTTTGCTCTTGATTTAAAGCTATTGGGTCTTTGGCTCCAAAATGTCGAGTTTCATAATTTATCTCATTATCTGCAAGGAATTTTCTTACAGCTCTTCCCTGCTTGCTACGACCATCAATATCTTGTAATTCTGGAAAAACTAATTTTGTTAATTCTGTCAGGTCATTGATATCTTTAGCGCTTTCGCGGATAATATCTTTCTGTTCTTTAGTTAAATCCACGGTAGATCAGTTCTTAGGGATATAACATCCTCTCTGGCCAATATATCTTGAGCTTTTTGCTTAAACATTTTCTTTAAGTTTTTTATTTGCTTGTAACCTGCTTTCCTGCCCTTTTCACTTGTCTTGTAACCCATTTTTTTAGCAACAACCTCTTCATCTAAATGCTCAACAAATAATAATTCATATACTTGATATTGTTTTTCGTTTAACTCTTTTTTCATATGAATGTTTAATTTCTCTTGTGCATCAAGAATATTAAAATTATAATCTTTCATGGCTCCAACCTCATGAGTATGATTTTCTAGGGCTAGAGCCATTTTGATTCCGTAAGCAGGCTTCTTTGTTCGCTCCCACTTTGCATATAAGGGGCAAGAGGAGTCTTGTAGGCCGCTTTTGGTAAAGCCACACAAAGAAGCCTCACCTCCATCTTTTGTGGCACAATTTTGATTAAATGGACAGTTTAAGCAAGGCCTCACAAAGTTGCTGTAATTGTTTCGCAAAATGTTCTTCATCTGATTGGTAATAATTTTATTGATCCACGGCTTTAAGGATCTTCGTTGATCCCATTGATGCCATTTTTTATGAATGTGAGCTTTTATGATTTGCTCAACATCTTCAAAATCAAACCAAGCAAGAGAATCAAGAAACCACTTGCCTCTTCTTTTTTTTATTTCAAGATCAATTTCGTCAGATTTGTCCTCGTAGATGAATTTAGGATTTTCTTGGTCTGCCACGTCTTTTAGCTTTTTTTTGAGAAGGTTTGGGTTGATCATTTTTATTAGCAGCTTCTATTTCCTCGAGAGGGAGAATATCCTTGAGACTAAATTTATTTTTGTCTTGTTCGATGCTGTATGAAAACTTGGTTATATCCGGAACCTCGTATACATCTGTACCATCGGGATCCTCGATCTCTGCGCGTTCAACAGGAGTTCGTCGTTTTTGAGCTCGACGGATGGGTGTCGACTTGCTTGCGCTAGTCGAACTCGTTTTAGCCGCAGATAATATGTTTATACCCTCTCCACAACCACCGCAAAATTTCGGGGCTTGAATAGAGTACATATTTTTAAAACCACAATGAGGACAATATGAGAAAGCCATAATATATTTATATTATAGCTTAAAATATAATTATATCAAATAACCGCTAATTACGCGTGCTTGTTTTTTTACAAATTCTTCAGCTTCTTCTCCCCATGCGCGATTTTCCTTAACATAATCCAGTACAATCACACCAAGAATACGACCATTTAATGTTTTAATAGGTCGTGCAAATATACTTTTAACACCCTTTTCCTCAAGAAATGATTTGAGTGTTATATCTTCTGTATATTCTTGTAGATTTTGACATATAAATGTTTCCTCCTTGGCAATATTTTTTACTAATCCGTGGAAATTTGATGTTCGAATGTTTTGCAATTTGTGGCATTCTGCACTAATTCCTTCACTAACCACCTCATATGTGCAACTCAATTTTTGTTGACTGCGTCCTGAAAAATAATGCTCCCCATTATGAAACTCAAGAACATACACTCGATCAGCTTCAGTTTCCTGCTGAAGGTATTCAATCGCCGTGATTACATTGTTATGGTGGCCTGGGTCATACTGAAATTGTTTACTCTTTTTTTCGTCATACTTCATCTTGAAATATATACCGAATACTGCAGTAGCTGCAGAAACTACGCCTGTTAAAACACTAATTATATCAAGCCCACTATTCATTTTTTAATTAATTTCGACGAGAGGGTCAAAAGCATAACCGATCCTATTATAATTGAGAACCATAATAAGGGCCCATAAACATCAAGCTTTTGCAATTCATCACTAATATATGATACATTATTTTCTTGCAGAGGAGAAGCTTTTTCCGCTATTTCTTGCGGTTTCTGTATGATTTTTTTTACGCAACCACTAAATAATAAAAAAAATAAATATATATACTTCATCTGCGTTTACTTGGTATCGCATAAAATCCAACAACCATAAAACACAAATCCATAAAACTTGCCAACATTAACCCTCCAGTCATTTTGATCATCTCCCAATCTTTACCTCCAAACAACCAACTAGCAAAACCCAATCGACCACCATCTCCTTTGGGCACGATAAGGCTGTATTCTATTTGTGGATTCATTGCATAATAGATCATCAAAAAACACATAGTGAAAGTGATGCTCATAAATAATATTCTACGTGTCACTTTAACAAAAGGATCACTGCTATTTTTTTCTTGACTGTCGATCAATGCTTTTAACATTGTTTCGTCTCTTGCCGCGAGCGCCAATTGATCTTGACGTTTTTGCTCAAGCCATGCATTCAATAAATTACAACCGAGCTTTATTCCGGCACCTATGATAGTGTTTAATATTGGTCCCATGATATTTTATACACTTTGTTTAGTGTAATATATAATATGAATAAATATGCTTACTATAAATTGCTGCTGGTTTTAGGAATATTCACTGTTAGTGTTTGGATATTAACATCTTGCCTAAAAACAGATCTAAGTCAAATCAAAAATATACCCACTCAAAAGGAATATAAATCGAAAATAATATATCATAAAGATTTAGGATATTATTTTAATCGACAAAAAAGTTTTAATAGTGTTCAAACACAAGTTCCAACAGACATTCAAATGTTGATGCTTGACTCAAAATATCAACCATTAGATTACTTTTTTTGGAGAAAATTTAATAGTTGGTTTAAAGACTTAAAGTTTCAAAATGGAATCATGGCGGGCGTAGACAATAGCGAAGCTTGGGATTGCGATAACTTTGCTATGCTTTACAAATCACTTGCCAGTATATCCGCCTACAAAGGTAATGGAAATGTAGACAGCGCAGTCGGACTTGTGACTGTTTTACAAATCAATGAATTTGGAGGTGTTCCTGCTGGAGGTCTGCACATGTTAAACATTGTATTCACTTCAAAAAATTGGTATATATTTGAACCGCAAACAGGAGAATTCATAGAATTGCACAAATATCCAAATCAAAAGTACATACAATACATTATAATGTAAAAAATGTAAAGAATGTGTAATATACATCATATGTCACAACGAAACATCCTAGAAACACTTAGTAAAAATCTAAACTCTTATCAGTCAACATGTTGGCTAAAAACAGAAAACGCAAAATTAAATGGCGCGACTCCTGCAGAATTGATGATGGAAAATAAACTTGACAAAGTGTCAAAAATATTGCCCGACGAAATTAAAAGAATAAAAAGTAAAAAAAACTAATTTTTTCTTACAGGTTACGGTCTGAGTGCTCCCTGGATAGTCGCAGTGAATTTCATTTGATTCGCAGCTAAAAATGAGCCTACAGAAGTAGGGTTGTCGCTGCTACTTGATATCATAATTTTTACTTTATTGGACACGCTAGTGTCTAAACTTATAGAATATGTTGTGCGAAGATCTATATCTGGACTAGTTATTCCTGATGGCGAAGTTGGACTCTTATAAATATAAGTAAAATTAGCAATATTAAATTCTTGGGAGACTCCACCTATCTGAAAATCATTGATTTGATCTGATCCTCCGCTTTTTGTATATTTATATGAAAATTGAGATCCTACTGTTGGAGCAGCAATAGTCCATTGATTTGGTTGAGTAGCATGCATTGATCCGTGAGAAACAATTTCTGCAGTTACATCCAAAGAAAAAGAAGATCCTGATGAAATCAGATTATTCTCATTAAATTCTATCAATCCAACGTGCGAAAGTGATGAACTGGTACTAGCGAAAACGGTCGCGTTTTTGGAATCAACGTATGGTTGTGTTTCTTGAAGCGCTGTGAATAAATCACCTGCGATCATACGAAATGTTCCTCCTCCAGGTGTTTGTATAATAACAAAGTCACTACTGGGCTGAAAGCTTGATTGTGAGAGTAACGGTAAATCTTCTATTCTTTTGTCGGCCATATCATATGGTACACAATTTTATTTTTTTATAAATTATATTTTTTTGTGTATTATATATTCATGAATGACGCGCTAGGAAAAATAAGTATTTTATTGTTGCTTTTTTACATGGGATGGTTTATACTAGATCAAAATAAATTAATACAAAATCAACGCGAAACAATTCAATCCATGAAGACTCAACTGTTTCTAGATGAAATAATATTAAAAGAATATCAAAAAAAATTTAAAACACAGAGCAAATACTTATAATACAACATGACAGATCAAAACAATCAAACAAACGAAGATAATACAAACAATTTATCAATCGAACGTAAAAATGCTGCTATTGTATTAGCAAATGAATTTATGGGACAAGCTACTCTTGGAGAAGCTCTTTCTCAAGTATCCTTGAACGCACTCATTCAACTCGCTCAAAACAAAGCTGTTGAGCAAGGACAACAACAAGTTCAAGAAATGACTGATGAACAAGTCGATCAATTGCTTGAAGTTGTGGCCCAAAAACAACAACAAACAGAAGCTGCCGCACAACAAGCAGTAAGTGACGTTTCAAAACAAACAGCAACCTCTTAAAAACTTAAAATAAAATGGCTGATAAAAAAATTACCGATCTAGTAGAGCTTAATGCAAGCGCTGCAAATGATGATTTATTGGCCATTGTTGATGCTAGTGATACTACAGGTTCTAGCGATGGAACATCTAAACAAATTACTGCTGCAAATTTATTGTCTGGTGCGCCCGACAATTCAACCCCTGTTACACTCGCCACTGTCGCAAGCAATTACTTGTCGTTGAGTGGACAACAACTTACGGCAGGTACAGTTCCAGTTTCATTGGGAGGTACAGGAGCAACAACTGCTGCCGCTGCTCGTACAAGTTTAGGTGTTGATGCATCAGGAACCGACAATTCAACCGATGTTACGCTAGCCACTGTCGCAAGCAATTACTTGTCGTTGAGTGGACAACAACTTACGGCAGGTACAGTTCCAGTTTCATTGGGAGGTACAGGAGCAACAACTGCTGCTGCTGCTCGTACAAGTTTAGGACTTGGAACAGCTGCAACTCAAACCGTAGGAACTTCGGCAAATAATGTTGTACAATTAGATGGATCCGCAAAATTACCTGCTGTTGATGGATCTGCATTAACCAACTTGCCAAGTCCTGATGTAAACGGACTCCTCACCACCGCCCTACGAGGCACGGACAACCCGCACATCGGAGCGAATCCTAATCAGAGTTTCAAGGTTGTCGATAATCCGAGCAAGTCAGTCATGATCATAGCAGATGCGGACGGCAACTTGGACTTTTTGGTAAAGAGTGACTCAGCTAGTATCTACCTAAACACTCCGTCTGCTAGAAAGGCGGCTTCGTTTGGATTTAGTGTAGTCGAAGATTCGACCGAGCCTGACATTGAGGTGGTGGGTACTCTAGCTGGTGCATCTGAAAACTACTCTGTTATCTCAGGAGACTCTGACTCTAAAGGAGCAAACGGCTTACCAATTCGCCAAGGCTTTCAAAACCCCGACATAGGGGCAAATCCGGCACCGATCTTAATCTCAGGCGGTACAATCGCTTAACAACATTCTAACTTAGAACACACATATTATGGCAACAGTATACATATTCAACGGCACACAAAGCGGAACCGCAGATGGTTCTTATTCAGATCCTTATGATTTATCGAACATAACAACCGCAGAATCAGACGCAGGTAGTGGTGGAATTGTTATTTTTAAAGATGGTGCGTATACAGGAACAAGTTTAACTTTTGCTGATGGTTCTTTAAATTACCCGCTTACTTATAAAGCAGAAAATGCAAATGATGTTACCATTACTATGTCTACGAAGTTTACTTTTGGTAATACATCGTTAGCTAGTAACTTAACTTACCAAGATTTAAAATTTGTAAACTCAGCCACCAGCATTGGGGATCGAGTTGTGTTCAGGCAGTTATCTACGGATACATCGATTAGGCATTTTGCCGATCGTTGCACTTATGAGTCTTTTGTATTTGGAACTTATTTTGCCCCAGCAAGCGATCAAGAAAGATTGAGGTTAACCAACTGCGTTTATAAACACACAGGTTCATCACATTGGATGGGTCACCTTAGTGATGCAACCGCACAAGACCTTGAATTAATTGGATGCACTATTTACTCAAGCGGTACAGGTACATCTATTTTTAATCGGTATAATGTTACATTAAAAAATACTATTATTTTCGATCCAAATAATACAATAACAACTTGGCAATCCAACGGGTCTACTACGATAACAGGGGCTTGCGATTTAGTTAGGGCGGATGGAACTGATTTAAAAGCAGATGCGAACAACATCGCTCAAGACCCTCAATTCGTAGACGCCGCAAACGGCGATGTACGCCTCCGCCCATCCTCTCCTTGTATCGGTGCTGGAACCGCAAGCTAAGTAGTCATGCCATTAAATAAACTGCACAAGAAGGACTTTACCATTGCGGTGAAGACGGGTACTGACGCAAATAGATCAAAGTTTTCAAAAGAATGTGTTCAAGGTGAATTGTACTTTGCTACTGATACAAAAAAAATCTATGTGGCAGAAACAACTGCTGGTGAATTTGATGCAACAATATCTGAGTTTACGTCTAGCGCAAGTGGAATAGGAGGTAGTTTCTCAAACCGTTATGCTTTACAATTGAATGGTTCCAATCAATATCTACACAGCTCAAGCACAACCCAGTCGTATTCAGTTGGTACAATTTCACTTTGGTTCAAGCTAGACTCAACTATTACCGCAACGTCATCAGTGCAGTCATTGATTGGTTTTGGGGGATCATACACGGGTTTAGTTTTAGGCGCTGATACAGGCTTAGTTAGCAACGAGATACTTATGTTCCGTACCTCTACAGCTAATTATGCTTATACGGATGCCGCTGGCTCAATAGATACAACTTGGCATCATGTTGCGGTTACTTGGGATGGAGCAGCCTCTGAATACAAGATTTACCTAGACGGAACTCAGGTAATGAACACTAAAACAGGCACTCATTCGCAAGCAACTATAGATGATGTAATCATAGGTTTTAGGGATGCAAATGGAGGATACTTTGACGGAATTATTGATGAAGTAGCTATTTTTAGTCAATCAATGACTGCAATAGAGGTCGCTAATCTACAAACCAACGGAAAACCAAATGCATTAAACCTTCTTACACCTCAACCGCTAAGCTGGTGGAGGATGCTTGACAGTGAAGGTGGATCAGGCTCTTCAGTAGCTGATGATGGAACACTTACAAACGATATGGATCTTATAAATTCTCCTACTCCTCACGATTTAAGTATTGGGCCCGACTCTATTTATAAGGCATGAACAAATTTGTAATTATAGAAACCTCAAAAGTATCTACTGTAGACTTCAACCAAGTTTTAGAAGATTCAGCAGACACGCTTCGATACTCATTCGATGGCACTAAAACATTTGTAAATTATAAAGGCGACCAACCCTCTTTCTTGGAAGGAAAATTAGAACATACTAATGCTGAAATACTTGAGATCCTAAAGGGTGACGAGTGGGCATTTTCTGCAGCGAGTGATTAACACTCAATCAAAACCTCTAACAAAATCAAGCAGTCTAATAATCTCATTTAAATTATTACAATCTATACGATCTGTAATGATGTTGCACCCTTCTCTGGTTCCAATACTATATCCATCTTCTTTTTCATCTTCGCGAATCAGATCGCTAATAAAATCGTGCGCTCCGTGAGACTTTAACCAATTCCAGTAGATTGCACGTGTTCCAAGAGGACAAACAAGCAAAATATCATCAAATATATAAGTTTTTGCATACAATGTAATATCGCGAAAACAAGAGATTTCACTGGGTGGTTCTGTTAGGCAAGATTGTATTTTTAATTGCATTTATATTTTATATATATCTGTATTATTTATTAAGAATTTTGTTTTATTGGGAAAATAAATTTCGCGGTTTGTCCTGACATGATCGTATCAAGACGAGAAGTTGCTCCATGTTCATTAACTTGTGTCCACCTAGGAATTGTATAGTTCATATCATTCCAAACCAACCCCTGCTCAAAAACATTGTCAGGTTTTTCAAAATTATCGAATATTAATTTATGACTTTCAATTGATCCAGTACTGCGATAGACGCCATGACTTCTGGCAATTATCGCTGAAGGGTCTTGAGGTATCCAGGGGCCATTTGTTTTATTTGGAGTAGTATTTAAAGAATTCATTTCGTCCATACAAAATCTGCCATAACTATAATGGTCTGCGTTATGCCAAATTTCTTTAAATATAGAAATATCGTGGGCTGAATTTAATTGAGAATGTTGCCACAATCCAGTCCCAGCCCCGTTCCAAGTGCTCGGAGAAAGGTAAGATAAATCACCCGTTCCAGGAGATACTTGCCCATCAGGCGTATTTTTAAACATATCATAAACCATATTCAAAACCGTCTGATCTAGTGTTGCGTGTGGAACCGGGCTGGATCCATCAAGAGCTCGACTTAAATAATCATTTTGATGAATATAAGCAGAAACTGCAATGTGTCCAACATAATTTAGGTTACCAGATACAAGTTGATTCTTAAATGTTTCATCCATATATGTATATATGCTACGCTGGGTATAATTTACCTGACTGGGCCAGGATACTGGAGACGCCTCTCGCAGATTTGGAAATTGACCGGTAGATGCCATTTTTTTGTCTCCTCCGTCTTTATCAAGAAATACAAGTAAAACACAAACTTTTGTTTGATAATCATCTTGGTAATCCCCCGGAAATGCGCTTTGATTATAAGGCTGATAGCATTGAGAAGCATGCACAAAACCAACAACGCATTTATTCTCTTCAATAGACCATTCTCCAGACATATGATCAAATGGATTACAAGAAAAATTACCAAAAACACTCGATGCTTTTTTTCCTAGCCGCCGATATATTACTTGTCCATTTTTTGTTGATCTTTTAAACATTTTATTTGCAAAATCTACAGTCTCTAAAGAATTATTGGTAATTATATTTTTTATACCTTCAAAATTTGGGGTGCTTGTGGATGTGCTATAAATAAATTGACTGCCTCTTTCTTGTTTTGTATAGAACTTTTTTTTATACTCGTAATTATCACCTTCATGATTATTAAAATAGTTTTTTATATTCATAATTTATTCAGCAAAAATGGAAAATTAAAGCTAATCAATTCCAGGGCAATCTGTACGTTTCTCAATTGACGTTGGTTGAGTTTTTTGAACTTGTTTGATAATTACCTAAGAAAGTTGCATTGTCGGCTATCGTTCCCGAAGGTGACGCTGCGGATGTAAAATACCAAGTATTGTTTGAACTCTTGAAGATCGCTGCTCGAAACGGAGAAGTAACACAAAAGTTACCATGAATGCTTGAAATACTCAAATTTTCTGCAGTGGTACGAGTATCACCTATGAAAGTTGCATTGTCGGCTATCGTTCCAGTAGTTGACGCTGAGGATGTAAAATACCAAGTATTGTTGGAACTTTTGAATACCGCTGCTCGCATAGTCGAAGCAACACAAAAGTCGCCATTAGAAGCTGACAGTATACTCAACTCATCTGATAAATAAAGATTACCAATGAAAGTTGCCTGGTCGACCATCACTCCCGAACTTGTCCTTGCGGATGTAAAATACCAAGTATTGGTAGAACTTTTGAATACCGCTGCTCGATACCTAGAAGCAACACAAAAGTCGCCACTAACGTTTGTTGCAATATTCGAGTTGTTTGCACTTGTGTGCGAATTACCCAAGAAAGTCGCCTGATCGGCTATCGTTCCAGTAGTTGACGCTGAGGATGTAAAATACCAAGTATTGTTGGAACTTTTGAATACCGCTGCTCGCATAGTCGAAGTAACACAAAAGTCTCCATTAGAACTCAGCATGCTCAACTCATCTGATAAATAAAGATTACCAATGAAAGTTGCCTGGTCGACCATCACTCCCGAACTTGTCCTTGCGGATGTAAAATACCAAGTATTGCTGGAATTTTTGAATACCGCTGCTCGATACCTAGAAGCAACACCAAAGTTGCCATCAGTATTTCCAGTACTGCCACTACTACCACTACCACCAGAAGTGTTTGATGTGTTACTAGCTTGAACCCACGCATTTGTTGGAGATCCTAGATAAATATAAATTTCAGCAAGAGTTGTGTCAAACCATAAATCTCCCTCGCCTGGATTGCTTGGTGGAAACTGCGAAACATCAACGGTTGCTCCGCTCAAAATTAGTTCATTTATTTTGTTTCGGATTTCATTAACGCCGACTTGTTGTTGGTCGCCTGGAAGTTGGTTTACCATAATGTTTATTACACTTTATTTTTTCTTGCTTATTTTTTCAATTACAAATTTTAATATTTTGCTTCTTAGTATGTCTTCTGCTCCAAAATGAAATGTATGTATGCCGCGAGCTTGACTTTCTTGGTCATTGAAGATAGAATACATGTCAGCAAATCCACTTTTGCCGTTGATGTCGCTTTGCATCGGATCGCCACAGATGATCAACTTGCTGCCCTCGCCCAAACGAGTCATCAGGGTTGTCAATTCTTTGAAGGTAAAGTTTTGACTTTCATCCGCGATTACGATTTCATCACGCCAACTTGCACCGCGAAGATAGTTGATCGGCATGCCTTTTACTATTTCTTTTTCTTTTATTGTGCTGGCTTGACCAGGAATCAATAGCTCGTCCAGCTTTTCATTCATTGGCATCATGTAAGGATTGATTTTTTCAGCCATTTCTCCAGGAAGCGCGCCGAGGCTCTTCTCGCCGCTCTCTGCGATTGTGCGTACATATGTGATGCCGCGCTCATTGTTCATGTTGTAAAGCTGTAGAGCGCCGTATATGGCCACGTACGTCTTGCTTGTGCCCGCGGGGCCACTGATGAATATTATTTTACTATCATTATCAAATATGATTTGTAATAATTGTTTTTGTTTTTCAGTGAGTGCAATTTTTTTAAGCTTGATGTTGGTTTTGGTTAATGATTTACGAATTTTTTCAATTTCCGCTTCATTCACGATTTCTGGTTTTTTCTTGCGTCGAGGCATGATATATATTATTGTAATATATTGTACACTTTTTTTAAGTTTTTTTTGAGGCGGTTTAAGAGTTAAATAATTATAAATAGGTTATTTTAGAAAGGGCCGCCGATTTTTTTTTGGATCGAGCATATGTAGTAAATTATTTGTAATATATTGTACACTTTTTTTAAGTTTTTTTTGAGGCGGTTTAAGAGTTAAATAATTATAAATAGGTTATTTTAGAAAGGGCCGCCGATTTTTTTTTGGATCGAGCATATGTAGTAAATTATATAATGTGAATTTCATATTGAAAAAAGGCACCCCCCGCCGCTATTGTACAATTCGATCGAAAAATTAATCCATTTAATGGGTAGGGTCACCATGGGGGAGGGGGTAGCCGTAAAGTTTTTTTACTTTTTTTCTCTTAGGGGTTGACTTTTGTTTGTCTCATGTCATACTCTTCATCATAGACAATAACAAATAATAACACACAAAATATCATGTTCTTAGAAATACTATTCATCATAAACTTCAGCTTCGTATTCTTTCTTGCTTACAAATGCATGACATCAAAGAGCATTGATCTTTTTGAGGATGTATCGAAAAAAAACTAAAATAAAGTTTGACTTTTACGAAAAAATTCAGTAAATTAAGTACATGATTAAGAATAAAAGATACGCAGTTTCCTTCGAAGTTTTAACCTATCGCAGACGGAGATCTTCACTCAAACAAACAAGAGTTTACCACCATGACAGGTGAAGTGAATAAAAAAACAATTGCTTCTCATGCTTGGCATCTCATCAAAGAAGGAACAAAGAAGTTTTTGAACCTGCTTGCGGTTCTGCAATTGATGGCGAGTATGTCACACTTGAACGCAAGCTTGGCAACATCTTGAACATAAATGAATTGCCTGAGCCAACAGGCGAAATGAATTACGATCACGCTTACGCTGATTGCGAAAAATGGAACTATAATTGATATGACAACTGAAATAAATAACTTTCCCGAACTAGATCTTAGCCTCGCACTTAAGCAAGGCAGAAGGAAACCTAAAGTTTCTTGCACAGGCTGAACTTGCAACCTTCACGCAAGGCGAGTCAGTACTTGAAGCATTGCACGCAGTACAACAAGCACGCAAGCATTGGGCAGAAGTAATAACAAAACAAAAAGAAGAAGGCGCGAAAAGGTTTGACTTACTACGCTAAACCTTTAGACTAAATACATCATGAGAAAAGTAACACAACAAATTAAACAAGCATTCGAACAACGCCAAGCCAAGTCGGTTGGCAACACCATGACAGACGGCAACGCTGTTTGGTTGCATGGCAATAAGATAGTGCAACGCACTGAGGACGGGCTTGTGCTTGGTAGCCTCGCAGGTTGGAACACGCCAACCACGAGAGAAAGAGTCAATGGAATAACAGGATTGGGCTTTCATCAGAAGAACTTCGAACCTATGCTAAACGGCAACATAGTTGACCCATCCGATTGGTTCGCAGTCGAGCAAGGTCCCGCGTTCGGGTAATGGCGTAAAGCCCTAAGCATCAACAACTTAGGGTAAACCGCCTACGAGAGTTTTGCGTAACTCGTTGGTATACAACAACTTACAACAAACCTAAAATCTTTCTTAAAATAAAACAACTTTTTTTTGCGTGTTTACATAAGTGCATGATAATCAATAGTTTATGACACAAAGTTTTTTTGCTATCGGCTTGACTTGGGGGCGTTTTGGTAGTACTTTGTATATATAAGATTAAGTAAGACAATTAACCAAAAATCAAAATGAAATTATCACAAAACCAAATAAACTCCCTCTTTTCAATACTTGCCGACGCTGATGAAGGTTGCAACGATCGTGCTTGCGACAACTTGGCAGAAGCCTTTGGTGGTGAGCTTGGACTTGGTGAAGTACTTTCAGTTCCTTCTGAGTTGTCATCCGAACAAGTTGTTTCTGAGATACAAGATCCTCAGTTATGGTGGGAATCGGGTTGCGTCGAAGCTTGTGAAGAAATACTTGAACTCGTAAGATAAAGCTTGTACTTTTAATCTTTAACCCTATAATAAAATTATGAATAAAATTGAAGTTAGAATAAAAAAATGGTCAACCTATTGGTCTGTCAAGATCTTTGATACAGGAACTGAATATCCTAGAGTTAGAACTGCATCTAGTCTTGCGTATCTTAATGCAATAATAAAAGATGAAAAGTTAAATTCTCCTCGCTTTAATGTTGTCAATCAGCATTGATCCTAGCGGGCTAATAGCTCAGCGGTAGAGCACCGCGTTGATAACGCGGCGGTCGGTGGTTCGAATCCACCTTAGCCCACCACTTTAAAAAGATTGCATAAGTTGTTGCATACCAGCAACTTGCGCAAAAAATCCTAGGGCCGGTTTGCGTAAGTCGTTGACAGTCAACGCTTTACAACAAAACAAATTATAATCGCAAATAAATTAAAGTTTTTTTCGCGGCTTTATGTAAGTGTTTGATTGATAGTTGTTTATGATAGTGAGATAATTGCAAATAAGTTTGACTTTGGCTAAAAAATAAACGATAGTAATAGTATGACAGAAGAACTAGAAGAATTCATGACAGAAGAACTCGGCATCATTGATCGCCTCGGAACTGATCCTCTCGAAGGATTAGACCTTTTTGAGGATGTTGGCGGTAACATTTGGACTCTTGACCAAGTGCTAAAAGAGTTTAACGATAGCAAAAAATAATTCGCTTTTTTCTTGCGTAAAATTAGGTTTAGTAGTAGTTTAGTAGTATGGAAACAAGATTAGAAAAGATCACAAGAATAATGAGTAAAGCTCGCCAACAAAAACGCCAAGTGTGGATTCTCGATGCACTCATCGCCATTTGGGATGCCGAAGCACTAAAAGGTTTCTGCGAGCAAGAAGATTACGACTACGGCTTTCATGCACAATTTGATCAATAAGATGATAAATGTATACAAAAACCCTAACTTTGACAATTGGTACAATGTTGTACTAAACGGCAAAATAATTGACAATGCCCGCCACTATGCCAAGGCAATGGAATTGGCTAAGAAAATAAGCGTAAAACGTAAAGTTCCAATACTTTCCTCTAAATAGCTGAACATCAACGACTTAGGGCAAACGGCCCAAGCGAGTTTTGCGTAACTCGTTAAATAACAACGCTTTACAACAAAGTGAAAATAATTTCACTTTTTTTTGCGTTAGGCTTGACACGATCCCGTTTTGGGTATAGGTTATACTTATGAACGACAAACAAGAAAGACTACAAAAAATCACCGCAACAATGAGTAAAGCTCGCCTCGAAAATCGTCAACATTGGATCTTACTTTTACTGTCAGAAATTTGGGATGCCGAAGCAATAAGAATTTGCAAAAATAATGCTTGACTTTTAATCACACTAATATATTCTTAAAATTATAAATTACTAAAACAAAGGACACAAAATGAAAATTGCACAAAACAGAATGAACGAAATCGCTAAATACTCAAGAAATTTAAATGCTCATAATAAAGGTGGACATGGCAAGTTTTTGGAAATGTTTCTTGCAGATCACTACAACTTCCCTCAATACGATCAATATAAATCAAAAGTAGACTTTCCAAAAGAAATAGTAGAGCAAGGAAATGTACCCTCTGAATGGGTAGCGGATTGGGAAGTAAAATACTACAACATCAAATCCTCCGTGATAATCCTTGGTGATCTCGAAAGAAAAATGAAATGCTTAAAAAATGGACTTGTCATTGTAATTGGCTTTTATGATGGAACACCCGATAATCTTGTTGATATAAAATTCATTAAAGTTAAAGCTGACACATCTTTACTGAAAAACTACAATACTTGGAAAGAAGTTTCCCGCTTTGTTAAAAACAGGAATAATTCGATTGAGTCGACTCGTGAAAAAGTAAAGCAAGTAAACTCAAACACTCGAAGTGAATTCTTTGTCAACAATCTCTCTCGCAAGTCAAGGTGGAGCAACTCGCAAGGAAAAATGCTTGGTGAAGCTCGTCAAGTTGCACTCTGTATCTCGACAAAAAATTTAAAAAGCCTCTCAATTTAAGCTTTACAAACATCAAGAAATACTTAATAATAATTATGAAAACATGGACAAAAGATCAAGTGCTAGAATTCTTCGACTCTCATTGGGAAACAACTATGGCAGAAATATCTCTGCTCTCGGGTTGGTCAACCTCAGATTTAAAATCGGTTCTCATGGAATGGGTAAGTCATGAATTGAGTCCCGACCTAAACCCTTAAACATCAACAACTTAGGGCAAACAGCCCAGGCGCGTTTTGCGCAACTCGTTGGTATACAGCGACTTACAACAAAAACTTAAAATAATTGCAAAAAAAAATTGACAAAGTTAGTTTTCTTTGATAGGTTGTTTATATGATTAAGAATAAAACATTCACTGCAAACATTAATGTCTGTTCTATTGATAGCAAGGAAAAACTTCCTTTATGGAACACAAACACAAATTCCTTTGTTGATACACACACGACAAACAACATTCTTTCTGTTGAAGCTGAAGACAAGCACGAAGCTAGACGCAAGTTTTTTGCTATGGTTCGAAAGTTGCAAACAAAAGTTCAACTTCAAAGGGGAATGTTTCCAAAAGAAGGAGACCAAGCCGTTTTTTACATTAACCAAATATGGGAAAAATAATTCACTTTTTTCTTGCGTTAAACTAAAAATAGGATTAAATTAAGATATGATTAAGATTAAAGATGTAGTAGTAGATTACAAACGCAGAATCCTCCAAGTTGAGGGTTTCCAAAAAGATGGAGCTGAAACTTTTGTTTTGGCAAGAATTTATCGCTCGCAAAAGCGTGTTGCCGTTCCTCTTTCATCAGTAAAAAAACACCCATTCTTTGCATAAAAAAGCTTGCAAAGCTTAACCTTTTACCTTACTCTCTCATTATGGACAAAGAACAACAACTAAAAGAACTAATTGAAATTCATACGCCAATCGCAGATGCGGGAGTCGCAAGTGCAAAAATTCTTGTAATAAATGCACAAATTGAGCTTGACGAAATACAAGAAATTCGTCAGAATCAAATGACATTAACCTTGACAAACTAAACAAAATAAACATAATTAACAACATGACTGAATCACAAAGACTAGAAATCATTCGTCAAATGGCGAGCAACAATAACGCTACAGAAATCTCTCCTGTTTTCAAATCGTTCGTGGAAGATCTTCGAGCAGACATTCTTGCAGAAGAATTGATTGTTGAACATGGCTTGCTCAAAGCAACCGACAGAGATGTTGAGGACGAAGTCTCACACCTTGCAAGTAAAGAAGATCGTTCGGACGAAGAAGATGACTTCGACAATGACGAAAATCTTCATGACATGGAAGCGGTCAGTCCAACCATGAAAGCAATCTTCGAGCAAGATTAAGCTTTACTTTTCAACCAAAAATTGCTAAAATAGTATCATGCAAATAAAAAGTAAAATACAAGTTCTCGCAGAAAATCTGCGAAAAGTAACTCAACAAAAGTTTGTGGCGATTCGCAAGGGTGATCACGAACAAGCACATAATCTGCACGGAATGCAAATAGAGCTTGACTTACAACTTCATCTGCTTGAGTCGAAGCTTCAAAAAAATAATCCTTGCCTTGTTTGTTAGTGGATATCACAACAATTTTAATCATTAGTTCAATAGTTGGCATCATCCGTATGATTCACGACCACTTCGGAAGCGGGGCGTGGTAGGTTAATGTTTTGGGGGAATAGGTCACTCGCTGAGTATCGGAGTTTGACCTTTCTCCCATCTCATTGATAATCAACGACTTACAGAAAATCGCCTAGGTGACTTTTGCGTAACTCGTTGATATTCAGTTGTTTACATAACTTTTTGTGTTGGGCCCGCTTTGGTGCATTTGTGCATTTAATATAAATATATATCGGCGGTTCTATTTCTATTTGCTATTTTTGTATTTGCTATTTACTATTTATGTATTTAGCTTTGCAACTCTATTTACCAACGCAATTGTATAAGGTGAATGATCCACGGCTCTATTTAGGTTTGATTCGAGATTACGAATTGCGTTGACGATATAGTCGAGAGTACCCACGATGCCCGCAGGTTCTCCGTTTTTTAGGATTTGATAACTTTTCATTTTAGTATTTTGCTTGTTCTTGTATGTTGTCTTGTCTAATGTCTACAAGTAATTTTTCGTGCAGTATGCCATCAAGATCAAATTGCTTTATCAACTTTGATATCTGTAATGGTGATTGATGGGCGAGTACATCATCATGCTTGCCCAATGGAACAAAGTCTCCACGCTGATTGAACACCGCAACTTCGTAAGTGTTTGGATGATCTCCATAAAAGAAATCTCCACCTTCAGTATTCGCAACAACGCTGAAAGCGTAACCATTGTCAAGAGTTAAGCTTGCTTGAACGCCCAAATCTTGGAGGCTTGCGTGAGGAGTGAATGTTAAGTCATCAAAGGTCTTCATGGTAGATGTAGATTGGTTCATTGTTATAGTTTAGTTGATTATGACGAACAAATGTGTTGTTGTCAATGTTTTTTTTCATGGTTGCTTCGCCAATAAAGAAATCAGTTTTATCTGTTTTGTCTTCTGAGCGAATCGCAATAACGCATCCATCGTTGCTTTTAGTTATGAGATACTTTTTAGTTGCGGTAATAGCTTGCATTTGTTTTGTTTTCGTATAGTGTTTCGTATGAGTGTGCTTTGTTGGCGATTGCTTTTAATGCTCCACCAACTACATTTAACATGGAAAACGCATCTTCGTCAAGCAAATTGTTTTCTTGCATTGGTTCGATGAGGTTGTCGTGAATGAATGCCATTGCCAATTCGTTTGCTTCGAGAGCATCCAAGTCTTGGACTTGCAAGTGGTGTGGATCGTTAAGACGCATGAGCTAGTATCTCCTTGTGTTTGAGTTTTCGGTGAATCACTTTTGTCTTGAGCTTGTGCGGTCGAGACTTGGTGAAGAGAATGTTTTTTCTTATCTTAATCATGGTTTAATTATGGCAGACTATCTCGCAGAGTCAATAAAAAAATCAATAAAATTAAAAAAAAGTTATAAGTCCCGCCGCATCAACGACTTGCGCGAAATCGCCCAGGGCAGCTTTGCGTAACTGCCTGAAACTCAACGGGTTAGTAGCCTAACCAATCGAGAACCTTCTGAGCTGAATACTCGACAAGGTCGCCAACCTCATCAAAAAATTCTTGCTTTCCCTGTTCGTCAATGCCGTGATCGTCAAGTTCTTGCATCGCTCGTGCATAACTAATAGTCATTGCTTCCGCTGATTCGTAATAAGTATCTGTCATAGCCTTAACCTTGAGTTAATAATTGCAAGAATTGATCGTAAACCTTTTGCTTGCTACCTTTTAGGTTGAATTCTTTTTTTATGATTGAATAGCAACTTGCTCCGCTACTCATCTTTAGTCCTCTGAGTTCAAGTCTAAGACCTCTGAGCAATGTCTTAAATCTGAACGCTTCAATTTGTGTTGGTGTGTTTAATGTCATGATGTAATAATAGTTGAGTTGAGTTGAGTTGTCAAGAGTCAACCCCCTCTTTCACAAATCCTGTTGTATCTTTCTTTGCCATACCTTTCTCGATAAGACCAACAACAACACCTTGCTTGTCAAGAAACCGCAAATCATTTTCATCACCATTGACAACTTCGTAACCTTTCCAAGTCTTCGGGAGTTGATTGCGAAACACTACGGCAACATTGCCACCCATACCCAAAACCATTTCGCCAAGTTTTTGATTGGTTTCGGAAAGTGAAAAAGTCAAGTGGTAGTTACTTGGAAACTCTTTATCCTTACTGAGATACTGAGACATACGCTTGAACGACTTGGTATAATCATAAAATTGAGTTGACGGAAACTTGTCGAAGATTGTTTTAGGTTGCTCTTCGTTAAGGAATACAGATTCCCAAGCAATGTCACTTGTAAGATTGAGACGGAAAACGGATTGCATACCTTTTTTGGTTGCGGTCTTAATCGAACTAGAAATTTCTTTTGATAACTTGAAAAGGAAATCAATTTGCTTGTCGAAGAATAACTTTGTCTTTGCAATACGAGATGCTTGAACAGAATTCATTTGCCCACGCCCCGCTGTGTTGAGGCAACTTGCTGTACAACCTTTGCTTCGCCATTGGCAAACTTCAAAGCCCGAAAGATTTGCGGGAGCAAAGTGAATTCCCTTAGTAATGTAACCGAGCTTTTCACCCTTTTCAATTTTTTGGTTACCTGCGGTGAGTAGTGTTGTCTTAATCATGTATCCAATTATGACAGATAAACTACCCAAGTCAACCCCTAAAATGCAGAAAAGTAAAAAAAGTTTTGTTGTGTATCTTGCTGTGACTCAACGACTTGCGCGAAATCACCTAGGCCCGTTTTCCCTAACTACCTGGCCTTCAACAACTTACAGAATATCATTTGCAGACACAAAAAAGCCCCCCAAATGGGGGGCTAGTTGGTAACCCTAAACCAACTTGATCAACTCACCGACCTTTTAAAAGTTTTGTCGGCACAAGTTGCACGAAGGATGTGCCTCCGAGCTACTCTACGATTTGAGCCATTCATGTCCGAGAACATAACATGGCGAGAGGTAACGCTATTGATTTTAGCGGAGAACGCTTTGCGTTGCTCACCTTTTTTGACAAGAAGGGAAACGAAACGACCCTTGAGACTTTCAACTACATTTTGGAGTTTTGGTTGCTTTTTCATAATTTTAATTTTGTTTTAGGTTTGTGTTATGGTTTGTTGTGATTAAGATGCGTTTGCAACTTGAGAAGTTAATCCGACTTGAGAGTCAAGAACTCCATGCAATGCAAGCGAACGACTTGGTAATTGTGTGATTCCACCTTTAAGAATGTGAGTGAATCCGTTGTAAAGCGAGTGCATGGTTCGAGGAGAAAAATCGTCATGTTCGGGTTTGTGCCATTGCTCGACAACATCAGCAATCTTTGCTTTGCTTATCGCTCCATTTTGGAATGCACGAATAACAAGGTCATGGGCTTGCTCGTTGTCAAGCTCATACTCTTTGTATGCCGAGATGCGTTGCTCGTCACTTGCCCATGTCTCAGTCATCTTGCCGAGAGTCTTTGCAATCACTTGAGACAAGTCACGCAAAATGTGAGTGGTGTGCCGTCTTGCAAGAACAACTTCGTTGGTGAAGATAAGGTTTGAACAAACGAATGGAGCGTTGCCCATGCACAATCCCGCAGGAAAACATTTGTCGTGCGAGTTGCGAAGACCAACAATAGTTCCACGCTCGTCATTGTCAACACCTGTGTTCTTAACATGAAACAAGCCAAAGTAGCGTTGACCATAGCGATGAAGAGAGTGATAAGTTTTAACAATTTCCCAACCATTGCCTTGCATTTGTTTTTGCACACGATTAACAAGGTCAGCATGACCAATTGGTTGCCAAGACTCAGTCGCTTCGGGAGTTGTTACATTCTCAACATCCTTGAAGGAAGATTCTTTGGTTGCACATACGGAGAGATTGATTTCTTTTGTCATAATTTTTTTAGTGTTGTGAGTTTCTGTCTTTGATGAGTTAATTATACTAAAGTTTTTGTTTTCTGTCAAGCTTTTTTCTTTGCGATTAAGTTTTTTTTTATTCGACTAATTTTTTTCTTGTTCAGTTATCCTTATCTTTATGTATACAAGTATGTCAGAAAATGAAGTGAAGTCAACCTTTTTTTTCATGAAATGAAAGATTGTTGTAAGTTGTTGATGGTCAACGAGTTGCGCAACACGGGCCTAGGCGATTTTCTGTAAGTCGTTGTGTATCAAGGGAATGTGGGCCTCTCGAGGAAATCTCGAGAAGCCCAACCCTTAACCAATCAAGCTCGTTTCTCTAAATCGTAGAGTTGATTCAGCAAGATGCCGTGAGCAAGCTTGCGAGCGAAATAACTTCCGCCCTTCATGCCTCGCATTTCTGCTTGAGCAAGTTGAAACCCAATCGTACGCAATTTTGCGTTAAGTTTAGCAATTCCGTTTGTGGACATAATTACCCTTTCGTTGGTTGTGAATAATGGTGATAAGCCCTTTCGGCTTCCGCTTGCGATTCAAAGGAAACGCTTAGTAAATCTTGAGTCGTATCAAGATGATAGTTTGTTGGCGACTCCTCAAAATACAAATCCCATGTATCTGCTTCTGAGTCGTAACTTGGTTTGTCTAATGGTTCGCCAACACAAACCGCATCAATGTATTCTTTTCGTTCCATAATTTATTGTCCCCACATTTGGTTGTACATCTCAACATCAGTTTGGTTTTCTTGAACCTCGAAATCTTCGTGTTCTTTGCCCAAACTGACTGAGCAATTGTCGCTAGTAATGATGATTCTACCTCCACCAACTATTGCTAGTCGTGCTTGTAAATCGTTAATGATGTTTTGTAGTTCTTCCATAATCAATACCAACAAGAATAGTAGATTCTGTGCTTGTTGTCAAGTGCTTTTCTTGCACTTTCTACAAACATCAAGTCGTTGCTCTTATACCAATACTCGTTTTCGGGAAATGGTTCGTCATCTTCATTGTTCCAAAAGTACGAGTCACTTCCCCAAAAGAATCCGTTCGCTTCGGGAAACTCAAAATTGTTGATTGCATACTCCAAATCGTCAATGTCTTGTTTGGTCAACTGCAATTCAACGCAATTAAAATCTCCCATTTCATCACCTTCAGTTTGTGCATTTGGACAACCCTTGTTTTCCCAAAGTTGTTGCATCCAACCTTGTAGTCGATTGTGCTTTCGCCACTCCATCAGTTGAACATCGTCATCCGAGTTGCGTTTGCGTGGTGGTCGTGAGTATGCGTATTGGTCTAATCCCATAGTTTTTTCCTTTCGTTTATAGTTGTGCGGATTGCATTGATCCTTCCATCATAGCTTCTCTTTCGAGACTTTGCAAGTCTATAATGATGTCTGCGAGAACTTCTTCTGCTGATTGAGTAGTGAAACCTTTGACTCCAACTTGTTGACCTTTCTCAAGATTCATTCTGTCGAATGGATCTGCGTAGCGAAGATTGCCACTTACGATTTGTGCGATTTCTTGTCTAATTTGTGCTTGATTCATAATTACTTGCTCCAATCTACTTCGTTAAATTCAACCTCTCCATGCCCGAAAATCATCTCAAACATTTTTATCAAGTCGTTTGGAGATAAGTAGTCGAACTCATCGAGGATTTCTTTTTTTAGTTGTGTTTTTGTCAATTGGTCTGTGTTCATAATACTGCTAATACTTGTTTGGGTTCTAGTCTGACGGCAATAGCATAGTCTACCATCTGTTGAGTGTCGGTGTCAACAAAATTCTTGTGCTTGTAGGGATTGTATGTGACAGGTCGAGCCGTTGGATGTGAGTCGATCCACTCGCCCGTTTGCCAATTCTCAAGATAACCATGCACACCCGCATGAACATTTTTGCGTTGTTCTGCTAGAACACGCTTGCGTCCCGATTGACTCACCTTGAAAGTGCAACTATGCATCGCAAGATTCTTTGCGTGAAGTTTAACCAATCCATTTTGACGAACACTCCAACAATCTCTGTGAAGATTCTTGTAGACAAATACAGGTCGATTGTAGTTTATCTTGTATCGAGGTTCGTCCTTAATCATAAGTTTAGTATGACAGAATTTTAAGTGATGTCAACCCTCTTTTTTAAGGTCGTCAACAAATTTAGCCAAACGCTTGAGTTCGGCAATGGCGTTTTGTTTGCAGGCGAAACCTGCTTTTTGGCTTTGCAAAATTTCTACACAAATCGAAACTGTTGCTTGCCATGAGGGAGTTGCATTAATTGTTTTCATAAATACAAGTATGACAGGCTGAGCGTGCAAGTCAATACTTTTTTTCGTGTTTTTAAAGATTGTTGTATCTTGTTGTGGTTCAACAACTTAGGTAAAACTACCTACGCGATTTTCGCGCAACTCGTTGATATTCAACACTTTATAACATTTTAATTTTTATGTTGATTTTTTAATTTTTATTGTTTTTTATAGTATCTTTTATTTTATACTATTATTTATTAGTTTATTATTTCTTATTTATGTCATTGTTATTTCCCCCCTCTGTATTTGATAAGAATGATATTTGATATTTGTGTATTTGGTGTTTGGGGTTTACCAATTGCGAATATCGTCAATCATGCGGATTACTCCTACTATGCTACTAACTATTAGGATTGTAGTTACGTCCATTTATTGTGTTTTGCTGTATTGTTTCCAAATTTCAAGATCAAGATCAGTGACGCTCTTGCCAAGTTGGCGAGCTATGTTTTTAAAGATGTTCGCAAAATAGTAATAGGTGTTCTCGTTGCTTGGCGTGCTTTTTGGTGCATCTGCATACCCTTGGTCACGAAGAAAACGCAGTATGTGTGTGTCAAGCATCGGCTCATCAAAGTCCTCACGACTATGAGAAAGAAAGAATCGTGCGGTCTTAAGTCCAATCCCTGGAACCTCCAACAAACGATTCAAGGATACACTCTGGAGATCTTTAATTTTAGACACAGCAACATAAGAATTGTATCTCTGAGCATACGGACTCAGCTTTGCCCAATGCATGATTTCATTTAGACGCCCGAGTTTAATTAAAGCACGAATGGAATCAAAAGGAGATGAATCCTTCATGAGTTCTGATTTGCGATGCTTTGATGCAACATCTTTTGCTCGTTCAAGAAACACCTCTAATTTGGGTGCTTCGATTGAACTTTTTTTGCCAGCGACATTGATGCAAAATAGTATGAACTCTTGTAGTTCAGATTGTGTTCTGTTGTAATTTGTTACTTCGGCGGGATTAATCATATCTTTTTTTGTGTTAGGTTATTGTGCAATGTGAAGTGCTGTACGAAGATTGTTGCAATCGCCTGAAGATAAAAATACTTCTCGGCAATAGTCTAAATTTTCTCGTTCGACTCGCTCGATAGTTTTAACTGCTTGATAAGCATGAACTCGTTCTCGAGGTAGTCCGCCCCACTTGATAACCACTTTCATGTGTGGAAAATGCTCGGCAATCTCTGCGAGTTGTGCTTTGTTGATGTATCCCCAATTGGCAAGTATGTCTTTTAATGTCTGCATGATTACTAGTATGACAGATTGTTTGTACTTGTCAACAAAAAAGTCCCATTCGAGCCGAAGGGGTGGAGGGAGGCTCGAACAGGACTTAAGGGATGATTAAGAAATAGGTGTGGGGAGGGACTACTAAATACCCTCGACTTTCGGTGTGAACTTTAGTTCTATGTATACCTAATCGCACTACGCTTGGATTGGAAAATCCTACCTCAGACATTCGCCCATCGGCACTTCACCACAAAGAAACGCATACCTTATCTCGAACACAAAGAGATTGCTCGGTCACCCACAGGAAGGATTATAAGCCCTTCCAAAATTTTTAAAATGTAAAAGATCAATTATTTTATTTGATTGAGTTTGTTTCTCAATTATTTATACAAGTATTATACTATATTATTTGTTATTTGTCAAGGATTATTTTTTGTAAATTATAATCTTTTGCAAATTGTTCATCTCTTTTCATACTACTTACAATAATAATATTTTCTGATACATAGATTGGCATAATGCTTTAATTTATCATTTGAGACTTAACATACATACCAAGTGCCACAAGTACTATAGTTAATACGAATGGTATAAGTCCGAAGGTAATAGCTTTAGTATTCTTAGACATGAATCCAAGAGATGCTCCGACCAATCCTCCAATTCCCGCTAATACAATAGGTAATCCACCAACAATTTTCATGCTCACAAGAATGAATGTGACAAAAAAAGAAATGAGTGATATTAGGCTAATTTGCCCTGCTAATTTTGAGTTTTTTGATTGTTCTGTCATAAGGTTATAGTTTACTATAAATTGTATTGTTTGTCAAGTATTGTTTTTTAAAAATTGTAACTTTTTCGCAAGCTGTACAAGTTGATCGTCCGCATTTCGGTACTGCATAATCATTTATCGATACATTTTGTTTGCTATTTGATCCGCAACTAGATAAAAAAATTAATGCAATTAAGTATAATTTATTCACTTTCACAATTTACGCATCCTCTATGTTCATAAGGACACACATCGTTGTTACAATTATCATCCGCACAACTAGATAAAAAAAATAATAATATTAAATATTTCATTAGTTTGGTAATAATAATGTTTTTAATTGTTGTATTGTTCTATTGGTTAATAAAGATAATTGTTCTAGTGTGATGTTCCAATTTGTATCGTAGAGATGTTCAATCTCTGCATCAGTCCATTGTTCGGGCAATTTGAATATATCTAACTTCATGCAAATTTTCGTTTGGCTAGACGCATCGCACGCTCGGCTTTAATTTCTGCGAGGCGTTGTTGTGCTTCTGCTTGTTGTGCGAAGATACTATCTGTTACGACACTACCAAAGTTGGCAAACTTGCCTCGTTTGTTGACGCTTGTATACTTGCCGTTTTGAATGTCAGTCATTACCTGTGATGCTCGTGCGTTTTTTGCAATACTCATTTTGTTTTTCCTTTTGTTAGCAATTATTGGTTGATGTTGTCTAGTATGACAGACTATTCGTTTTTGTCAAGTCTTTTTTTGTTGAACTTGCTTTTTCCGCCAAATGCCCCTGTTTTAGTGGCAACTCCACCCTTTGCTCCGACTTTGCCTCGTCCGCTCTTCTTTTTTCCTACAATATACTTTCTTGGATTTATTTGATTCATAATTTTCTATATTTTTTTGTTTAATTAATCGGGGGCAATATATTTGAGGCTTTATTTGTGTTTATTTGCTTTACTTTTATTTGTTCTTCACTAAACCATTTAACACAATAACCTAATAAAAAACTTGGTACAATTATGCACATTAAAATTATTATCGTTTCAATCATTATCTATGTATTTTTCGTATATATACAATCCTATTATTATAAAAATAATAAAACTAAAAATTTCATTCATTTGTTTCTTAATATTTGAGCTATTAGTATTAGAGTTTCATTTATTTTGTTTAACTCTATTCGTACATCATCTGTGTATCCATTTGATATAGATATTTGTTCTTTTATTTTGTCGAGTTCTTTTGCAATTTGTTTCATGGTATATAATATATTGTATATTTGCAAATGTGTCAAGCAAAAAAAGAATTTGGCAGACCGACAGGGATTTGAACCCCGACTAGAGGTACCAAAAACCTCTGTGCTACCATTACACCATCAGTCTGTAAAGAATTGGCGGGATAGACGAGACTCGAACTCGCGACCTTCTGCGTGACAGGCAGACGCTCTAACCAAACTGAGCTACTACCCCCAATCCACCCACAATTACACTAAAAATTTTATTTAATTATTTATAAATTCGGGACTCTCTGTCCACATACCCTTGGCTCGCTTGCCGTTATTTGTTTTGAGGTTGATTGTTGCGTACAAGTGTTCAAGCATTGCCCTGTCATCTTCTTTTTCTTTATTTGATGTTTTATTTTTTGCAATTATTTTATTTATATCATCTAATATATGGTCTATTTCTCTTCTTGTGTGCATTGTATTATATTGTATATTGTTATTTTGTTATTTCGCTTAAATAATTGTATAAATTTCTACATTCTATTATTGATTTGTTTGTATTATTTTGTTTTAATTGAAATTCCATGCTTTGTTGCATCATCATTACATCTTGTATCTGCTCGTCAGAGTATAAATGTATATCTTTTGCTAGTGTTTCGACTATAAATAACTTTTTTCAAGCATCTCTTCGGCATGAGGATCATTATCCTCCATTATTGCGTAATCTCCTCAAGATATTCTAGCGTGTGCTTAGCTTCCCACAAGGCTTTCTCTTCATCGCCCAACTGCACATAAAAATTCATGCTATTATTATGTATATTCAGTTGTTCTGCTTGGTCTTTTGTTAATTTGCTTATCTTGTTTTGAAAGATTTCAACTATTTCAATACTTATTCTTTGTAGTTCAGTCATAATATACTATATACAATACAATACGAATATGAGATTGTCAACAATAAAATGAAATATTATACAATATATTGATAATCAATGACTTATGATAGTATTATTTGAGATCGCTTGGAAATCCGTGACTATTTCGTACCACTTCTTTAGACTCGCCCGAATCACACTCTTTTTTTGATTCATTTAGCACAATCGCACGAAATATTTGATGCAGTTGCGAGGTCGCTCGGCACACCTGTATATAACTTATTTTTGTTATTTGTATTATTGTATAGAGAAATTTATATACTTTAGTCATTTTTATTATTTATTTATTAGTTTTTTGTATCAAATTATACTATATTTAATAGTAATTTATTTTGAGTTTTTTTATTTTGCACCAATTTTAATTATAAAAACTGATTTAATTGTATCAATTATTTTATATATTTAGGTCGGGCAACCCACTTTACCCCATTTTCTACCACATTACAACACATTATTATTGTTTATTTATTGTATTATTGTTTATTATTGATTATTGTATATATTGTATATTCCTATATAGAATGCGTACATATAAAGTATATTGTTATGAGTCAATAGAATAATGTGAGAAGGGGATGTATTGGCTAAAGCGAGAAGACAACAACAAAATATAGTAAAACATATGTAACTGATATGTAGCACATATGGTTACTCATAGTTTCTAAATGATATTGCATATGGAAAGCGTGGAATTCCATCGGGAGTAAGTTGGAAATACTTTATGGTTGCCAACTGACCAATATACTCTTTGCGATTGTCGTAGATTTCCTTGAGGTAATCAAAGTTACCTTTGATGTTTGAGTTGAAGGTTCTCTTGGTTTTCTCGCAATAACACACAAGATGCTTTGCAGTACCACTACGATTGCCATTACCAATGTCAATATCAACAACACGATATTCTGCATCCACAAATTCTTTTCTTTTCAATAATGATTTGCTTCTTTTGTTTTCATAACTTGATAATGATTTGCGTACCATTTGACCTTCATATCCTTGTTCAAGATATTGATTGTATAAATTGTTTAGATTGCCAAGAGTATATGCTTCGTTGGTTTCAACAAGATGAATGTGCTTGCTTTGAACAAGATGTGCTTGCAATTCTTCGATGCGATGATCGAACGAATGTTTTTCTGCGATTACATCATTGATTCTTGGAGCATCATAAATGTGATATTGTATTGTATCTTCTGCTTCCGCTAATCGTTCTTGAAATTCTGTGCATTTCTTGGCAAATGCTTTGTCAGTCATCTTGGATGATTGAATTGGCTTTTGCTTGCGAACAAGGGAAGTAATTTTATTGAAGTTGTCCCGCAAATCGTGATTGTATAGTTCTCCATCGAGAATTGCCGTTGGATGGGCGAGGAAGAACCCATTTAGGCTTTTAAGGATGTGAGGAATACACTCTATCTCTTTGCCATTGCGAGTTCGTCCTACGAGCTTGTCACCCTCTTTGCGTACAACGCAACGAATTCCATCCAATTTTGGTTGCGAATAGCAAGGATACGCAATTTCACCTTGACGATCCTTGAAATTGTGTGCAAGCATCGGCTCATAGAACTTTTTTTTCTGTGCATCTATTGGATCAAGAGCATATCCACTATCCAATTTCTTTTGAAATTTAGCTTGAGCTTGCAATTCTGCTTGACTTTCGGGAGTCGTTTCATTGCTTCGTCCAACATTCTTGGCGATTGTGGTTGTAGCCTTGTCGGTAGTCTTTTTGCCATCTACTAATCCTTTGACTGCATAAAATGATGCACCATCAATGTGCATTGTCCATTCACGCAATTTACCTTTAGTATCTACTTTATATAATGTCTGCAATGTTTTCGTCATGTTTATAATAATAGGGCAACATCAAAATGATGTCAAGCCTTTTAAATGAGTTTCTGTAAAATCTTTAATTCTTCTTTGCCAACATACTTATCGAAGTATACGCAAAAATCTATTAAATTAGCCCGAATTGAGAATTGTTCGCTATGTTGTATGTAATTAACAACAACATCAAATCTTCCATCTCGCCAAAATTCAATCAAGTCTGCAAAATCAAAATCAGTCTTTTCTTCGTTCTTGAGCATCACGAACCTTTTTGCGAACCATTACATTAGGATTGTTGATATGCGGAACAAGAGGTTCATTTCCTGTGTGCGACATTTTTTTACCAAATTTTGAATCTTTTTTTCTTTCTCTGCTTTGTTTTCCCATTTTAATTTAATTGTTTTTTTTGTTTAATTGGTTGTCTTTATCTTTATACTCTTGTAGTTTATAGAATCTTTTAAATTTATTTATAAATTCATTATCAGTAAGTGAATCAAAATCTTTTTGTAATTGCCATTTAGCAAATCGTTTGAGTTCTTTTTCTTCCCAACTCTCAATCATCTCTCTTGCGAGTTTCTCTTTATTGGTAAATGTACAATAATTTTTGCTCAATTAGTATTCTCCGATAAGTTCTTTCAAGCTGAATGTATTGCTTCCCATGTGAAACACAACATTGCTAACAGATGGTTTACTCAACAACTTCAACTTTTCAGAATTTAAAAATTCATTAAATTGCTCTTCATTGTCAAAGTCAATCTTTTGATCGAGATTGCCAAATTTATAAGTTATACAAAAATTTTCTTTCATTTAAGTAGATGTAGAGTTAATGCAAAGATGCCCGAAATTGAACCTATCGTCATAACGACTCCTATCATATCAATCATTTCCATCGTTAAGAAATAATAAATAACCAAATGCCAATACTACCAACACAACACCAATTGCCATGTTTACTCCATTTAATATGCTATAAAATTCCATACGATTACGCTACTGCGAGGATTTGAGGGTTTGCTACTTTTTCGATAAGAAATCTACGAATTGATTCGCTGATATCTAATATCTCATTAAATTCTGTATAACTAAGTGGGTTTGCATCACCTTGTCCACCATAACAAATTCGGTATCCTTCTTCAAGAGGAGTAATGTTTGCTTTGGCTTGCTTGGTATAATTGCCATTGATGTCTCGATTCCATTCCCAAGCAGAATGATACGAGTTGATGTAAACAAGAACATCCAATCTGCCCAAATTGTGTCCAACACTATTTTTGCGTTCTCTCATGTCCACAAAATCAACGCAAGCACTTGGATAACCACTCTTCATGTCTTTGAGCCAAACATGAACTGCATGATGATTCATTTGACTATAATAGTTGTATGTGCCACTTCCATATCGGTTGGTACTCATCAACTTTCCACCCGAAATCTTGCCCATCTGCTCGTTTCTATCACTTTTGCTTTTGTAACTCAACAAATTTTCGCTTGGAATTAACTTCTTGAGTGTGTTGTTACTTTTAAAATAAATTGTTTGTGGATTCCATAGATTCCATCTTACTTGTGCATTGTTAAAATAATTATTCATGTTTTTTATTCAATTAGTGTTTTAGTTTATAGTTTATACTATATATCAAATGTTTTAATCTGTCAAGTTTTTATCTTCCATTCTTGTGATATTGTATTCTTCTTCTGTTGTGAATGGATATTTGTTTAGAAATTCTGCTTTGCTCAATTCGTGAAAATCGCTCATGCGTTCACTATCTTCTGTAAAACTTTGAATCTCGTAAGAGTATTCCATGTGTCTATCCCAAACTTTTACATCGTCTGCAACCCAATCAAAAAAATCATGTAATAAGGTGACTGCTTCCAATACTTGATTGTTTCCATCTCCTAACGCACTTGTCTCTGCTTCGTTCAATACGAATTCTATTGCTTTTCTTAATTCCATTTAATCTTCTCTTGTTCCAACAACTAATAATTTAACATCTTCTCCTTCACCTGTCAATTCAAAATGTTCGCAAATCTCACCAAAAATAACCCCATCTTCGGGAGCGATACTTACCCATTGGCAATTTTGTTCCTTGCCATCAACTTCGGTATCAATAACATCCCATCCATAATTGTCGAGTTTTGCTCGTTGTGCTTTAGTTAGTTTCATAGATTTTTTTGTTTAATTATGCTTCACTCCATACTTCATCGAATCCAACCAATGCTTCGGTATCTCCACCGATATAGTCTCCATCGAATCCATTTTTGTTTTCAATTATCATTGCTCTTCTTGTGGTTTGTATCTGCTTGACTTTTCCGCATTGTTCAATGTCGCTCTTGAATCCTACCCAATCGCCAACATTAACTTCAAAGGTTTCTTCCCATTTGTTTTTAATTTTCATAAATCTGAGTATGAACTAAATGATTGTGCTTGTCAAGAGTTTTTTATGTACTCGCCAAATTCTTCATCGTTCATGTGACTCGTTCCATCAAGCGGATTGCATGAAACGATTTCTGCTCCTATCTTCCAATCGTGAGAAAGTTCTTCATCTTTATCCATTTGAGCATAAGCAATTTGTTGAGCTTTTTCTACTGAATCTGCTTCTACTTGCCAAATATGATAGGTTGTGCTTTCCATTTCAATTCTATAAACTTTTTTATTCATTTATCTTTCCCAAAAATAGACTCCCATTCTTCACGAATATCGAGGTCAGATGCTTCATCCAATCCCGAACATCCCTCGATAAGTAAATCTATAATTTGACTTGTACTCATGTTCATCGCTTCTTGTTCGGCAAGATCATAACGCATATCATCAATCGTTGGTTCTTCTTCTCTGCTCTGAAATTCAGTTGTTCTCATCTGTAAATGTGTCTAATTTTTCGTATAATTTGTTGATTTGTTTTTCCAATTTGCAGATGTACATTACATCATCGGGTTCTCGCATATACATATAATCAAGTTCCGCTTCCAAGTCCTTGATCGACTTCCATGTATCTCGATATTCTTCTTCGTTTTCTTGTACTTTCATAAGAATCTTATAATTCATCAAACTACAAAATCTTCGTAGATAAACAATGGCTTATTGTTGTCTTGCATCCCTCGAAATGTACCAAGAGTATTGTACTCGAAATGTTCAAGGGCATCAGTCTCGTCAATCTCCCAATCTTCCATCAATGCACGAATAATCTTCTCGACTGAATACACAACTCGATCATCTGTATCGCTACCAATGATTGCACGATTAAAAGTAGAGCGAGGTTCAAGAACGATTGCTTCTTCATTGTTTTCTGCAATTCGCTCGATCACTTCGTCACCAAATGATTGTTGATTTTCGTTTGTCATGTTGTTATCTTATGAAATTACAGAAGTTGTGTCAACACTTAAATTCATACATTCTGATAATGTTGCATCTTCTTCCACTTCTTTGATTGAGATGTTGATTCGATCATCATGTTCAGTATCTTCTGTTGGAAGAAAGTTAAATGAACTAATTTCTCCATTTAATAAGCTGATAATCTCTTCATGCGTTAAACCTAATTGTATGTGATAATTTTTCATATTATGCGAAATATACTCGCTCAAATGGTCTGTCCGAAACAGGCAGATGTTGGTTCACGATCTTCTGAAGCAATGCAACTTGCTTGTTCAAATCTTTCCAATCTGATTCTCTGTATTCATCTCGCACATGATCAATCAACATATAATGCTCCATGCAATCTAACACATTTTGTAGTGCAATTAACTGATTTTCTTTTAACTTCATAAATTTATCTTTCTAAGCAGTAACTCCAATAACGAGAATTTCTTCTGTTTTGAACCTTGTTCCAATACATTTCTCTTGCCACATTAGGAGCAACTCCATGCTTGTCGCATCGTACAAGCCATTCGTCTTCCATGCGTTGATAAGCTTTGAGAGTGTTTGCGTGACCTTTCTTTACATCGTGACCCATGAAACGCAAAAGGTGAACATCAAGACAACAAAGTTGTGCTTCGGTAGGATAACTCAACGCAAGTGCGTAAGTTGTCTTTGCATTACCTAACCCATAAATTGTTCCAATTAGACGATTGCGACATTCTTGCCATGTCTCGTCATCTTGCTTTTTGAACTGATCGGGATTCTCACGAAACTTGGTTGCCAAGTCCCACAATCCACGCTCTCTACGCTCATACAAGCCCACTCTAGCCTTGACGATCATTTGCTTGAGCTTGTCTTTGGATATAGTCCAAGAAAGATCACTCATGGCAACCTCGTAGCCTCGCACATTACTTTCCCAAGTGGTATGCACACTCATAATGGCGAATACCCAACGAGCAAACATTTCGGAATCATCTTGAGGAATCAAGTTTGTCCAATACTCTTGCTCTGCATGAACTGCACCGAGTTTAAGGTTGTTAAAGAAACGATCCACATTCTTGAGAGGATCAACTTCGGGTTTAGTCTCTACTTGCTCGATACGCTCGTTGATTGGAGCGATAGAGTTGGTAAGAAGTAAGATAGAATTATTCAATGTGTTTTCTGCAATGTTCATAATAAGTAGTATGACAGATTAAGTGTTTATGTCAACGATTTTTTTTAAGAAAATTAATTTTGTTATAAATGTTTGATTATCAATGTTTTGTGCTATCATTTTAAATTTGTGCGAAATCAAATACAACAGGCTTGCCTCTTAACATTCCACAATTTTGTTTGTAAATATCAAGATCAACACAACGCTCATCTCCTAGAATCGAATGAATTTTTTTATGCGATTGGTCAGAGAGTTTGGTATTTGCTCGCTCTTGTATGACTATTTGATTGTCGATATAATATGGTTTAATGTAAAAATTTTGCAAATCACTTGGCAACTCCGCAAATTCATCGTTGAGGGAATCGGCAATTTTAATTACATAACCTAATTTATTTTTAGAGTAAACTGATTTGTAACTACCTTCACCGATTTTTAAAAACCCCCGAACGATAATTTGCTGAACGAATTTTTCGATGTGTTTATCGAGTTCCAAGTAAAGACTTAACATCTTCGACTTGGTTGCGTTCATTGCTATGAGATTGCAATAAGAGTATCGTGGATCATATGACGAGTTTTATAATCGAGAATTCGACCCTCTTCGTCTTGTGGTAGATCAAGTAACATCTCTTGCATATCTTGACTAAGAACCTCACAAATGCAAGCAATTTTGCGATAGATTCCGATTTCTTTGTACTTTAGAATTGCCCATATCGAATCAACTTGTGCATCATTAGCTTGAGCGATAAGATTGAGCAACTTTATATCTTGTGTTTGTATTTCCATAATTTTATTAAATTTATTGTGCAACTCGATATTGTGATCGTGGAGTATCATCATCTCCAACAAAATCATAACCAAGATTTTCTACTATATCATAAATCTCACCACAACTCAAGTCATATCCTTTCATGCGACTTTGAATTTGCTTGAGAGTTGGTTCTTCACCATTCTCATGCTTGTTCTCAATATAATTGCGAATTGCAATCGTTTCCATGTCAGAATCTTCTTCTTCATGGCAATCGCAAGATTCGCAATCACCATAACATTCTTCACTCTCACACTCGCCATCATACTCATCTTCGGTAGTTGACCCATAAATAGGCTTGTTTGCCTCGTAAACAGGTTTGAAGAGTTCGGTACGAGTATCAGTAATATCTGCCACTACCTCGTACTTGCTCACACGCAACTTTTGAAAATCACAATCAGTTGGAACACTAACTGCATCAGAAGGATCAAACTTGACAACAAGCAATCTGCCATCGGTACTCGCCCAATCATTTGCATAGTCGTAACTACCAACATGAAGACCGAAAGAACAATGATTATTTTTGTTGTCATCAACGCATCTGCGAGCAACCTCGATAGTTGCACCAACTTCATTCAAAATTTGATGTCGTTCGTTCGTTTCGCCTTGCACAACAATCGTATCTGCATTGCCTGTTTGTGACCAATAATCACCTTGAACACCCTTGTAACCAAGTACCATGCCGTCTTCATCATTCGGCAATGCTCGATAACTCAAAAAGGTGTACAATTCGTTCACACTATTAGCACTTGGATTGGCTTGCAATCGAGTGATAAAATTCACAAGCGGAGCAGAGTCCTTCATGCCACTACGAAGCATCTCAATGAGCTTGTCAACTACAACTCCATGTAGTCTATGACCTTTGTAATAAACAACTTCATCCTTAACTTCAATGTCTCCTTGGATAAAATTTTCAACTGATTTTTTGATGTCAATTAAATCTCCAAGATCATCATATCTTGCATCAAGAATAGCTTTCTTGGCAAGAGTATAGTTTACATGATCTTTTCTTATTGAGTAAGGCTTACCTTCCCAAAAGATGGTGATTGAATTTTCGCTTAATATGTATGGTACTTTATTCATTCTATATAATATACTTGATTTTGTTTTGTTTGTCAATTACTTTTTGTCACAAAGATTGATATAATTGATAATGTCATCGAAAATTTGTTTGTCTACATTGCTATATCTTACACTATCTGCAACATGAGCGAGCATTGGATATGATGATTTAATTGCATCAATATCTTGCTTGAATTGCTTGGCAGAGAATCCATTGTCGAGATTAAATTCCAACCATTCACTCTTGCCTTGATCTTTCAAAAAAGAAATGTATGCACAAGAAGTAGAGCAATAATCTTCGTTTACAATAATATTAAAATTTTCTTTCGATTGGCGAAACAAATGATTTTGTGGCAACTTGGACAAATCGAGTTGTTTGTTGTTGAACAATTTGCCAATGTCGTATCTTGCAACACTAATTGCGGAATTGAGTTCTGCATCTTGTCGAGCCACAACATAATTGTATGCTTTTTTGGCTTGAGCTTTGTTGTCAAGCAGATACTTTTTGTAAGCATCAGACATGAAATCAAAGAAAGAAATCCATGAACTTTTGTCTAGTTTGCTGACATCTCCACTACGAACACCGAACAATCGAAAAGATTTTTCTTGCGAATTATCTTGTGCAAGTTTGCGAATTTTGTTTGCTCGACTGCATATACTTTTAAGATCATATTGTTCATCGTCAATCTTGTAACTTTTGATTGGAACATAAACAAACTTACCATCTATCAATCCAACTTGGTCATCGCTTTCTTGTAAGGATACAATGTCTTCTTTGACATTTGACCAATAGTCAATGTTTCGCCAATAAGAATTTGAGTCAAGTTTCATCTCAAACAATGCAATATTAGCACGACTACCTTGACCCTTGCGAACACCAATTTGTGGTTTTTCCTTGTCAACATCAGAAACAAACTTTTTGTGCTTGTCTGCGATGCGACCAAAATGCCACTCGTTGTCAATAGTAGATTGACCCATATCAGTTTTTGCGTGAATAAAATACACACTCTCCAATTCTTCATCTTCATTGAACAATGTTCTTGCACGAAGATTGTTTCCATGAGTAGATTCAATGTCTTGAATCAAGAAGATAGTGTTTGGTCTGCAACACGCACGATTTGTTTTGCTACTACGCACACGAAATCCATTGCGAGCATCACTATCAGATACTTTTTCAGTATGAGTGATAAGTAGGTCATCTACCATGCCATACGGACGATCAAATGCAAAAGAATTGATGCGAAGACCTTTCCAAGCGAATGAATTCTCAAATGCTCTGCGAAGAGTATCGGGTAATGAATTTACAATTCGTGCGTAATTCGCTTTTGCTTCAAACAAATCTTCTGAATCTGCCAACTTTTCTTGTGCGAGTTGCTGAATTTCTTTGACCACTTCGATCATCAGCTTCACAACAAATTTTTGTGTTGGTTTGTTGTACTCTAATGCCTCACGACTATGATGCAATTTCACACAACCAAGAGGAACACGCAAATAAAAGTTAGGTTCTTCCAAAAGATTTTCGATAACCTTTATCTGACTTTCATCGGTCACATAATTCTTAACATCAATAGCATTTGAGTCAAGCGGATACGCAACTCTACCCATGATAACATGAGACTTACCATTGTGACGATAATAATATGATGAATTTTCGCTTTCAATAAAGAACCAATCATCTTTCTTGCTTTCAAGAAGAATCTTATCTCGCTTGATAAATTTATCATCTGCACCAAGAAACTTGGGCATATCCTTGTCGGGGAAATGCTTGAAAAATTTCTTGCAACTATCTCGAAAGTTGTCAATGTCTTGTTCGCTAATTGCAACTTGAATTTCTAAGCCTGTTGGCTCATCGCTTGATTCGCTATGCAACTTGGAAATCTTGGTATCATCATGCTCGTTGACATAGATGTTATAGGAACTTTTTGTTCCACCATTGTAAGAAACACAAGTAAAGTTGTCACCATAACTTAATGGAGCAAATTTACCAATACCGAATGCACCGATATAGTTATTGGAGTTGCGTTTGGTACTCTTGCCATACTTGGAATACAAGCCAAATACATCCTCTTGTGATAGTCCACCTCCAAAGTCACGAACACAAAAGTTCGGGTTCATCTTGCTTGGCAAGGTGATCTCGACTGACCTCTTGGAATTGGCTTCCAAATTGGCATCAAGAGCGTTGGCACTAATCTCACGAATAACTGCGAGTTGAGTGTTGGAATAATTGTTACGAAGCAAACTTGCGACATAACGCATATCTTCCGCATCAATCGTGCAATCTACTGAATCAAAGTCGTGTGAAGCGACTACTTTTTTACTTTTGTTTTCTGCAATAATCATAATTTTTTAGGTTTGTGTTTTTTAAGTAAGAATATAGTATCTCATATATTCGGATTTGTGTCAAGTGTTTTTTTTAAATTGGGCAATTTTCTTTGAGTTGCTCGCACAATCGCTGAAGTTTGTGAAGACAAGTGAGTTCGTAGATCATCATTGATTCCTCTTCTTGAGTGGTAATCGAGAAATTGTTAATGTCTGAAATTTTTTGTTCGATTAAGTCTATCAATTCGTTCATCGTGAACCCCCATTTATGTTGTCAAGCTCATTTTGTTTTGCTTGTTGTTTATAGCTGAATTTAATTTCTTGTTCAATTAGTTGATTGATTCGACTTACATCTTCAATATTAAAGTCAAAGTGTGCTTCTAATACTTGTGCAATTTCTTCGGTGCAATCATTTAATGCTTGATTGTGAGATTTATTGTTTCTTGGTTCTATACTCATAATTCTGTTGATTTAATGGGTTCGCAAATATGTGCGTTGAATACATTTGTTTGTTTAACTAATTGTTTATACTTTTTCTTGGCATCTTTCAACTCTACAAATGATTCCCAATGATGAGAAAGAATGTGCATTTGTGTGAGTCGTGTACTCCATGCTACTATATAAAATTTCATGTGTTATTGTAATCTTCCACCGCCATCAATAACATTACGCAAGCAACTAGATTGTCCCTTGCGAGAAGAAACTGCTTTCGCTTTATCAAAAGCATCTGAACTTGCGTACTGCACTAAAATTGGTGTGCTTTTATCTAAATAAACCATCATTCCCTTGCGAGGTTGCGAGGCTAACTTCTTTTCGTGCTTCACAATCGAAGCGTTCATGTCTGCAATAAAATCAATCATGTCAATATACTAGATTAGTTGTTGGTTGTTGTCAAGCTTTTTTCTGCAAGTTCATCTTCTAGATCGTAAATGCCTCTAGGATAATACTTTAGGTTGCATTGTTCTGCAAATTGTTTTGCCAAAGATACAAAACTATCTGACCTATCAAAAGATTCGTATATATCTGAGTCTTCATACCAAGACTCATAAGTTGAAATCATCAACTCAAAAGTTCCATCGAATCGCAAATCTTTTTCCATCCATTTAGGAGTATCGTTTCCACCTTTTTCATAAAGATGAACTTGACCCACATGGTCGGGATAAAACTTCATGTGTTTTTTAACAGGTGAATTCATTATCCACCTCTCAAAAATTTTACAAAGTTCCCGATTCGACTCTTCTGTTTGCTTTGTTCTTCTAAAAAATACTGAATGTGCTTCTCCGCTCATTCAAACAATTATGACAGAGAATCAATCAATGTCAATACTTTTTTTTAAAATAGTTGTAACTCGTTGAGCTACTGCGATTTACATATCACCCAATGCGACTAAACAAAAATTCTAACACTTCTGCCTTGTTGGGTAAATCCGATTGTTCTATTAATTGAATTAATAATTTTGTTTGATTAGCGACTCCACGATTGTATCCTCGACTATAATATACTTCTTCTGTTGAAGTGTCATCCATATATTATATTATTTAATATTTCACTTTCGTCAATCCAACGATTTGACCAAGGACACATTTTCTCTATTTTGAGTATTTCGATATTCCAATGTCGATGTTCAATCATCTCAATTTGAAACTCAAGTGCTTGTTCGGCACTTTCTGCCATATAATAATGTTTATTTAATTGTACGCAATTCCTTCTTCGATAAGTTATTCGATACTCAAATTGTCTCTCCATGCTTTATTTTAATCTTTTTGATCGATCTTTATAGTCTTGTAGTAAAAATGATTCGCCATTGATTGATTGTTTGTTTATTTTGTCTTTATTTTCTCGTATTTCTTTTGGAGTATATCCCCAAAATGTAATGTCCCACAAGACCAATCCCGCAAGTCTACTATCACTAACTTTTTTGGGTGCATCTATTTCACAATCAATTAAGTCTTTCCATTCTACAAAATCTAAAACTGCACAATCATCTTCATTGCAAATATGTATACAATAAGAATCAGCAATATCTTCTATTTTTATTATGTTTTTACCTTCTTTTTTTTGTAAAGAAATTAGTTGATCATATGATCTTTGTAAATTAACAGAAAATAGTTGAATTTTATTCTTGGAATAGTCTTGAAGATATTCTTTGAATATTGCGTTGAAAATGTTTTTGTATGATGTTTTGGTAAGAAGTTTTCGTAAGGTCATACATATATATACACCTTATTTAACTATGGTAATCGCTCGTCACTCCAATAAATATTATCAAATAACACAAGGTCAATACTGCTTGGATACTCGACTTCCACTCCAACAGGCTCATGTTCTTGCACAACTTCATCGTTATGTTTGTAAAAAAATTCTTCATGCTCACTTGCACAAACTACATCTACTATATTGTATTCTTTATTTGTCATCATTTCTGTCCCAATTTAAATATTTAAATAACCAAGTTGCGAAATCTTTCAAATCATAAATGTATCTACTTGAGTTATCTTGCTTCAACCAAAATGCACTTTGTTCGATCAATGTTTCATGTCGATTGCTAATTGTTTCGAGTTGTTCAATGCTCATTTCATCTCCTATATTTTCATACATAAGATTGATAGCATTCATTGTGTTTTTTATTTGCTCTTCTTCGTTATACATTTTGTGAAAATAGTTTTTCAATATAAGAATCTAATCCTTCCATTATCTTATTTGCGAGATTTTCTCTTGCACTTTCGCTTGCAATATTTATTTGAGAGTCTTTTACCTCATCAAGTATTTGTAGTATTATTTCTTTCATGTTCATTAGTATCTCATATATTTGAGAATTTGTCAAGAACAATTTTATCAGTTTGTTGTAAAGTCATCATAATCAGCACATTCGGGATCAAAAATTGGAAACAGATAACTAAGTTGATTGCCGTCTGAATCCTCTTGCATGATCGCTTCATACCTTATTTGACCCGCCACTTCATGCCATAAACCTGCGACCATTGTATTTGCTTTGAATATGGGATGGAATGTTACATCCATGTGATATGCTACAAATTTTTTACTTCTCTCTCCAATGTCCATTGTCACTATCTTTTGTACACAATGCCAATGATTCTAGGTCATAATTTGCTTGAGTAAATGACCCAAAAAAACAACGCTTGTCCATTTGATCCCACATTTTTTGTAGCATTTCATTGCGTTTATTTGGTGGGAATTTGTTTCCAATTTGTTCGACAATCGGTTGCCAAAATGTATAACTTGTTCGCTTTCTTATTTGCTTCTCAGAATGAAAAACTTTAACACCTTTATTTGCAAAAAAATCATTTACATTTAAACATTTAAATTTTAACAATCGTTCGTTTTGTGTCATTTTATTGTGCCTTGTTCGATTAAACTTGCAAATGTATTGAATAGTCGATCATGTCGAATGTGGCTTTGTTCAATCATGCCAATAATTGAGTTCATTATTTCATCCTCTGTAGCAGGTTCGGGGCGATCTCCAACAAGATACAAAAGGTTCTCAAGGTCATCTATTATTTGAGATGAACCCATAATGCGATCTTCAAGTTCAAAACGATCAAGAGGTTTATCGCTCAATTTTTTGAATGTATTTGGATATTTGTCTATTGCTTTTTCTGCAATTTCTTTTAGCGATTGCTTAACAGAGTCTTCGTAGGTTGGGTAATCGTCTCCTGTTATTTCGGGCATCCGCTTTTGTCGCTCATGCAACTCTCTTTTCGGATCACTATAAACAATGTTTCCATCTTCATCTTCGTATACAATACTACTCATTTTTCGTATGGTTTTACATCACCATTTTGATCAAGTTTTTGATCTTCATATTTGGAAACAAGTCGTCTGTAAATTTCCATTTTTGCACAATCTAAAACACCAACTATGTCATTGTATGTTTGGTAGCTTTCATTATTTGAGTCTATATACTTTGCAATTAGCTGATGAATTGCATAGTTTAAGTCTCCCGCACATTCAAATTCTGAGAGTTGTAGTGCAACCAAGCCCTTGTCTACCTTTTCCTTACTTTCTTTCGAGATGTATGGCATATTATTGTTCTTCTTCGATGAAGCGATTGAGAGTATCCAATCGACTATATGCACTATCCAACAATTCAAGTGCTTCTTCTGCGTTATTGTAAAAATCTTTTGTAGAGTGGTCACCAATACCAACTGCTTTTTGACCCAAAAGATCGAGCGTTAATTTTGCTTTAGCAACATCCGCTTCAGCAGATGTTCTCAACATATCTTGTAATTTATTCATTGCCTGTAATTATATACCATATTTGTAAACAAGTCAAGAGCGAAAGCACTCCGACTGCCATAAATATTTCTTTAATTAAATTAATTTTTTGTTTCATTCTAAATCTTTTATTAATTGCTCTAAATGCTCTATTGTTATTGGGTCTGAATCGTCATAGTCTTCGCAAGGTTTAGCGAATTTTATTTGATCGTATATCAATATATTTTCTTTGCTTTTATTTGCGTCTGAAAGCATTAGGTTTAATGTTTCAATAAGGTCTTCGGGGCTTTCTCCTGTTATTTCAGCCTCTTCGCCATGAGCAAAGATTTCACTATCGTCATTGTACATAACCTCGTACAAACCATACGAATTTTTGCGTTTGATTATTCGATAGTTCCACATTGTATTCTTTTTCTTAATTCGGTACTTGAGAAATTGTGCGATCTTTCATTATAGTATATTTCAATTCCCTTGTCAATGCAAATTTGTTTGCCCGAAAAATCGACATCTCGATAGTCTGCACCAATAATACGAATATCAATAGGGTAACCCAAAAGGATGTCGTGCAAATCTTTTTCAAGATTATAAGGAATCACCTCGTCAACATATTTGACAGAAGATAATTGGATATATCGTTCGACTATGCTTTGAATTGGTTTATTTTTATTTGGTCGTTCAACTTGCGGATCAACATGGAGACCACAAATTAAATAATCGCACATAGATTTTGCTTCTTTTAACATTAAAACATGACCTGCGTGAAGAAGATCGAAGGTACTAAATGTAATTCCTGTTTTCATTTATTTGTAAATACTTTCTTTTCCTGTTTTTTTAATTGCTTTTTTTGCATACAATATAAATTGTGCTTCGGCAGTTGGTTTACTTACCTTTGAGTCTTGAGCATATGTATTATATAGTAATTCTTTAAACTTGTGTGGTATGATGAGATTTAAACCCGCACATTTGCGAAGAATAAGCATAGCATGACAATAAACTTCGTGACTTATATGACCCATTTTTTTATGACCTAAAACCATTTGAATGTACTTCTCTGCAAACGCATCACGATGAGCAGTTGGTGCTGAATCGATTGCCTTATTTATGTGTTGCTTGTGTGATTTTTCACTTTTTTTCTTGGGCTTCTTGAGGTAATTTAATTTTCCACCTTTTACATCAAAATATAATTTGTCAGTATTTATGAAATTAGGCAAAATATTTTCAAACAACTCAAACCCTACGAAAACTTTCGATTTATTTTCATCCAAGACATAGTGGTATTTGCAAGGTTTGCCTTTGAAATAACTAATAGCAGTCAAACTATACTCGTAATATCTACCATTTGGTAGATGTTCATATTTGTGACGAGCAATATCTCTAGAAAAAAATTGTAGTGGTTTTTTGTCTTTTCTTTTTAAACCTTTTTTGTGCAATAAAGAACTGCGATCACAAAAGTACCAACTACCATATTTATCACCATTAAATTTTTGAGTTTTTGTTTTGTAGATTTTCATTTTCTGTTGTTATTCCAAAGATTGTATATGCTTATACCGAAACACACTACAATGACAATAGATGCGATAACTGCATCCAATCTTAAATTAAGATGTAGCATTTGTTCAAGCATGATATGAGCCAAATAATTGTTTTCTTACATCTTGTAAAACTTCTAAAACTTGTGCTTCCTCTATATAATCATACTCTTTTAAGGTTTCTTTTTGTTTTACAATTATTTTGTCGAGTTTGATTTGCAGATCATTTTCTGCATCAGAGAAACCCGCGTCTTGTTCGTCCATAATTATTTTGTTTTTGTGTTCCATGCAATCTTTGAAGCTGCCATTATATATTATTTCGCCATCGTTGTCAAGCAATTTGTATGTGCTTGGTTTAGTTGAGTGATCCCATTTTCCTTTCATTAGGAAATAATCATCTCATATTTAACTTCAATATCTTTTAATTGCATTGACGATTGACATTGCACCTTCTGTATTTTTGGTCATAATTGCTTCTCCTGTTGTAAGTAATATTTTCCAGAATTTTTCGCGTTGTTTTACATATACTACATTCACGGGATTGATGTAGAATTTTTCGTTATTTGCGTCTTCTATTGTTATCATTTGAATATATCTTCTCCTTTGTACATATTGTCTTGAAATTGTTGTATCTTGCGATCTCTTGCTAGTCGTTCCATTTTTTCTGATTCGTGTGAATTATAATGCCCTTGTAGTAAGTCCGCTTGCTCTTCATCTGTGAACCATTGATATTCAATATTGAATATTTGATCAACATTGCTTGGATGAAAACCTGCACTAACAAGCAAGCCCTTGAACTGCTCTGCTAATTCGTTGACATTTGAACCATCAAATTGTTCATCAGATTCTACGCTATATGTTTTGTCATGTAATGTAAGTGATAGTTTCATGAGTACATTTTAGCGTTTATTTTTTGATTTGTCAAGCTTTTTTATGGCTTGCTTCCACTTTATTTTAGAGTAGTTGTCACGAAATTGATTTGAGTTGTTGTTTCTCGGCGAATCTCCTTTGCCGTTTTGATTGTTTGATTTATTTTTACTCATACCATAAACAATAAAACTATAATCCCAACAACAACAAGCAACTCAATAATACTATTCCAACGATTAAACATAAATTTAAGAAAATTTTCATGATTCAAATATATTAACACAAATAACTTATTTGGTCAAGACAAAAAATCAAGATTTTATAAATTGTTTGTATTCTTCTAATATAGATTCATGTCCATTGTTTTGTAGATATTCTTCTATAGACATTGGTTTGTTTATTTCTTGATGATATTCGTGAAGTTCGCGTTCGTATTGATCCAATGCGGATTGGTAATTTAGCTCGTCATCTATACAGAATTCATCTCTGATGTAATCGAATGTTGGTTTTTTAATTGTTTTCATATTTATAGTATGTTGTAACTAGTTCCCTGTTGTTCCAAGGATTTTATCGCTTCACCAATTCCTTGAAATCCCATCCAAATCGAGTCATTTGAGAGTGCAATGTGCCCGCAGTCCACACATTTCCTCTTCGTGTTCTTGAGCCTTCACCATTCAACCATTTGCAAACATTACGGATTGTTGGATTCTTGAGGTTTCTTCCCGCATTCTGTATCTCCTTCTTCAATCCAACGCTTGCAGCCCATTCTTCAGAATGTCGTCGCCTCTCTTTTAGGCTTTTGATTGCGCATTTTTGCGGGTTTATTCCTCCCCTTCCAAAACTCCATCTTTTCATGTTTTTAATATCTTCTTCTTTTAAGAGGGAGAATTTTTTAAAACAATTATTAAAAGTTAATTCTATTTTTTTTGAATCCCCAAAAACCCATTCTCCTTGACAGCGTTTTATATTTGAGGAGTCCAATTCTCTCAAAATGTATTGCTCTAGTTTTTCTGCAAGATGTTTGGTTTGTAGTTTGTGAGTCTTAATTATAACTAATTTATGCGGATTTCCTATTTGTAAATGTCTCAATCTTTCTCTTTGATTTTTACTGCTCGATACTCCTATCTTATAGTAACTTTTTTTTCTTGAATTAAGCTGCTTAATTAAATAACAAATAGCCATAAAAAGTGTAATATATTGCAGTGGATAATATCAAAAAAATTAAATAGTTTCAACCACTTGCTTCTTAAGTAAGCGAATTGCTTTACACTTCGCTTTTAGCTCGATTTCGAACTTTGCGGGATAGTTTGGATCAATAGCTATAATAGGCGGATAAGAATTGTGTGGTGGTGCATAATCTGCGTGAGCTCTTGGCTTTTCGGGTTTACCAAAAGACCAATGAAATACAGGTGAAATAAAATTGTTATCTCCTTCTCCTTGATTTACCCATGTATAAGCGCATCGTTCGGCATTTCTGATAATGTTTTTCTCATCTGATGGATTGCAATTATCATGAAGATTGTCGTGAACTACAGGCAAATTGTATTGATATTTCTCAAGTAAATATTCGCTGAACTGCAAACAAGTATCTACATTAAAAAATCCTTTGTCCTCGTTCTCGATAGTAAGACGATTTCGTACCCCTTCATCGCATTTTTGCAAATTCTCGTAGAAGCGTTCTGCGAGCTGTTTGATTTTAAGTTTATGTATCTGCTCGGATGTGATCATCATCTCAACTCCTACGATAGGCGTTGGGCTTGCATTCACATGAATATTCATGGGTGCACTATGATTTCGCGGTAATCCGATCATGTCAAAGATTTTCGCTTGAAAATTTAGTTCAATTATTGTTCTGCGAACTGCATCTTGATTGAGCGAAGCTAATACGCAAAATTGATCGGGATGCGAACCCATGCTTATACCCAATGTTTTTGCGAGAATACCTATATGTCGAAATTCTTGCTTGATTGCTTTGATGTCAGGAAGCGTTTCGAAATCAATTTCCAATGTTTCATCAGTAACCAAGGGACATAAATTACTGCTAAGACGATAATGCCCAATGTTTGACTTAGCACAATGATGGACAATATGTGCAGTAACAACAACATTATGCAAAATTCTTTCAGACAATTGATTAAGTGCTTCATTTCTATCTTCTGTATTACACAAATCATTGAATCGTTTGCGAGTCATTGTGCGAAATGAGTATTTCTTTTTGTCTATATCTTTTAGTTCTTCGCTGATGCAAGTTAGTCCTAGTATGGTTGTCATGTATGATAGTATAGCAGCTTAAACACTGGGTGTCAAGCTTTTTTTGGGTGTACATATTATTATGGAAGTTGAAAAAATAATATTGGTTGCGTTAGGAATGATGGTGTCTATGGTCGCCTTTTTCCTAAAGAAAGAAAGTTTAAAGGTTGATCGCTTGAGCAAGCGAGTACAACACATGGAAATTGATCTTGCTAAAAATTCTGCAAGAGATTCCGAACGATGGACTCAAACAACAAAATTGCTAGAAGATCGCCGAACAGATGTTATTAAACTATTTGAAAAACTAAACAAATGAATTTTATAATGGAATTGTGGGATATATTTTTATATCTGTCTCTATCTACCGCATTTATTATAATATTTTATCCTCACAAGTAAATGGAAAAGGATTGGTATTGGATTGTATCCTTGACTTTATTTTTCTTGGAAAGAGAAGCAATTATGGATGTTTGCTTTTTGTTGATCGGCTTGTGCCTTTAATCCCAAAACATTATTTTATTGCGAATGGTGAATCTGTGACTATTGATCCAGTTAATTGTACCAAAAATTTTATCAAATACAAAAACAACAGGATCGCGGTAAAATAGCTTGTATATTTTGTACAATAAGGTTTTGGTTTTGGCTTCGTATTGTTGTTGTGCTTGTTTCCACTTCAATTCAAAAGATTTTCTTTTGCGATTACAGTTAGTATCAAACTCAATCAACTTTATTTCTTTTAATTTGCCAAAGCTGTATATGGCTTGAAATTCAATGCGATAATCGTTTGGTAGATCGTTTTTATTGATGTGTGTATAAAAATAAAATGATCCATGATATGATTGTGTTTCAAACTCAGGCAGATCGCAGGTCAAGCTTCCATCTTCTTGAATTGTAAAGCTCAACATCCAATTCTCTAAACATTTCGTTTGAAATTCTTCGTTTGCCCAATCGTGTTCGGGCAAGCCTTTTAAGTCTTGCGGAAACGGAAGCTCTTGCTTACAGTATACTCTGTCAAATAAGCCCATAACTATAAATCATAGTAAAAAACAAATAAATCATCTTCACTAATTGATGTCTCATAATTTTATCCAATTTTCAAAATCTGCAAGTTGTTGTGTTGATGCTTCGCATTTTGGAATTGCTTGATTGATTATGATGTCTGTTAAATCTTGATCTGCAACAAGTTTATGTTGAAATGTATCTAAAAATATTTGAAAAGCCGCGATTCGCTCGGCAGGAAATGCAAACTCCTTACCTTTGGTTACGCGACCTCGTTGTAGCCATTCTAGTGGGTGTTTGTTGCTTTTGTTTGCGTTGCAGGTCTTGCAGCTTGGAATGAGGTTTCCATCGTGCTCTAGCCCAAACATAGGCGGTTTAAAGAGTCGTCCATTGGTGGGTATAAAATGATCCATGTCGCGCATCTCGCCAACTCCACAATACCAACATTTATTGGGTTCAATTATATTGGCAAAAATTTGTTGCTTTAACGCTTCATCTGAAGCTGTCCATGATGCACTTTGGAAATATGCAAGAATGTCTTTGATTACTCCATTGATCATGCTGTGTCCACGAAACAATGTATTGGCGTTGTGTTTTTTTGCCACAATTACAAGCCAAAAGTTTCTTCTGTCACATCACGAGAAAATTGTTCTACCGATTGATTGCCTGTCATTAGTTGTTGAATTGCTTGTAGTGCAGCTTTACCAACTTGATCGCTAACCGCAGAAAATTCATAGGTTGTTAAATCCAAGTCGCTACCATATCCAAATTCAATACGAATATGACAATCATCAATTATATGTTCATTTGTGATTGGACATTTTTTTATTTGCTCGTTCATTGTTTTTTACATTTTTTTGAGAACGACCCAACTCCGCAGGCAAATGCCGAGACTCCGTTCATGATTGCGATTGATTCTCCCTTACTTGCCATGCTAAACGCGAAAAAAATATTAACACAACAACATACAATACAAAGCTTACCCAAGCCATTACAATTTTTCCAGCGTCTCATTCTAATAGAATACTAGATAAACTCAAAAAAGTCAAGCATTAACTTTTCCAAACTGTATCGCGTAATGATAATGAAATTGATTTAAAGTTTATACGAACACCTTTGAGTGAAGATAATTGATCTTTGTTTGCATTAAGGAATTCAATTAATTTTTTTTTGTTGTTAAAGTTTTTGAATGATTCGATTTCGTTCCATTCGTTTGTATGTGTTATGCTATATTTGAAATTCATTTGTAAAATGGCGGAGAGAACAGGATTCGAACCTGCGGAAGGGCAATAAACCCTTCAACGGTTTAGCAAACCGCCGCCTTAAGCCGCTCAGCCATCTCTCCTAAATGGAGCCACCTGTCAGGATCGAACTGACGACCTACGCATTACAAGTGCGTCGCACTACCATCTGTGCTAAGGTGGCGTTTAAATATTATACTATCCAATTACTATTCTGTCAACATCATGTTCAAGTTCATAGTTGTCCCAATAATCGTGATCGTATTGACTATAGCAAATGTCTTCAAATAAAATTAATTGTTTATTGTTTTCGTACCCAATTGCAGACCCATCAGGCACTCTACCACTTCCGTCAATATACTCAAAGCACTCGTCGTAATCGTGCTCAGAATATACTATATCTGTTGATTTTATTTTTATAATTCGTCTCCTGCTCGCCAATTCATGCACCATTTGTAACTTTGTACAGATGTAATTTTATCTTTTGTTGTTTCATCTAATTGACTTGTTGATGCTCGTAAATTTGTTTGCAATGTATCTATCAATACATAAAGTTCTTGAATTTGTTTGTCGCGTTTTAATATCTCTAATTGTAAAAGTTTTTCGTTCATAGTTGTGCAAATATAAGATTGAGTTCATAATTACACTTATTTTTTTGTTAAATCAAGTGGTTGATGCCAACCTGCCCCTGCGTGCATCGCAGGTGTCCCGCGAACATTTAGTGGTAGTCCGAGAGAAACTGCCAATTTGCGCACCTCTCCGGGATTTAATCGCGCTCTCTTGCCGTCAATCCATATCGCATATGGAATTGATCCATTAAGATTCAGTGGGTGCGGAATTGGATTTATTTGTACTTCTGTAAATGATATATCTGAGTATCTATTGTAATCGGCAATTTGCGAATCTTGTTTTGCAACACAGCCAAATAAAAACAAAACAAATAAACTATGAAACGCTTTCATTTTTTAATGACTGTAAAATATATTCTCTGGCTCGCTCAAAAACTTCTGGGTTGTGTTTTTTACACCATTCAAGAACCCATTCCCTAACGCAAGACTCTATTATATCTTCTTTAGAATAATTTACTTTATATTTATTTGTATTCTCTTGTGATGTGTTCATTGTTGCATGGATGATTTTCAATTTCTTTGAGTATGTTTCGCAATACATCTTTTTGTGAAAGATATCTTAATTTACATTCGGGATCAGATACTTTTTTACATTGTCGTTCGATATTTTCAATGTGTCCGCGAATGATGCTTCGGTCAAACTGCCCTTTGTATGTCCATCCAAGATCAAATCCGCGCTTTAATCCTTTATTGTGAGCTTCTTCAAACTCATTTGCTATGCCATTGTCAAACATTAGAATAGTGTTAGTTGCGATGGATTGAGAGCTTCGAGCTTTTCTTCGTCTTCTTCGATCAATTCATCTATTGTCTTGTTGCTCCGCAACCAATTTCTTTGAGCCATGCGAATCACGAAACGCATCAATGCAAATGCATAAATTTTATTAAGTACCACTTTGTTTCCTTCTCCGTCTTGCACTCGAAATTCTTTGGTTTCTTCGTTGTATTGAAATTCCGCGTGTTTTAATTGTTTAGTGATTTTTGCCATTGAAGCTATGATATCATATATATTGTCGAATGTAAAGAAAAAAAGTGTCAATGCAATGAAGCCGTAAACTATAAATGAATATAATAACTACGTTGAACTACAATGACACTTTATTGAAAAAGATAGATGTTGCCGCGATAAGGTGTTGAACTACAAACAAATGTAATGCCCAGATAAACCGCGACAACATCATTTAAAAAATTAAACACAAACAAAATGACGGTCTAAACTATAATTTAATATAATGACGATCTAAACTTTGAATGTGTTTTATAAAATGTAAAATCTACAAAATGATCTTGTGAACTATAAGTAAATATAATGAGATAGTAAACTTTGTAGATTCTTAAAATTTAGGACTCAAGAATACTCTTTATCGCAACAAACAGTTCTTTGCATGATTTAGAATATATTCTTCTGTATTTAAGAAATGATTGTTCTTCTTTCGCGGAAAATTTTCCCTTGGTTTTGGCTTTTTTACCTTCAAAAAGAAAAACACCTTCCTTTTCTGCTTGCGAGCGAACCCAACTTTTAAGGGAGTGATGAAAGATGTTACTTCTTGCTGTTCCGCCTTTGAGGTGGAAAGGGCTAAAACCCAATACATATCTTTTGACAAAAGCCCACCCTGGAAGCTCCCCAGTCGATTCTCTCAAGTAGAGCTCGGAAGATAAATCTCCGTCATCATTTAACACTTTACCTCTTAATGTTGACAGAATTGCATAAATCGCATGAGGCTTTTCCAAAACCTTAGAGTGAAAACTAGGTTTTTCAATCGAATCAAGAAAATTCTGTTCTGTTTTTAGACCAAGACCGGAAAGTTTTGAAATCTTTCCTTGTTGACAAGCGAGTTTGAGCTGTTGAAGGTTATTTGTATCTATGCCAAGTTCTTGTTCAATTTGTTTTTTTCTTGCGTCAGACAAACCTGGGATATTAACTTTTAAACCGAAACAAGATTTTGCATCATCAGAAAGACGCTTTGAAATTTCAAGCGCGTGGGTTCTAATCCAATTAGAATTGTCATCTGTGTATAGGCTTTTTCCGTTTCCGTTTGCCCTCGCTTGGTTGCATAATATTGTGCATTCTTTTTTGCGTTGCCAACCTTCTTTTCGAAGATTGCTTGGTTCAAAGCTCGAAGGGGGCTTCATTAGTGATAAGTTTTGCTTGGCTTGAATATAATTGTATATCGCCATAGGGTCAGTTATATCATCCTTTAAATCATCACGAGTATAAGTTTCTTGTTTTTTTAAACCTCTAACTCTAACAATTTCTTGTTGAGAAAAAAATAGTGCATTTGGGGTGCTTTTTTCAGGAAACAAAAGAAGTTGCACCCCGTTTTCTTCGCACGCCTTGTAAAAATCATTCAGCTGTTTTTTTGTAAAAGGTTGAGATAGAGATTTCTTTGTTCTTGGAACTGCCATGTGGGAATATTCACTCACAAGCGTATCTCCTTTATTTAATGCATAAGGAAGTTTTAATACATCTTCATGACTAATTGTTTTGTATTGTTTTTTGTAGTCATAAGAAGTTGACTCTCTTTTTCCGCAGTCTAATACTGTTAATTTTTTAATTCTTTCCATAGTTCTGTTTTTTTTATTTTAAACTCGAAGCTGAATTGCTCCGAATGATGAAAATGATTATACGTCATATTAAATTAAAAGTCAAGAAAAAACGTTAAGCCCTGATAAACACTGACCTTTGAGTGTACTTACTATTAAAGATATTATGCTAAAAGAAAAAGAACGACAGATCGTGCTTGATTGTTTGTATCAAGAATCATTGACGGAAGCGAAAAAACATACAATATTTGAAGTTAAGGCTAAAATGACCGCAAAACTAGAAGCGCAGTTAAGATATGAGCATATATCTTCTCGCGAGCGTATTCAAATATACTACAATTTTATATGCAAAAAAATAACAAAATACATCGCCGACGACATCAGCAAATCGGCAACCATGTATTGGGTAAATGGTACGCCCGAAAAACGCAATCAAAGAATAGCAGAATATGCACATTATGCATTTACTAGAATGCCTGAGAATCAAAAAATTGCAATTTGCGAAAAACTAGGATTTAAATATTTAAGTAATTAATCCCAGTTTCCTTGTGCGACATTGCGTCCATCAAGGTTACTCCAGTCAACTGCAAATGGATCTTCGTCTTTGTCTTGATTGATGTGTTCATTCTTGAACTGCTGTTGTTGTTCATCGTATAATTTGGAATGCATGCGCTGACCCATCCATAAAGATTCTAGTAATAGTGCTCTCACTGCTTCAAGGTTATAACTTTCTTCTTTACTACAACGATATGCTTGTTTTAATACATTACATAGCGTTCTTTTTTCATCAAATGGTAGATTCATTTCTTCGCGCATTTGCTCGGCAATTTCTTTGGTAAATGGTTTTGGTTTGTATTCGCTCATATTGATATATACACTTTTTCTTACATTTTAAAATTGTTTATCTCTAGTATGTCCTTTAATGCTGAATATGTTTGGTTTAAATCCTCGCGTACATATACATTGCTAAAATCATTTATATGCTCGATCATTTTAACGTGATGAAGCTTTTCAATTTGAGAGCATTGCTCATATGGTAAGGTTGTTGCTCGTTTGCTAATGTAGTAATTGGTTGTTTTATTTATATGAGGCTTTAAATCATAATAATTAGAATTATCTCGCAGGGGGTTTTGTTCTCCTATGGTTAATAAATCTCCTGTGTAAAAATCATACAAAGTAGTCTGGGGATTGATTGCAACAACTACATCAATAAAACACAAACTTCCAAATAAGATGGAGGCGAATCCTCCTGCACTAAGACCAGTGAACAACGTTTTCTTATATTGTCTTACCAAGTTCCTCAGATCTAAGCATATTTCGTCCACTGTCTCTGAGTGCAAATAAAAACCCCCGAGTTTGCTATCCCTTGGTCGAACGTCATCCTTGATAAAAAGTAAATCAGAATACTCAAGATCGAGTCGAGAGAAAGTCTTTTCTAGCTCAAATTTATTTTTATTCCCAGGGGTGTATAAATGAGCATTCATTGATTGGAAAACTACGATTAAATTTGGCTTTCCGTTAAATTTATGTTTGTATAATTTTTTCATTTTAATTAAAATTGGTAGTCAAATAAATCAATCACATCTGCAGAAATTTTTGCAAGCATATTTTTTGTTTCTGTGGTATAGTAACTTTTGTAATCTTTTGACGGGCGAATTGTATTTTGATTCATGCGAGGGATTTGATAATCCATGATTTCAAGCTTTTCCATAGCTTCTTGTAATCCCGCATCAAAGTTTTCCTGACGAATTACATGATCAACTACATATTCATTTTCAAAGTAGAGAAATTGCCTTATGGAGTGATGCCAATGACTGCCAGACTCAAGGAAAAATTTATAACATTGTTTTATATAACCCTCAAAAGAGATGTTGCTACTTTTATAGGTTTCATTATGAGTCTTAAGAAAAAAATATCTAGAGACAGCTCTATCCCATGGATTTCGCACTACGGAAAAAATAAAAAAATCCCTCCAATTAAGTCCATGAGATTTGATTTCTTGTATATGATCGCTAAGTGATTCATGCAGTAGTCTTTGGTATCTTTCAAACTCTTCTGAGTCTCGATCTAGGTCCCATATACCTAGCGCTATCTCTACGCTCGCACCTGCGCATTTAGCAGGGTGTGTGAAAATATATTTTTTCTCTGTATCATACATGGTAATTGTAATTTTTTAATTCTATAACATTTTTTTCCTTTTCTGCTACAAGATCAATGAGTTGCTGGTTATATACATCAATCATATAAAAAGACGTACTGCTTTTATTGCCGTGTTGTAATTGTGGTGCATTGATGTTAATTTTATCGCAGAAGAAAATAAATTCATTAGATAGATCTTCGAACTCGGCGATATAGTCTACTATGGTTTCGCCGCACTTATTGCGGTAGTAAGCATCTTGGGCATGATTGTTTAATATAATATTTTTTAATACAGCTTGATCATCTTTGCTCTTGAATAATTCAACGCAAAGCTCGCCTTGATTTAATTCAGGTTCATCCCAGTCAATTGATTTGTCTCGACGCAAGTATTTGTCGCCATAACTTTTAAAGTACTTGAAAAAGCTAAAGTAACGAGCCCATGGGTTACGCACAATCGTAAATTTAAAATAGTCGCTCCAATTCCAGTTGTTTTTTGTGAATTGTTTTTTTGCGCGGGTCGCGAAATCATGTTGGTAAAATTCTGACTCAAAATTTGCAAGCCCACGAACGTCTATAATATTTAGTGGGAGTAGGCTTTCTCTAAGTGATCGAGTTCCAGTTTTTGGAATGTCAATTGTAATAAATTTGTGTTTGTGGGAAATTAACATTTTAAACTAAAGGGATATCCTTCTTCTAATAATTCTTTTTTGTCGTTTTCGCTAAATTTTGACCAATTCATGATTGTGCATATTGCGTCACACAAATCAAGGAAGTAATGTACATTAGGGTGATTTGGGCGATCTACGCTATCGATGTTTGGGTTGTTTTTAATCAATTCAACTGCGGAAATAGATAATTTTACCCCTGTTTCTCTTGCGATCATCCCTTCTAGCGGTTTTTTTGAAGAAGGTTGATAATAATATGACGCAAAGCTAATTAAATTAATGCCTTGTTTTACGTTTTGTTTTATAATATCTTGATTGATTTGTGGAGATCGAGAGACATCAATGTTTTGATAAATAATCAAATCACTTGTTTTTACAAAATCTATTGATTCGTCGATATTATACAGAGATTCTACAATTTTTCCTTCAAATTCTTTTGTGTGCGCCCAATTATGTTTTAATCGATCAAAAAAAAGGTCCGCACATATCCATTTTATGTTTGCGTTGGGTTGTAACTTTTTAATGTAAAAAAATAAAGCTCTAGTTTGACAATTTCCATATAATGCAATATTCATAAAAATTTTATTTACAATACCTCTCCCATAATTTTCTGTCCCAATATGTACGATCTAGAAATCTTTGTTGAATTGTTGGGTCCAGGTCTTCGAATTTTGTTTTTAATTTGTTTGGAGTTGCGTTGCGATGTAAATTTAATTCTATCACATGACCCTCTACATCTGATTGTTGAATGCCATAAGCTCCATGAAATACATTGTTTATCAAATCATCTACTTTGCTTGTATCAGAAGTGCGAAAATGTTTTAGGTATCCTTCGTGTGCTAAGGTTAGATGATATGGTTCAATAATTGCAGAATCAGGCATATCCATTAAGCTTCGCAAGAACCAGCTATCTTCCACTTCATCAGATTGAATGTAATCTTCGAAGTTTTTCGCTTGAATTGAATCATGCGTGGGTTCATGCGAACTTTCATCACTAGTTAGGTAATGAAATAAAGATTGCGCGCGTTTATATGGATCGCGCAAAACAGTAAAATGTAAAGTATGCTTGCGTTTAGATTTCTCGATAATCAAATCAATGCATTTCCTTGCCTCTCTCCAGCCCGGATCCATAGGATCAACAATAACACAAAAAGGTATAATATCTCCATTTTCAATAAAATTTAAAAAATCATCCTCTGGGAGAATGTTCGTTGTTTCATCTGAGTCAATAGGATATCGATTATTGATATATTGCATTTGTTTTTCGAGAATAATCTCTCTCTTGTTTCCTCTAGCAAATTGTTCGAGTTCGGGATAAGCACTAAAAATTCCATCCGCATGGCCAGTTAAGTCTGTAAGGGTGCAATATATAACTGTCAACTGGCGATCATCTTTTAATCTAATCAATGCCCTCCTGATTTTTGCAGAAGTCCAATGCAATGATAAGTTATCTTCACGCATCAAATGATACTTTCTGCAAAGCATTTGTGCCCAGCTTAATACATAGGTTCCTGCGTTTTTAGCAATGTGATGAAATACAGGTAAATATTCTGGATCTTTAATTATGCTCATTTTTTATGCAATATAATTGTTTGTGGATATTGTTTTTTTACACTTTCTATCGTTGTGTCTGCGTCTTGTGGTAGTGAATAATTTGATATGATGGGGCAGTCGATCAATTGATTGTGTGGAAAATCACGATTGTTGAAGTGTTTTCTACCGCTTAATGTGCAGGCAAATGTATGCATGGCAACATCAAAGCTGATGAAGTTATTATTGCATAACCCTACTTCATGCTTTATTAAGCTTTTTGAGTATTTAAATAATAACCCAAGCATTGCCGAGTTTCGATAAATCGCAACCCCATTAAGATGACCTGTCCATTCCCCGAATGTATATAAATCTTGTTTACCTCGATAACAACTTCCCGCAACAAGAAATTTTTCTGAGTCGCAGTATTCTACAATTTTATCTATCCAATTATCTTGGATTGGTTGTGTATCTGGCTCAAGCATGAGTAAATCTCGATAATCACTACCCACTAATGAAGCCATTGTGTTAAAAAATAAATTGTTTGGACCTGCGCTTCCGCCAAGAGGTGGGACTTTTGGCAAGTTCATTTCTTTCAATTCTTTTGGTGTGCGAGCATAAAGATCATCAGAATCTGATAATTCGTGCGAATATATTTTTACATCATTTACATTTTTGCAGTTTTTATATTCTAGTAGATCATTGTATTCTGATACATTTCCTTGATTAAAGTATATCAGTAGATCAATTTTTTTATCGAGCGATGCGAAAGTTTTGAAAAATGCATCGAGACATTTGTGGGTGTGTCCAGCGACATATTCTCGCTTAGTATTAAGTAATACAACAGCTAATTTAGTGGAAAATTTCATTCTGTACAATTACACTCTATTTTATGTAGAGGGTTGTACAATTTACATTTGTTTTCATATCGAGCTTGCAGGTAAAAAGGCCAAAAGAAGTAATAACTTATTGCATCTTCGTTTTCAAGTGCTGCATCTAACTCTTTGGCATACAAATACTCCCAATCGCGCTGACTTTCTTTAAGTTTTGTGTCGCTCGGCTTGACGGATGGTTTGGTTAAAACACATCCACTCAACATCAATAACACACAAAGCAATCGCACAATAATGTTTACACGCAAAAAAAACTTGCTATATTATTTTTTAATGTAGCGCTTCGTTACTCGATTAAATGAGAAGCCTTGGTTGCGAGCGTGAGCTTCCCGCTCAGTCATTTGAATTTCAAGCTCGGGAAATACAGGTGGAGGTTTACTGTAGTTTACAAGAATGTAAGTCTGAAGTTTTTTGTTTTCTTTTTCTTTCATAATGAAGAGTTTCCAATTTGAGAAATTTCTTTGATGTCGCGAGCCATACGATTTAATGAATCGATGATGTGAATCATTTTTGAAAAATAATCTTTATCTTTGTTTTTTGTTGAAGAAGCGAGTCTGTTGTACGTTTCACTTCTTAGTTTTAATAAATCTTGTTCATTCATCAATTTCTATTCCGTTTTGCTCACAGAAACAAACTGCGTAACCGGTTTTAAAACTAAAACGATCTATGAAAATAGTAAGAGCCATTATAATAAATGGCTCCCAAGTTGCGTACCCGAAATTGTAGAATAATAAAAATCCTACAATTCCAAAAGGTACAAACTTGTTTAGGCCATAATCTAGGACCGCTTGATTCACGAAGCGCGAGTTAAGGAAACGATACGGTCGTGCCTGAATGAACGAACTTCTTTGCGCCCAAAACAATAAGCTTTGAATCCAACATTGTTGCGCTCTTCGTCGCGATTGCCAAAAGATTCACTTAGAACAGGGCGACCGATTTCATAGGTTTTAACTTGATTATCGGCATTGCGATACACAACGAAGTATTTTTGATTTGATTTTTTCATGACTGCTTTTTTTAACTTTGTTTTAATATTGAACATGCAAGCATTATCTCATAAATTGAATGAGATGTCAATAGTAAAATGCAGATTATTGAAGAATGTCCATCAATGGTTCGCCGTCATGCGCGATTTTAAATGGTCTGCCTGATGGAGAATATTGAACGTCATTGAGTGGCAATCCCATGGCATATCCAATTGTTGCATTCAAGCCTGCGGGATCAACAAATTTTCCTTCTGCGGGATTGCGGCCAACGCTATCCATTTTTCCATAAGCTGTGCCACCTTTGATTCCACCACCCGCAAGAAACGCAGAAAATCCATAAGGCCAATGATCTCGACCATTACCACCGTTGATTCGTGGTGTGCGACCAAATTCAGAAACCAAAACAACCATTGTGTCGCTGAGTAAACCGCGAACTTCCAAATCAAAAAGTAATGCGCTCAATGCTTTGTCCATGTCTGCACAATTATTTTCTACTGTTTCAAAATTATTAGAGTGTGTGTCCCAACCTCCTCGTGTGACCTCAACATAGCGGACATTATTCTCAATCAATCGCCTTGCAAGCAAACACCCTTGTCCAAAAGATGATCGACCATACATGTCTTTCATTTGTTCTGACTCTAAAGTGATATCAAATGCTTTCAAATCTTCACTGCGCATTAGTTTCACCGCATCATCATAAAGATCAGTATATGCACGCACTTGTTTTTGATCGTATGTATTCAAGAAATTAGAATTCATCTTGTGCGCCATTGATAATCTTCCATTGAATCGAGATTGATCAATATAGTCTGCGGCTTTGCTGTTTGCTAGTCCTGCATGTGGGTTGCCAATTGGAAGTGGGCCAAATTTAGATTCCAAAAATCCTGAACTACCTGATCTACCATTAATAGAAACATTTGCAGGTATGGTTGAATTGATTGCCCCAGACATTTTAGCTATCCAACTTCCAAATGTGGGATGTGAAATGGTTCCGCGCATTTGATAACTTGTGTGCATCAAATAATTTGCTTGCATGTGTGCCCCTTGACTTGTCATCATTGTGCGAATAATTGCTGAATTGTGCATATGATTGGCTGTCTGTGGCAAATATTCAGAAACAAACACATCATCTGCTGAAGTAGGTATTGGTTTTACTGGGCCGCTATAATCTTCTTCCGCATCCATATTAGGCGCAAAGGTATCCATATGGGACATTCCGGCGGCCATATATAGATATATAATGCGTCGAGCTTTTGCAGGTCGAACGCCTGGCTCTAAAGCCTGTATCGGTGTGTTTACATAGTTTCCTGCAATTGGCAACAAACCAACGCCAAGGCACGCCTTTGCTGCACTAGCAACAAATTCCCTACGACTTAATTCGTTAAGTGTTTTGAGATCTGATTTCATGCACCCGTACTGCCAAAACCGCCATCTCCGCGATCTGTGTCGGATAACTCTTCTACTTCTTCAATGTTAACCCATGGTAGTTTCATGATAATAAGTTGAGCGATACGATCACCCTCTTTATATTCTACACCTCCAAGAAGAGGAGTGCTCATACGAATTTTAATTTCTCCGCGATAACCACTATCTACTACTCCAACAGAGTTTCTTAAATAGTGATCTGTCTTGGATATACTAGACCGTGGAAATATAAGGCCCACATAGCCTTCAGGAATCTCCATTGCCAAGCCTGTTCCATATTCGTAGAAGCCCCCCGATTTTTTTAAAGAAATTGCAACCAAATCCATTCCCGCATCACCTTTTTTTGTATAACTAGGAATGATCGCCGCTGAAAAAATTTTTTTGAATTTTAAGTTTACTGTATTCTGATTTCTTTCCATGATACTAATTTTTGTTTTACTAAATCTCTGATATGTCTTTGTTTTTGACTGAGTTGACTGTTACCACTCTTGACTTCGATGAATGTAATTTCATCATCGCCAAATGAAATGTAATCGATTGGCTGTCCTAAAAATGAACAACGTTCAGGTTCAAATTCGAACTGATCTAAAAATGGAGCAAGTGTTTCGGCGATGTGTCCAAGTCTAACCTCGCCACTTTTCTTTTGCGATAAAACTTTTTTGCGTGCAATTGTTTCATCATCTAATTTTTTTTCAAGATCAATTATCTTTGTTTGTAATTGTTTTTCTTTTTGTTTATAATCTTCGCTGCTAGATTGAACATTGTTTTGCTGTTTGTCGAGAGCGCTTTGTAGGTTTTTGATTGTTTGTGTGAAATTTTCTTCGCGAGTTTGATGTTCCACATCGTGTGAGTTCAATCGAGTACGCAAAAATTCATTCTCATTTCTCAACTCATCAACAACACCATCATCTTGCTTGGGCTGATAGATATACCAAATCAAACCAGCAATAATTAAAATACATATTCCTTCAAACATACAAGATTATATGTTATGATTCACACTGTTCTACAATTACTCCAGCTTTTTTTAATAAATTTATACCTTCTTCGTCTTTATATAATTCATTGTATACAAGGCGAACAATATTAGATTGTATGATTAATTTCGCGCAATCAAGACAAGGTGATGCGGTTGTGTACATTGTCGCTCCCGCACTAGACTGAGTACTCTTTGCGAGTTTTGTAATAGCATTACTTTCTGCATGTAATACTTCAGGCTTGGTTGTCAACTTATAGCCTCGTGAAGCAAGCATGCTTGGTACAACCTCTTCTACCTCACAGTTGTTAGAAAAACCTCTTGGAGTACCATTGTAGCCGTCGCTAATGATGGTTCCGTCGCGCACAATCAAACAGCCTACCTGCTTGCGCCGCGCTTTTGATAAACGCGACCAAGAGGTGGCCATTTGGATGTATGTTTTATCTAATTCATTCTGATGCGGCATCTTGCTTTTTCCAAACTTGACAACTTTCAAGAGATTTTAAATCTTTAACGTTGATTTGAGTAATCTCTTCTAGCTTGCCGCTACGTTTATAAATTCTATACTTCGCTTTCTTCGCTAGTGTCACAAACGGTAAATCATATCGTATCTTGCCACTGTTTAACATTTTCACCATCTCCTTGCGATTGACGACAACAAAATCATAATTTCTTTCGAAAGCCACAAACTGTGCGTCTCCGTGAATCCACCCATCCTTACCCTCGGCGTTTTTAAACTCAATCCACAACCATTCTTGGCTTTGTTTTTTGTTTTTAATTTTTTTTACATCAAAAAGAATATCAATTGCTTTACCACCTTTACCTTTTGCTTTAAGTACGTGAGTAACATTATTGTATTCATTTCTATATGCTCGCTTGGGGGAATATCCGCGACTAGTCGCAAGATCTTCAAACGAAATCTTCCTTTCTTGACTAGGTAAATCTTCCACTATCTTATTTTGGATGGAGATGATGTTTCTACCACTTTAACTTTTCGTTGATCGGGATCTTTCCACTTTTTAAGTGTTTCAACAAGCTTTTCAGCGCGAACTTGAGCATCTTCTTTAGTCGCATAATTTTTATCTTCAATCCTTCGCGAATTGCGAGTCACTACATATACTGTTTTTTGTTTTAATTCCGTCATGTTTTATTATATTGATTGTACGAGTTTTTTACCAAAATTAGTAATTTTTCTTTCCCCGTCGATTTGTATAAAGTTTTTTCTTAAAAGATAAATTTCATGATCACGCCTTAAGCTCGTTGGACTTAAACCTGTGACCGCAGAAAGCGTTTGTAATTTACAGCTCCCTCTGTCAGCAAGTATCTCTAGGATTTGTTTCTCAGTGCATGTAATGCCATGAGGTAAAATACCAAGCAAGTCAGTTAATTCACTATAATCTGACATTTTAAATGTGTTTTGATTTTCACTTTCACAATACAATGAAATTTCTTTGGCGCGCATAACTGCATTTCGAGCATTGCCGCGAACGGTGAGAGATAAAGCATTCAATGCTTCATCACTAAAGTTTACACCTTCGCAATTTAATTTAATTATATTAGAAAGATTCTCTTTAGAATACTGTTCAAAGTCAACTGTGCTTAGGCGATCTTTTAATGGAGGAAATAGTTTATCGCTTTCTGTTGTTGCAAATATGAATGTCTGCTTGGTGAAATCAAATGTAAATGTTTGATCATCGTATACAAATTCCTTGGTGTGTGTTTTCTCGGTGTTAAAAATAGTAAGAAAAGCCATTGTGAGATCTTTGGGAAGCGCATGCGCTTCATCAAAAAGAATGGTGATTTCGTTGTTCATAACCAAAGGAATGAAAATCTGCTCAAAAAACTGAGCGTTGTTCTTGATGGTCGAGCAATTAAGCTCTAAGAATGGACGCTTGCTTCCATCTTTATTCTTGAGGTTTTTAGCAAACTCTTTTGCAAACAATGTTTTACCAAGACCTTTAGCTCCAACCAAGTTTAAAAATGGACAAACACTTGTTGCTTGATACGCTTTAAGATAAAAATTGAGCTTCTTCTTTACGTTGTCTTGCCCAATTAAATGTGAAAAATAATTATTCATTGTCAAAGTCTGTAACGGCGTATTCAATTTTGTCTTCGACTGATTGAATTTCAGAGAAGTCTGCAGAAGTTGTTTTTCCAGAAAGATAGTTTGCGTAAAGTCTTCCCTTTACCCAATCTTCACTAACAGGAATAGAAGTTACTTCTTGCGCTGCAAGATCAAGGATCTCTTGAATAGACAAGGTCACAATAGAGGAACCGCCTTTGCCACTATTGCGGCGTTTGCGGGGAGTACCATCTTTGTTTAATGCGATTTTCTTCATATGAGACTATTATCTCATAATCTGAAGATTTAGTCAAGAAAAAAAACTAAGAATCTATATCAGATTCAAATTCTATGTTGCCTTGGTTTGCTAACTCTACAACTTTTTCTTGCAATGCCCCAATAATTGTGATCGTATTTATATCGTACTCGTCAACGTAGCGATAAATTAAATTTTCTAAATCCATTCGAAATGAATCTGTCTGTTCGTCGTAATCTTTTGGGCCAGAGATAAACAATTCGTCGTCATCTTTTTTATTCATAAGTACTTTATATACACTTCAAATAATTCAAATGCACGTTTTACTTTTTGTTCTCTCTGACGTTTTCGTGTTGGAGATTTTAAAATTGTGTTGGTTTGTTTTACTTTAAAACCAAATGCCATTTCATCTAAAATGGTTCGCCACTCTTGTTCTGTAAGGTTTGCGGGGCGATCTTTTTTTAACCTTTTCTTTTTAAGAGCTATTTTCTCGAGAACAAGTTGTTGTACTGTTTTTTCTTTATTTTTTTTCTTAAAAGGATTAAGTGATTTTAACTTGTCTATTATTTTCATGCTTGCCAGAAGTTTTCTATTGCTTGTTGTGTTGGTTCGATTAGACTATGTAATTGACAGCAAAAATCATTTTCACTTGTCCAGTCCATTGTGTTTTGTAACATATATATGTATCTTACACCTTCTGCTTTACCAAAGTCATAAAAACAACATTGCATTTCGCGGTGATTATCTTTAATCAATTCCGCAATCAAGAAAGGGGTTGTAGCTTCTATACCTTGAGTTAATACATCATAAAACAATTGTCCATGATCTGTATTTGTTTCAAAATATATATTTGATATGTTTGTGCCATTTGCTGCTACTCCTACCATCAACATTTTATCCACAAAATATTCTTGGAATGTTTCTAGCTTGTCATAAAAATTAAGCTGAGAACTTTTTTCAAATATGTATTTGTGTGTGGGAGAAACAAGCATTTTAAATGGTGGACGCGGTGGTAGTCGAAACCACGTCTTTAAATCTTCAAAAATATACATCTACAAGTTTAGTTTATTTTTTTTATAGTTACGATATAAACATCCAACTAATTGTTTCAATTATTTACAGTTTGTGATACAAATAAACTTTTTCTGTTTTGCAGATGGTTGACCCCTCTCCTACCGTATCTGCGTCTGATAGGGAGGGGTAGCAGAACTAAGCTGCTAGGGCCAATTTCTCAGCTACTGGGCTGAAAGCTTGGACACGATTTTTATTCTTGCCATGTACAAGTTTGTGCCTTTTAACGAAGCCTGGCACCTCTTCGACTTGCAATATACGAATTCAATTTAAATCAAATCCAGTACGCGCCCAAAAATGTGAAAGAACAATTATTTGCCACTATTCTTACCAAGATCGGCGAGACCTTGACCGAGAACATAAGCGACAATAGGAGTTACAATCTGCATCATCGTGTCTTGAGTAAGACCTAATCCCCATATGTGATTAATAATGGGCACTCCAGCTGCTACTGCGGCAGCCCAAAACTTTTTGCTGTGCCAAAATGGTTTTTCCATAATATTTTATATTAAAAAGTTAGAACAACTCTTCAGGAATATCCTCATTCGCTGCAGCGCTAGCTTTTTGTTCGGCAGAAGAAGCTACTTCTTCTGCGGCTTGAGTTGCAACTTGTTCGACGTTAGTCTTTGCTTGCACTTGATCTTCTGATCTATAGATCACATAATCTGGAGCCTTTTCATTCTTTTCTTTACCTTTGTTTGTAAAGACAACAACTTTAACAGGCTCTGTTACTCCCGGCATTGTTTCGACATTAATAGTTCCTGATAGGTATTTTTGATTTTTACCACTTCTAACCCAAAGGGCGCCAAGTTCTCTGTTTTTCCAATCTGATTGCTTTTCTGTTTGTTTTTCTGTGTTTTCCATAATTATTTATTGTTGTATAAGTTTTGAAGTTCTTGTATAAATAGAGGTTTTGCCCCTTTGCTTAATTTGTTGTATTGTTTTTTTGCGCGAGAGTATACTCGCTTACTAGTTTCATCTGACAGTTTCGGGTCATAGTTTAATATGTTTCGAATTTGTTTTGCTGATTTACTGTTCATGGGATTGATTATAGTATAAATTTAAAAGAATGTCAAGTATTAATTTTTAAAAATAGAGTTCTTCCAATCGAAGCATCCAAAATATATCTTTTGATGAAGATTATTACTGGTATAGCCCTTTGTTATAAAGTCTGAATTTGAATCAAAGCAATGAATTCCTAAAGCTTCATTCTGACCTTCGGGAGCTTGAGGTAGCAACAAACTTTTCATAAGTTTCTGGCAATAATTTTTTGATTCTTTTATATCTTTGTTTGATCTGTTCACTAGTGGATAAATT